AAAAACATAAATTAAAATAAAGTATTTGTTATAATTAAATATATATATATATTCAACTATAACAAATTCATCTGTTGATATTTAATATATATAATCATATGCTATTAATGTTTATGTATTTTATTGCTTCATAAAACCATAGTGGAAACATATGTCTATTTTGCGATATTAGATTTCTAAATGCTAAATCTAATATAAATGTATATGCCCAATCTTCCTCAGATCGTATTGATCTACCAGCACCCTGTATGATCTTTATAACTGTTTGTCGTGCATACCATGCTTGACTTTGTTTCAATTTTTCTTTTACCCATCTATCACCGAGATACGGGTAAGGTACTTTTGGAAAGAATTGAAATCTCGATAAATCACCAACTAAATCAATGCCTTCAGTCATCCTTGGTGAAACTAATATTGTATTATCAGATTTTCGTAATAATGTATTCACATCAAGTAATTCATCACCATTGGGTATTATCATTCTACTTTTATGTTTAGAATGTTCAATTATTTTCTGTGCATTTTTATATGATACACTATGTATTATACCCCTACTCTCACCTTTATCATTTTCCATTTTATCCAACAATTTATCTATCATTTTTACAAAATCTGGAAATAATGCATCTATATTCTTACTATTCAATGGTCCAAGATTAAATGAATATATCCCTCTATTCTCAATTGGTATTGGAGATGATATAGATATCCCTTTGAATTCATCTTCCATTATACCCAATTCTCTACAAAATTCTTTATGGCCACATATAGTTGCACTCATAAATATCATATTTTTAGGAACTTTAGTAAATGCTTCAGATATTTCTGATAAATCAAGTGGCTTTAATACTAATCTATTATCATTACATTCTGATATTATCCATCTTGCTTCGCTTGATATGAAATCATTTATTTTTTCGTAGAGATTATCTGCTCTTCTGTATAAACTCGATAATTTGTTTAATCTTGTTTGAACAATATGATCGATCTTATTACTTTGAGCTATTTCTATTTTATCTTTTATTCCTTTTATTAATTTTTCTGTATGATTAGCAATATCTAATAATTCATCTGCTAATAATATTAATATAGTTTTATCTGCTTCATCCTGCAATGATTTAATACCAAATACACTATCTATAGTATCGTCAATATCATCGTCCGTATAATCACGTATATCCATACTGTTTGCAGTTTTTAATATACTGCTTAAATTCATTTTAGATATTGTGACTGCTATAACTGAACATAAAATATTTTCTAAATTATGAGCTTCATCACATATTAATAATGTTGGAGCAAATTCTCTTGAATGCAAATAATAGTAGTAATTCAATATTCCTATTTTAGAATCCATAAATCTCTTTTTATCGACTCTGTAATTACATTCAATAAAGTATTGACATTTATCTTTTAAGCATAATGGTGATCCATAATACATTTCTTCATTTATTGCATCATATTGGCCTATTTCTGCATACAAATTACAAGAATAGTTTGAAGCAGACCATATTCGTCTAACGTCATCAAATTCATTAATATATTGTTGTTGCAAATTTTTCGTAGATGTACATATGATAATAGGTGGTCCATAAGAACCATTCATTTTCATATTACCATTACTTGTATCATTTAACATAAATTTTGCAACAGTATAACCAACTCCAGATTTACCCAATCCAGTTGAAGCTTCAAGAACATAAAATTTATAACCATCTTCAAATTGTTCGAGTATATCAATAATACACTCTTTCTGGTTATCTCTATATGATTCAAATGGGAAAAAGCTATCTATGTCCATTCGAATAACCCTCCGTGGATATGCAGATACTTAATATCCAAGCTTGTTATATTACCATCTTCATCATGTTCAACATCTCCAACTGGCAATATATCGTAATCAATATTTTTCATGCGATCATCTATTTCTTTTGCTGTTTGTCCTACTGTTATCGCAGAACGTATAAATTCCACATCAATTAATATTTTTCGATCTTTAACTTTAAATCCAACGAGTTTTCCAGCAACAACATCTTCTTTAACATATTCTGTATCTGGATTTGAAGGATCACCGTGAGTTGTATCACCGAGTATATATGGATTTATAGATTTTATAAATTTACCCAAAGCATCATATAAAATCTTACACGCTTCTTTTGTTTCTGGAACTATACCAAATGGAATGTTTGTCATTATTCTTCCCATACCATACACCTCCCTCTTAAACTGTTAATATTTCATTCGCCTCAACAGTATCTCTTAATGTATGTGAAATTAACAAAACAATATAATCATTAGATAATGTATTCAACATATTTATCACAATGTCAACATTTTTTGGATCTAATGCGTCTAAAATTTCATCCATTATGATTATATTGAAATGTGTATTTGTCATGTGTTCAAGAAGATGTCGTAATGATAATAATGTTATGATATCAATTAATCGACCTTCGCCTCCAGAAAAACAATCCCTTGAATCTGTTAAATGTTCAGTATGAATACAATTAACCGAAAATTTATTTCTCATTTCTCCAGATTTTAATTGACTTTGGGAACTAAATCTTACTCTTAAATTATCAGTCATTTCAGATAATTCAGACGCACGAGAATTAATGATAGGTATAGATTCATCGAGAAGAACAGCTTTAATTCCAGTAGATGAAAATGCATTTTTCCAGAATTTCAATATTTCTATATCCGTCTTTATCTTATTCAACTCTTGATTGTTAATATCTATTTTAGTCGATATATTCAATATAGAAGATTGTATATTTTTAACAGATTCATCATATTTTTCTTTATTTAATTTTCTATTTTCATTCATTATTCTGAGTCTGGCTTCATACATTTCGATTTCTTTAACGCATTCATTAAAATTATTTGCTAATTGATTTAATAAATCAAGAGTTGTGGTTAATTCTAAAATTATAGATCCAACTACTTCAATTCTATCATTTATATCATTAATTTCATCATTATGTCTTTTTGTTTCTCTATCTATCAGATCATTCAATTTATTTTTGTATTTATTTTCTAATGTTAATTCTATTTTAGTTTTATCATTATTTAAATCAGATAATTTATTATTTAATGCTTCTCTATCTCTCTGATATTCAGTTGTTATATTATCTAATCTATATATTAGAGAATGTTTAACATTTACTTTCCAATCTTCAAGCAGTTCCATCTTTTCAGATTTTGATTTGTTTATATTATCCATATTTTGAGATTCTTTATCTATTTCTTTTCCATAATTTTCAGATGAACTTTCGATATTATCAAGATTTTGTTTCAATCTTTTAAGTTCTGTTTTCATATTATTTACTTCAGATAATATTTGAGATTTACTATATTCATCAGATAAATTTTGACCACATGCATAACACGTTGGATCATCTTTATTCAATCCATCAGTCATAGTTTTTAATCTATCATTTACGGTTTTCATCGATTCCATTATCTCAACTTTTTTATCTGATAAATTAGATAATTCCATTGAATATGTCTGAAGTCGTTCTCTAACAGGTTCTACTTGTCTATTAAATTCTTCATCTATATTTGATTTATCAAATAGATATTTAGATTTAGCTTTTTGATTTTCATTTTCGATACCAGATCTATTATTATTAAATGAGATATCAAGATTTGATAATTTATTATTCAATTGATTTATTTTATCAGTTATATCTCTTAATTGTCGATTTAACTCATTATTTTTATCTGATTCTATTTTCTGACGTATAAGATTTATATCTTGATTATATTCCCTTTGTTTACTCTCTATTTTGTTTTTAAGAGTTGTATGATCTATTTCATATTGGGTTAACTGTCGTTTTATATCTTTAATATCATGAGTTTTTAATTCGGCTTCAAATTTTGATTTTTTATCTAATAATTGTTTTATTTCTTTATTTATATCTTCTACCGATTTGTCATGATTATCTTTTTCTGATTGTTCAGATTTACGAATATTTTCTAATTCTGCATTTCTGGTATTTAAATATTTTTCATTAAATTCTATTTCAGATGATATAGTTGGTATTTTATTCTTACTTAATTCATCTTCTTTATTTTTTATAGATTGTCTATATTCTTCATATGCATCCAAATTTAACATCATATCAAAAATCTTTTTCTGATTTCCATCTGTTTCTTCAGTAAAAGATTTCTTTATAAACTGAGAGAACATTAAACAGTTTATAAATATATTAAATGGCATTAATATGTCTTCAATAGATACATCAACTGGAGTTTTACCATTATCTTTATATATTAAGAATTCATTTTTATAAACTTTATGTTTTCTGTATCGTTCTACTCTATATTCATCGTCATCTATACTAAACGTCAATTTAACATATGTATTTTTACCACTTCTTATTCGTATTACATCATCTGCTTTTATATTCTTGGTTGTTTTGCCATATAGTGCATATACTATACCATCACAACATAATGTTGTTTTTCCTTGCCCATTATTCCCTTGAACAATAACGAATCTATTCGGTGTAAATTCGAAATCTATATGTTCGAAACATTTGAAATTATGCATTTCTATTTTTTTGAATATTACTTGTCTCATTATTGATTACCCCCTATAGCTTTTAATCCAACTTTCATGTATTTTTTTCTATCCCGCTCTGGAACATTTTCTATTTCAAGCCATTTTTTCATTTGATCTTTAATTTGCATATTAGATGTTATTCCACGTATTTCGTATTCTTCTTCATATTCATCTAATAATACAATATCTTCTTTAGAAGTATCCAATTCTTTTGGAACTTCTTTGAGTTTATTTCTAACGATTACATGATGCCCCTCTTTTTTCCTCTTTTCTATATTTTCCAACATTGTCTTAAGATTACTCTTTGATGATTCATCAATTATAAAATTATAATACTTCCTATACCCTTTTGTTTCCACACTTTCTACTGATAAATCATCTGGATCTATAACGAGAAATCTTTTTGTTTCTCCATGCTCATCACGACGAAGTGGTATAGGGGAACCAACATAATATAATTTAGTAGTATCATTTTCTATTTTCTGAGGAGTATGATAATGACCAAGTAATACTAATTTAAATTTTGATAAATCGCCCATCGATATATTAGTTTTTAATGATATTCCAGATGCTAAATGTGCATCTGATAAACCAAAATGAGATATTAATATATCTGCTGGTGATGAATTTTCTATATGATTTATAATATTTTTAGAATGTGGAATATACATTATATTATCAGTGAAGAATGGTTCAGTTATAGATGAAACATTTCCGTAACCACTTAACAAATTTATAGAAGATTCATTTTCAACATTCGATCCAATGTCATGATTCCCATGAAGTAACACAAAATGTATACTTCTATACTTAAGTAGCACTTTACGTCTAAAATAATCAAAAGCTCTTGTATGAATGGTATTTTTAAGATCATTTATATCACCACCTATTACTAACTTTGGAATATCGTTATTTAAAGCATAATTACACATATGATCGATTGTATCAATTGTTTCTATTAATCTAAGTGGTATACCATCATCATTACTTTTTTTATCATTCCACATCTTTAAATGGATATCTGCTGTGAAAATGAATTTTTCTCTGGTTGACGAATTCATAAGGTATGTCCTTTTTGATTATTTAAAAAAATTTAAATTAATTAATATTTTTGAGTGTTTTGCAAAAGTACGAGATATTCTCCACTCTTGCAAAACGCTCAGTCATATATTTTTTATCGTTTCGATTCAATTATTTCAATGTTTAAATCCCGATATTCTTCATCTGGATTTTTGAAAATAACAATTGGTTTATAATGTGATTTGAATCTTGTTGCCAGCGAAGCAAGAGTAAGATCGACAGTTAACGATCTATAAAATCTTGCAAATGTATATTTGTGATCTTCTCCTGCTTCATTGTATGATGAAGCAATGGCATCAAGTTTATCATATATCAGATATGGATCTTTATCCAACTTGATTTTTCTCTTGACCAATTTCGGTTTCCCCGAATTCTTGCGTTCGAAAATAGGAACCATTTCTTCCGATGTCTTCTCGCTAAGAGCAGCTTTCATTGCTCTCATAAACGATTTATGTTTTCCTTCTTTTCTCACGAAATGATCTTCGAGAGATGTAATTGCAATTCCCGAAGATACAATGTTTTCACTTTTATCATACATTACACATATCATGCCGAATGTACCAATGATATCACATCGCATATCATAAAATTTGATTTTTTCAACACCAGCCTCATTTCTTAGTTTTCTCTTTTGGGGAGATTCTTTTTCTGAGTGTTCCATTAAAATACTCCTTTCTAATAAAAATTAATTAACATAACAAATCCGTTGCGTAAAAAATTTACACAACAATTACTTATTACTATTTAATATATATGATTAATTTCCGTTACCGTTTTCTTCATATTTTACTCTTTTATGATGCTCACTCTTCATTTCTTCAATCATGATTTCTCTTAATTTTCTTTGTTGATAAAATGACATAGTTACATAATCGAATTGCTCATCTGCAACTATTTCATTAAATATTTCATCAAATAATGTTTCGTGATCATATTCTGAAGAACTAAATTCAGATTTAAATCTTGCTTCTACTGTGTCACAAAGCATTAAAAGACCAGCTTCGATTGATCGTGGTCTTTGTGTTTTATATCTGTAATCATCTTCATTTTTGCTCTTACTACGATCATAAAATATTTTCAATAATCTCGTCCCATGATGTTGACAACACCACTGTATAACATCTCTTGGTATATTATTATCTGGAAGAAGAATTATTGCTGTATCTGATACATGAGTTGTTATTATCTTTTTTGACATCCACGGATCAAGCGTATCATGGGGATTCTTATCATCTTCTCTTTGATTTTCGCTGAAATATTTTGGATCGACTGTTTTACCAATATCATGATACATTCCAGCTATTTCCAATTTGTGAGTATCGAGTTTAAACTCATTACCAAGTGTTATTAATAAAGACGATACTTTTTTACAATGAGCATGAGTTCCTGGTGCCTTTTCTTTCAATTTTATCATCAATGGATATTGTGGATCTAAAACATCTGTTGATGATGGATTTTCATTTAATTCATTCATGATTTCTCCTTTTTATCTTAAATGAAAAAATTGATGTTGGTTAACTTAATAATTATTCTGTTAAAATCATAGATAAGTATAGTTGAAAGAATATTTTTTGTAAATGTACTGACTGGATTTATATAATATGCAAATATATCGGAATGTATAGCTTTACTGGATATATACTTTTCATTTTTATATGTATATCTATGTTGCAATTTTTCTAAATATTCTCTATATGGTAATATATAACCATTAACACAAATATATGTATAAAAGTTTCGTGGGTCATGTATAGATGGTGCCAATAATCTATTATTATTATAATTTATATGAATTGATCTATTCATAACATCAAAATCAATTTTATCTATAGTTGCACCATGCTTAATTAGATACTTTTTAACTTCTCTTTCAAAATTTTTATGATTTTCTTCTATAAATTTAGTATCAATTTTTCGTTCATCAAATATAAATTTAAATCTTAATCTTATATTATTTATATCTTTTTGGATTATATTATTAGTTTCATCTATAACCCTTCTTATATTCAAATAACTCATCATAATATATATCCTTTCTCTGACAAGACATCATATATCTTTTCTACTCCAATATATAGATCATAATTCAATGTATAATCAAAAACTAAACCATTATTTCCACTTAAATGACCATCAAAAAATTCTCCTAATTCATTCTTATATACATATATATTTGTAAATTTAAATTCGGTTGGTTTAAATTTATTTATCATAGATTTAAAATAATGATAATCTATAAATATACCAAATTTTATATTTAATGCACTATATAAATTTGATGGAATTATATAAATGTTTTTTACTAATGGTTTAGAACCAAATGATATTCTATAATCTATATATTTAATATTATTCCTATTATACTTTCTTAAATATTCAGTAACATATTTTCTTATTTTTTCATGTAATTTAACTTTACCATTAAAAGTGTATTTTTTATCACTATATTTATCATTAATATAGTCTAATAATTCATCATATTTTTTGAAAAATATTTCATCTTGTATTAATTTCGATAAATTCATAACATAAATCCTCTACTATTAATGATATCAAATATTCTAATAAATTTTGAAAAAATAGGGCAAATATTAAAAGTTATTGTCTTTCTTTTAGAATCTGGATGAAATGCTACAAATACCATAATATTTTCATAAATATAATACTCCATATTAAATATATCTGTCGTTATACTATTTTCCATAATTATATTATATTTATTTTTATTAAATTCATCTGATGATAAAAATATTCCATTCGATAAGATAAATGTATATAAATTTAATGGTTTTGGAATATAGACTTGATCACACTCAAGTTTAATACTATTAAATTTTTCAAATTGTATATATTTTAAATCCAATATATCATTATATTTAATATTCAACTCTTCTAAAAAGAATTTTTTTAATTCATCATTTAAAAATGTAGTAAGATATTCACCACGTTTAAAATACTCATCAAAATTTCCATCTTTTCTTAATCTTTCTAAAAAATTAGTTTCACATAAAATATTAGTTAGTGAAACTAATTTGTATTTTCCTTGATTTTCAATAAATTTAATTATTCCAATTCTATTATCAACATAAGTATCCTTTAATAATTTTGATATGATTTCATTCATATAATCACCTATAAAACAAAAAACGGTTTATATGAATAAGATCATATAAACCGTTCATATTCAAAAATTATTGATATTTATTGATTTATTTGTGGAACCATATCATTCGGAACTATTAAGTTACCATAACAATATATTTTATATTCAACATTATCAGTTTCAGTTTCGAGAACCATTATTAATGAATCGATACATGTCATACCATCTCTCGAAAACCTATTTGCTTCTGTGAATGTTGATAATTTATAACATTTTACACTTATTTCATCAAATCCAAGTATGAATGGATCAAGTGGGAATACAGTTGTTCCAGTTGTTTCTATATCCAAATCAATAGTTAATATTTTGCCGATTGTTGATGCAGAAGCATCTCCCACTGGACATACAATTAGATCACATTTATCACCAGTGAATTCAAGTTGTAAAAATGTTGAATCTAATCCCCTTCCTAATGCATCCATTCTATTGATGAGAAATCTTTGTATCTCTACTTCAAATATTGGTTGATTTGGATCGAATACAATATATCTATTATCTCTATCAGTTTCTGATATAAATCTATTGTTTAAATATTCTTTTACTGGATTAATAAATACTATTTGAGAATAATCATCTTTAAACGTATGTTTAGTTTCAGTTATTTCAAGATCCATATCTACTTTTTGTTTCTTGAATGGATCTAACAGATCTACTTTACCCTGCAATGATATCATATCTATAGATATATTTCCTATTATATTTGATAAATCAATATTAAATATTGCAGTTTTTGAATTAGTATGTTGACATATTTCACCATTTATTATTTCCACATCATGGCACACTTTTGCTAATCTACTAAAAGTGTTAAGTAAACATGACACTTTCTCAGATTCTAAATGAATGCTAATTGGTCCTTCTTGTCTGTCTCCAACTAAATTAGTCAAGTTTTCATCTGTCATTTTATTTTCCCTTTTTTAATTTACTATCATTTCTTTAACAGGCCAATTTCTTTCTTCATACGTCATTTTTCTCTTGGTATAACTTCTTTCAAACCAAGTGGTATTTTTTATAATCTTTGGATCATAATCTGGACTATATTTTGGTACTCTAACAACTGGACCACCTGTATCAACAAGATCAAATACGAGTGGATTCTTCTTTATATTTTTTCCATGTTCATTCAGTATAACTCTTTGAACTCTACCAATTGCTTGATCTATATTACCTGTTGGTGTTGACATTATAAAGCATGTAAACTCATCTCTACTATTTCCATCTCTCCCACCAGCATATGTTGCAAATACAATTTTCTTCTCATAAAATGCAACATCCAAATCATCAGTATCAGATACTTTTAATCTTTCTTTTTTGGTAGAAGTTGGTACAAATAGACCAATATCTTTATTGTCAGCATTACATTTATCAGCAAGTGTAATCAAACAATCTTTTGTTTTTCCAAGTATAAGTGTTGGTCTATTATTATCATATGCTTCATTAATAAGATATATTGTATTATTTATATAATGATCTATCTTATGCATTTGTTTATAATATCGTGATAATATAAATTTACCTCCCCAGGATAAATATTTCTTATATCTATCATATATTCCAAAATTAAATTTAACTGCATAAATAAATGGATCAAGTCGCTCATCTGCTTCTTGTGGGAAATATTTAACATCTCCAAGATAATAACATATAATATCGTCTTGTCCATCTTCACGAGTAGGAGTAGCAGATAATCCATATAAACGATGACATGTCAAATGAAGAACAGCTTTAGAAAATTGTTCTGGTCCAACCCCAACATGACATTCATCAACTACTCCAACACCAATATCTGAATTCTTCAATGCATTTAAAAAATCTAATTTTTCTTTATTTACAGCAGTATATATTACATGTGGAGTAGATAGTATTATTTTTTTATTTAATACTTTTTCATAATTTGTAGATGATAATCTCCCTATATCATCTTCTTTAAGATCAGTAAATTTAAGAAACTCATTTTCCCATTGTTTCAATAATTTATCTTTATGAGCAAATATAATTGCTTTTCTTTTTATTTTAGATATAGCTGCAATAGTTATGACTGTTTTGCCAGAACCAGGTTCTAATTGAAGTACGCCTTTTGTGTTTGCTACTAAAAAATTAATAGCTTTTTCTTGTCTCTTATTTCTTGGAACAATTTTCGAATTTATATCAATCTTTTCGCCTTTTATAGTGAAGTCAACAATTGGTTCAGAAGTGATGGGATAATTTCGAGGTATAAGTATATTATTGCTATCATATTCTGCATAAAATTTTATTCTTGAAACTGAATTATCCCACCCCTGAATTGTTCTATCAAGATCGCTTCTTATTTGCTCAAAACGATTATGATTTCTTGGTAATAATATCCCCCCTATTTTATCCAACATAACGTCTTCCTTTTTTATTCAAAATTATCACCCTGTACACCAGTTTCTATCATCATTTTTATTTCTTTAGCTTTTTTAGTTATATCAAGTCCATAAAACTTATAATCATTATTTTCTATTGCTTTATTTGCACCATGATAAAATGATAATGCAGAATCATAACTTAAATAGTTACCCATTGCAGTAATATGCTCTATAACCATATTTAATATATTGATTAATCCAAGTTCTTCATCATGAATCATCATGATTTTAGGTTCATTGTCTATTTTCATTATCAACCCTTTTTAATTTTATGAATCATCGTCCATTTCAGGAACATATATATACCTATCAGATATATATGAATTTCTATAATCAGACATTAAAATATCATTATATTCTAAATCAACATATGATTCTGTAGTTTCCCATAATCTCAATTTATATAATCCCTTTAACAATGCTTCTTTTTCTAATACCAACCATATATAAAGAATAATATTTTCAGCAGTTGGATTAACATCTTTTAAAATTTGATTAACATAAGAATGATCAAATCTATCTACTATATATTTATTTACTTTATCTTTTAATTTTCCAAAATCTATAGTAAATCCATAATAATCTTTTGGTAATCTTAATGTAACTTCTAATTTATAATCATGACCATGAACATACATACATTTTCCATTATATCCATATAAATTATGCGACGAACAGAATCTAAATATTTTTGTTATATTCATATATGTATCTGGTATAATATGATCATTACATAATGGTATATAATCTGTAACTAAACCAATATCATCAGATTCATTATTATGTAGTTTACCAAATTCTTCTCTTCTATTTCCACAATAAAAACATATATGCTCTCGTTCATTTTGATTATGATAAAATTCTGCAATTGATGATAACTGACGAATTGATGTATAGCCGTTTATTTTTTTATTTGAATCTACATATTCAGATATAAATGTGAATAATTTTTCATCATTTTCTGGTAAATTTGAATCGATATTATAATCAGTTATTAAGTCTAATGATTTTCCCATTGTTTTGATATCAAATATATTGCCATATAAATTATATATTTTTCTATTTGGCATTAATTTCATTATTCGCCATTTTATAAGATTTAATAAATCATCAGTACCTTTTATTCTAACATTATAAGAATTATACATGTATTTATTAACTTCAAATTTTATTTCAGATATACCATATGACGTATTCTTAATAATAGTATCCAATTTATTTATTGTATCTTTTAAAATATCAATACTAATTCTACCAAGTGATATACTTCTTATTAAATCGTTAAATGTATTAAACGTTTCTAATTTTTTTGACATTTTGAAGTTCTCCTATAATCAAGTTATAATATCATTATATATTTTTACACATTCATTATTTATATTTTTTAATTTTGACTCATTATCTTTAACTTTATTTTCTAATTCATGTATATCTAATTCAACAGTTAATAATTTCTTTATCTTATATTTATTTATTATATTTTCTATATCTTCTCTACTTTCATATATTTTATGAGATATATCATCGATATATTCATCTTTCCAGCCAGTTTCAGAAAGATGACTAATATATGGTCTTATTTTACCAACTATATTTAACTCTTTTATTTTTTTATTTAGTGATTCTATTTGTAAGTTATGATATTTCTCTTTAGCAGCTTTAAAATGATTATATGCAGATAATAGAAAATCATCTACGCCTATACTTTTGACAGTATCATCTTCAACAACCATTATATTGTATGACCGTGTGAATGTAAGAGCATTATCTACAGCATCCACCATTTGATCAAACATTTTTTTCTTATTTCTTTTTCTGGTAACACTGATTCTGATACGAGGTGGCTTTTCAGTATATATATCTAAATCTTCATAATCATCTTCTTTTTCATCACCAGTTTCATCAACAAATGAGATATTACCATCACTTGCAAGATTATATTTTTTATATCTATCTATTTTATTCCATATCTTCTCAAAAGATGTTCTATTATCAAACCCTTTAACCATCACATCAAAATTCTTATTATCATTATAATACTCTCCCTTAAATTCTATTTTAGCTGAACCGTCTTTAAGAAGTTTCTTATATAATTTATCATCTGATATTGCTATGCATCCAGGGAGACTTGGTTTTATAAATATATCCTCCTTCGATTCACCAATAAGAAATAATAATCTTTTTACTAAATCTTCTATTTTGTATGTTGGTAAATCTACTTTGAAACCAAAGGCTATCGTGTTTAAATCAAACTTTGATATGAGACATAATGGAATTGTTGTTGGAAGAGAAATCGGTTCCTCTTCACCATCGAGTTCACCATCTATCCAATCAACATAATCAATATATTCAAATGCTATTTTTTCAATAAATGGATTCGATTTAACACTTGTATATCTTGGAGCAGCAGCATTTGTCTTCTCAATTCCCATAGAAAGTCCCCACTGCCCCGATCCATGAACCAACCCGTTGGACACTAATGTTTGTATTGGAACTTCTGCCAGAGCATATGGGTGGAGTCTGGCAGAAGTATTACCAAGTATTTTAACCGTTTTTTCAAACTTATTTTTAGCTGATCTATGAACCGTCAATAATAATCTTCTGTGAATTGGGATTAATCCATCGAGAATAGATGGTATCATTTTTGAAGTATTCACATATTTTGCATAGCTATAGTATAACGATTTTATAATAGTATCCAATATGTACACCTCCTAAATCTTCCCTGCTTTGACGAGATCAATTACTTTTAAGCAAGTTTCTTTCCCAAATTTGGATATATGGCAATCTTTATAGGGTATATCGAGCAATTTAGACAAGTTTAAATATACTCGCGTTCTTGACATAATACCATTTTTCCAAATAAGATCTAAGTAGTTATGAGTTTCTACTCTTAATTTTTTTAATTCTGTATCGTTTATTGGTTTTCCTCTTGGTTCTCCGTATCTATCAGCACTTATACTTGATTTACATTTTGGATACTTTAAACATCCATAATACCAACCAAATCTACCATGTTTTAAAACCATATCGGATGAACAGTGAGGACAAGTTATAATCTTCACTTCTCTTATAGTAGCTGTTTCCATATTAATTACCTTTTACTCACATAAATAATATATTTCCTTTCTTATATTATAATATTAAGCCTTTACTATTAATTATTGAATATATCCCATGCGCATTCATATTAGTTCTATTAACATTAGGATAAAACGAAGAATATAATGGTTCACCATGTTCAACTTTAAAAACTATAATAAATGCATCATTTTCATATATAAAACCAAGTTCACGATGATCATCGAATACAAAGTTATCATTTTTTGTTTCTTTTCTAATATGTTTAGAAAATTCTGCATAATTTCCAGGTACACCACAAAGTAGTACAAATGTATATGGGTCATTAAGGATTATAAAATCTAATAAATATAACGAATCTTTAAAGTGTCGGATAAATATAGATGGATCTGCCATCACACCTCTACAATAAATAAAATCACCACATGATTTTTCATTTATTAATTCGTATAGTTTTTTAGTTACATATACAAGTTGTTCAATTATTAATTCATTTCTGCTATTTGGAAAATCTTTACTGTATGGATCGATACATTTTCCAAATTTTTCTACATATTTTCTCGATGCTTTGTTTATGATGTTGTGCAACTCAGATAACAAATAATTCGATATTAATACTTCCATTAAATCCAATTTATCTTCATTTATATAATTATACCTCTACTATTAATATTCTTATATATCCAATTTATATTTATACGAGAAACATCCATTTTTAAATCAAATATTAATTTAATATAATCAGAATGGTGAAAATCATAATCGATATTAAATAATTCATGTTTATATCTATTTCCGCCATGTATAACATTTGAATATAATGATTTACGATTTATATAGTTTTGATAAAATATAGTATAAGTTGTAGATATTCCGCATAATAATATAACAGTATATATATCATTAGCTTTTATATGATCAAACACACATTTTTCATCTACTTTTGATATAAACACATCTGGTGATATCATTACACCTTTACAAAATTCAAAACAATTTTTAGAATTTTTATATATTAAATAATATAATTTATTTGTTAAATTTAATATTGTATCAAGCAATAATTTATTATTATATTCTTTATATTTATGGTATTCTCTTCTATAAGGATTAGCATTTAATTTACTATAATATTCATCGTATGTTAATTTTATCAATTCCATTAATTCAGATAACATATATTTTCTCAATAAAATTTCTGCTCTATCTTTATCCATATAATCATTTACTTATATATTTAATCTTCTTCTATTTTCCATTCTCCCATAGCTAATTTCCGTTTCTCAGAACTTAATGTTAATAAATCGGTTATTTTATCAATATTACTGGTCCATGTTACTTTTCTTATTTTTCTCGTATTCTTATCCAGTATAAGTCGTTTCAAATCTTTTGGTAAGAATTCTCCTAATCCTTTAAATCTATATATCTTTTCTCCTTTATTTGATGCTTCTTTTCTTTCATTTGTTGTCCAAATTGGAACCAATTTTTTATTTCTACGAACACCATATAATGGAATAATACAAATATAAAGATTTCCATTTTTGATAATATCTGGAGTCAATTTTGCAAAAAGAGCAATAAGAAGAACTGTAATGAATCGACCAGCAGGATCAGCGTCTGCTGCTAATAATATTTTATCATATCGTAATTTTTTAATATTACAATTATCAAGTATTCCAGTTCCAACAGCATTCACTATATCTTTTATTTCTTTATTTTTTATTAATTCATCTGTTTTCTTCATCATTGCATTTGGTATTACACCACGAAGAGGGAGTATGGCATGATGTTTTTTATCTCTTACTTGAATAAGACCACCTATTGCAGAATCACCCTCCCCGATTATCAATTCAGAATTCTTTCTACTTTTACAATCTGATAATTTAGTGAATTTAGTTGATCCACGTTTTGTACCAGTTCCATTTCCCTTCTCAATTTTCAATGCTCTATTTTGAATTGATTTTCTTCTCAATTCGAATCGTTCTATTAATTTATCTCTTATTTCTTTATTCTTAGAAAAATAATTAAATAATTCTCTATTAAGTATTTTATCCAAAACTGATAAATCACTTTTGGACTCAAGTTTAACTTTAACTTGAGCTTCAAAAGATGTTTTTATTAATTTAAGATCCATGAATATACGAAGATTTGCAAGACAATCTTCTGGAATATATTCTGCTTTATGTTTCTTTCCAATTCGCTCAAATACAGATTTTAATTCATTTGTTAACTTAGTTATATGAACGCCACTATGTACTCGTACTAAATTAACACATGTGAATGATTTTGTAGCAATTGGTGGATGATCATCCCATCCAATTTTAAGAAAACATTCTTCTGGTCCCTTTTTTACAGTAAATTCAAACCATTCAATATTATCTATATGTTTTGTTAGATAATATTTTATAAGATCATTTCTATCTGTATTTATAACAACATCATTTCCATCTACTCGATATACAATTCTAAGTTTTGGATAATTTGAACATGCAATTCTTAATTTTTCTTCAATTACATCTAAATCTACACCAGTATCATTGAAATATTTAGAAGATGGTTTTACAGTTACTTTAGTTGAATATGGTGGATTACCATTATATGTTTCAAACTTTCGTGAATAGTCAGATGTATTCTTAAATGAATATGTTCCACGTTTTCCATCTCTATAAATATCTATTTCAAAATATTCAGATACTGCGTTAACTGCTGTATTTCCAATTCCATGTAATCCACTCGCTATCTTATAAGCAGAATCTTTTTTGTCTTTATTAAATTTACCAGATGAAAAAAGTTTAAGAGAAGTAGAAATGGGTGGATCTTCTTCTTCTGGAAGATCAGGATCAAATGGCATACCTCTACCATTATCTAATACTCTAAATTCTTTATTTTCAGTATCAATAAATACACCAATTATATCACTGTAGCCAGCTTGAACTTCATCAAGAGCATTATCGATTAATTCTTCTGCTAATCTCGTAGCAGTTTCAGTACTTCCTAAATACATACCCGTATTATGACGAATATGATTGATTTCATCCATTACAACTATATCTTCAGTTCCATAAATATCCATAAGCATATACCTTATTACGAATTAATAGAGTGGTGAGTTAAACATCAACGCACCACTCTATATTATATATTATGAGTATAGTGGATTATATTACCACTGAAAATCTTGATTATCTATATTATCAACATTTTCTTGTGGTGGTGTTTGTTGTCCTCCACCACCACTATTTTGTTGTGGTTGATTCTGTTGTCCACCACCTCCACTATAGTTCTGATCATATCCACCATATCCACCACCACTCTGCTGTCCACCTTGACCTCCCTGTTGATTCTGTTGATTTTCTTTATACTTCTTTGCTCTATCAACAGCTTCAAAGCAGTCATGAATAAATGGAAGCATTCGTGCGCCGTTTTCAATATATGATTTAAACAGCAACAATTCTTGCCCTCTCAGCAAGAATGATATGTTTTGTCCTTCACTCTGTGGAGGCAATGTGGTAAGAAGCATACATCCGTTAAGATTGCCTTGAGGGTCTTTTCCAGGAGCGAGAAATAGTCTGGATGGTTGATTTTGTCTGAAATGCGTTACTTTGAATACATTTTTCAGATCTTGTGGTGCTTTTGGATCTGGATCTTCATATGTTCCCTGTAATATTCGATCAAAACTTCTTGTTATTCCTACACATTCTCCGGGTGATAGAGAAAAGAAATTTTTGTTGTTCCAATCAAATACTTTTGCTCCTGCTTGTGGCCTTCCTTGTGCTTGCGGATTCAACGCTCTTGCCATTTCAATTTGAATGTTTCCCTTAACAAGCGTTACTCCAACTTTTAACGACGACATTTTTGGGTTGTAAAATTGCATACGTCTCTCTCCATATATTTTTTAAACTTTTTTAGTAGTGATTTTTCTTAACTAATTTCCATCGAAATAAATTCTTCACATTGTGTAATTCTAATACATGATTCGATGATAGAATAGTCAACATTGGATACTGTCGTATCATTTGTAAATCTATTACTTGAACAACTTCAGGCATATTGAAATCTTCAACTCTTACAGTGAATGGTGTTATTTTTCTTATCCATAAATCTGATAATTGATCACTATTATTTGAATCATCAAGTTGAAAAGGAGGGCAATCTATGAATATAAGTAAGTTTTCAGGTTCATTATATTTAAATATAAAAAACTTTGTCATGAATACTGTATATCCATTATTCACATTTTTGAATTTTATACATTTATCGCAATCATAGAGTTTTGAAAGAAGATTATGTTTTTTGCACGGATTACCTGGAGCACATTGTGTGCATTCTTTATCTCGCCAATCTTCTTCTCTTCTATTTTCAAATTCGCCCATGTATGTAGCCACAAGCTTCTCATTTAATAGTAATTTTGCAAATGCATTATCAAAAATAACTTTTTCCGATACAAAATCATTTAATATTGCCATATAATTTTCCTCAAATAATATTTACTACATTTTTACTATAATAAAATTATCATGTGATTTTTTTTATATTTCATCTATAGATTCTTTGTTTTACAATATAAATGATGATGTTTCAATTAATCATCATTATCAATCTTCTTTTAAATTTTCATCTTTTATTTCGCGTTCAAAGATATCAGATAGACCAATAAGTCCAAATATTGTTTCTGATGCCTCCTTTCTAAAAGTTTTAGATAAACATAATATTGAACCAGTAATTAATAATGGTAATACTAAACCCATGATAATCTCCCAATTTATGTATTTGTCCTATTCGTATTACTTTTCAAATAAAAAATAAAATTTTAAAAAATATTAATAACTGAAAGTGATATGATTCTGCTTATTCTATAATATATAAATCGCAGAATCATATCACCGTTCCAGCTTACTACTATGCGAAGTCCTTGTCGGGATTTTCCGTCGCATGTTGATCTAAATCTTAATTTAGATCAACTTAATTATATCTAATCTTATAAATTAGATATAATCAGTACACTAAATACTTACTCTATAGTACTAACTAATAATATAATTTTTTATTAATATGCCACCCCAATCCACCCACACCGAATACAATGGACTTATTGATGTGCCAAGTCGGTGAGGTTCCGAGTATTTCACGACACGCTTTATAATACGTAGATATGTATGAAATCAGATCTATAACTTAGATCCTATATCTATTATTATAAGCGTGTAACACAATAAATCTTGTTACTTCCTCCTACTCTGTACTCTTCCCACCCATCTCTCCCTAATGAAATTATCTATCATGATCTCTTATTCTTATCATCATGTTACCTCCTTTCTGATTGGTTTTCTGGTTAACTGCATGTTTTTGATGGCGGAAGAGAGAGGATTCGAACCTCCGGACGCTTTTAAACGTCGATGGTTTTCAAGACCATTGCTTTAAACCACTCAGCCACTCTTCCATATGAATTATATATTATAAAGTAATCGATCTAATTCATAACTCTTCTCCAATTACTTTCTAAATAAAAAATATATTTAATAAAATCAAATAATTAAGAGTGGTGGACCCTGCTGGATTCGAACCAGCGAATGATCGGTTATGAGCCGATGGCCTTACCAGACTTGGCGAAGGGTCCACATAATTAAATTACAATATATCTTGAACTTTAATATGCCTATGGAATTTTTATACGAGATGTGGAATGGATATTAAAATCCATCAAATATTAATTCCGTCACATAAATGCATCTCTATCGCAAATGAGTCAGAAAGGAGTTAGAAACCGACTCATTTACTATCCCTTTTATTTTATTTAGAAATAACCATAACCATTAATGCCGCCAATCGGCAGGGATTCTGTGATTATTCCATAGGCATATTAAAATTTAAGATAACTTATACACACTAAACTGATCATGGGCATGTATGTGGGAGGATGGTATGCGCGTACCATATTCCATATACATGCAAGCGAGTCTCATGATCAGTTTACTACATATAAATTGAATGATTTGAGTTCCCCAACATTGACAGTTTGCGTCACCGATCAAGGTCTAAGAACTTATTAAGAGAACCCAAATCAAAGCATTTGCATATATATGCATTAATCTGATCACAAGCCATGATTACGATACGAGAAATAGGATTAAATAATATCGTAATCATTAGAGAGAAGAAGGGGTTGTCTGCCGCAACCGTAAAGCTCTCAAACTTGTGACCAGATTAATACATATATAAAAGACTCAAATGGGGAAATGGGACAGTTTGAGTGGGTATTCTACTTTTTACCATCTCCCCATCTGAGAAACCAAATCGGGCACCATCGTTTGTGGCGATTATACATCCGGTATGAATAATAACCGCCGATGCCCTTATCTTATCGTTATATCAAACTCATATGTGGGTATCACCTCCTTCCTTAATATTTATCCGATTACTCACAGGCCAATCAGTCTTACACTCAACGCCCATGACATAAAAGCGAAGAGTTGCTGATTGACGACGACTAATATATTCTAATATGATTCCATGCAGGGAGACTCGTTGGTTAGACAATACTCCCTGAATATGACCGATGACACATTGCAATGATTAACGTAAATTAATCACCGATCTTTGATTATCTGCACTCATCGCAAAATAATCACGACATCTTACTGCCGTTTTGACACGACCACCACAGCCGCGTCTCAATGCATCAATCATGCACATTTACGTGTACTATGATTGTATCGGATTAGCTTTAATCATCCACTACATGGACGACATTTTATCCGACAAATGCATGGAACCATATTACAATATACTAATTAAGAGTTGAAGATCTCGTTATTGATTGACTGCCACGAAAATCAACAACAAAATCTTCAATCTCTTTAAATTGATGAATACAACGTTATCATAATATATAAACCTTATAAGATTTATATACGTTGCTTGAGCCATAGCTTCCCCATCAAGCAACAGATAACGTTGTACTCATAGTAAACTGATCGAGCATCGGTGTTTGTAAACGGAATGAACACCAATCTCTTTCGAGTGCATGATGTTCTCGTTTTGCTCGATCAGTTTATAATGAACACAATCTTGACTCGGCACGAATCAACCAAACGGATTAAATATTGATAAATAAAGATTGTGCTCATTATAAAATCAAAGATTAATTGAGTACCGGGAGCGGGACTCGAACCCGCACGGTCGCAATGACCTCGGATTTTAAGTCCGATATGTAGACCTGATTCCATCATCCCGGCACAAAAATCTAAATTGATCTTTGATTATAATTTAATATATATAGTCAGTTGAATATATATTTAATCAACAATAAGTTTTTTTATCTTAGCTTTAAGCATGAATTGTCTCAATTCATCTTCGGTTACATTTAAAGTTCCAGATTTTATCATATCATTGAAAGCATCATATTTTTCAAATAATCGATCTTCTACACTTATTTTATTCTCATCATTTTTTCTATCTCTTTCAAGAACAAGATTTGTAAATTCATCAACTATATCATCAGTTGCACAACTGAGTTTGATTATTTTATTTCGATATGCTTCTTCATGTAATCTTGATTGACACAGCATAGCAGCCAATATGACATTCGTAACTACACTCACAAATAAAAACAAACTAATCATAATAATCTCTCCATTTGTTTGTCCTGCTTGAAAGAATCAAATAATAAATCCATATTCTATTTTATAAATTATAATATCTATAGTAATTGGATCTTCTAAAACTACTATATGATTATAAGCTTTATTATCGGAACCAATTACATCGATGGTTAAAACACACTTAAAACCAATATCTATATCGTTAAAATCATGATATTTATATCTATTAGAATTATATAAATCACTTATAGTTTTATTTAATAATATAATATTATGAATGTATTCTCTACATGGATCATCTTCATCAAGCATATTATTTAAATATTTTTCAAACTTTGTCTTTTCCATTATTCGCCCCATTCAGTACTATGAAAATTATTGAATGTTTGAATACCAAGTTCTTTTCTCAATTTCTTATCTCTCATATTTTTATTTTTGATTGTAACTTCATTTGCATAATATACTTTCTCTTTTGGTTTATTAATACAATCTATTTTTGATTGTAATTTTTCATATTCTCTAAATAATCTATATCTATCGACTTGTAATTTTTCAGAATCAATCATCTTCATCAACATATCATAAGTACCCTTCAATTTATCATATTCATTATTATTCTTTATATTCTTTTCTTCTTCTTTCATGATTATTCTTATAAGTTCTTCTGATGGTGATAATTCTTTAGTTTTTTTCGATTTATTATTATTAAACATAATTATTAAATGTTTTGTTATATAAATCAGTATAAATCCAAATATCCCACCAATCACAAAAACACCAAATTTAATCCAATCCATTTTCAACCACCTTTTCTCTTCTTAATATCTTTTAATATATTATCAAACATACGTTTGAAATGGTCATTGACTTTCTTTTTTTGAATATCTATCTGATGCTCTAATAGATGTATTGGAACTTCTTCCAATTTAAAAAGTCTTACTTCATCTTTACCATTTCTTATAGAAAACATAAGTTCATCTTTATGAATATTTCCAGATAAAGAACAAACTACTGATCCATAATCAAATGCATCGGGCCAAATTTCTTGTATTTGTAATGATCGTTTTAGCTTAACCATTAAAGCATTCTTTTCATCATTCAGTTCATCTATTCTTTTCATTTTTTCTTCTATTTCTTCAGATCTATTCATTATAACTATTCTCCTATAATTATTTAAGTATTAATACTATGCTTCCAGATTCATAAATAACAGTTTCCCCTTTATCTGCTCTATTCTTAATTATTTTATATAATATCCTCTCCAATTCGACTTGCGCTTTTCTGAGAATATCTCCGTAGTATACCCCTATACTCGGAACAGCAAAAAGTTCCCGTAGAGTTATCTTTTTCGGGGAACGATAATTATCACCAACTTCTAATCTATCATATAGTACTATGCTAACAGAACTATCTGGATTATCATCTAATGATAAAACGAAGTTATTTATTTCAGTCACTATTCCTTCATCTATAAATATAATCGGCATATAAGCCTCCTTTTTTCTATCTCTACAGAAATAAAAATTCTATTGATCTATCATGAGATGCAAATATTTTATTACTTTCCATAACTTTAAATATATCGTCTATCTTTCTATTATTATGTTTAATTTTATAATTCGCCAGAGTAGGAAACCCCGTGATCTGCTTTAGCAGTCGCTGGGTAGTTCACTTTTCCAGATTGTTTCATTAAAATCGTCATTATAAAATCTCCATTAATAAATGAAAATGGTCCTGGGGGAAGGATTCGAACCTTCGAAGACCATATAGGCCAACGGGTTTACAGCCCGTGTCCTTTGAGCCACTTGGATACCCCAGGAAATAATTAAGTTTTTTCGTTATTCAACATATATAGTTTATTTTCTATAGCCAATTTATCTCTAATAACTGAATGATCGATTTTAACCCATTTAACAATATTATCAAAAACAACCATCATCGATAATGTTTCTAAATCGACTATAGCAAGTTGACCATTTTTAACAGCTTCAACATCACTACGTGCATAACCTTTTCCAGTAAAAAATTCATAATTTCTTGGATCAATATCAAGAAATAAATATTTTACTGGTTCGTTTTTAGTTATTTCTGCATAATTAGTTTCTTTAATCGGACATCTTATTCTATCACATTTTGTAATCGTATATAATTTATAATCCAATAAACTGCAGTTTTCTAACCCTATACTATTAACAAGCTTATGTTCACACATATCACTTGTCATGGTTATACCTTTATTCTTTATAATCCATCCCATAATAATCCCTTTTTTATATGGAAGTGGCGGCTGGATTTGAACCAGCGAAAACATGAGCCAAAATCATGTGTCTTAAACCACTCGACCACGCCACTTCAGTTTAAAATAAGCCCACTCGACATACTATATATTTTATCAAAAAGTACACAATCTTTGTCATTTAGATATATAGTATGTCCAAATGACCCATTGTGTAATACTAATCCAAACGAATAAGTATTATCGTAAACTAAAACTCCATACTCATTGGGTGAACAATATTTAACTCTCATTGTATTATACTTATAATTTCTTTTATAAAGATCTATGTAACATAAAACATCTCTGATATTATCGGTTAATCTTATCGTCATAATATTACTCCAATATAAGGCCACATGATATATTTTGATAAATGTCAAATAAAGATATACAACACTTTTCAGTTAATATATGAGTAATACAATATACACCTTCATGCGTATATATATCTATAGATATTGGATATTCATCATTATAATATTTAGATTTATAATCGGTAGATGATTTATATACATCAAAATGAGATCCACCACGATCATAAAAATCATGAATGAAATTATCCATAAATTCATTAAATTTTTTATTCATATAATCACCCCATTACATATATTATTCAAAACATTATAAATAGAAATAAATTCAAAACATATCCATTTATTTGTTTGAGAATTAGAAGTATTAATATTTATAAATGATATAGTAACTATAAATAAATATGGGACATAATACTTATACTTATATTGATTAACTTTTATGTCTACTATATGTTCATAATCATTATATTGATTTAATAGACGATCTATATTATTTAATACAACCAGTCGATTATTTCCAATATTTAAAAGCATGATAAATTCCTATTGTATAATTTATATAAAAACACCATTATCATATAATCTATCAACTATATTATTAAATAATATTCCATTATAGATAAGATACCCATTTAAAAATATACAACCAGATGGGTTAGAATCTTTGCGTCTATGTTTCATTCTAACTATAAATATTTCAACCACCCGATTATTATTATCATAAAACTTTTGACAGTTATTTGATTCAACTTCAAAAGTAACATCATAAAAGTTATCATCGAATCTTTCAGGATTAAAAGAATATTCAATAGAATAAGTATTATACACTCTATCTCGTGAACGTAAAATCATATAGTCACCCAATTAAATCAAATCCATATAAGTGAATTTGCCCACATTTTGGACATGCTAATATTTTATCGCCCTTTTCTTTTGATGGTTGTTCAGATCCACCTATAGGATTACCATCTTTATCTGCATAAATAAATGGGGATAGAGGCGTAAGAATTGAAATATTATCACTTGGTTCTATGAATTTCATTTCATTTCTTTTAAATGTTGCATCACACTCATCACATTTGTATACTTTGTCTTGATCTAATTCAGTCATGATAAATTCTCCATAGTTTAAAATAATGTAAGCCCACAGTCAGATTCGAACTGACGCATCTGGATTACAAATCCAGCACTCTACCAACTGAGTTATGCGGGCTTAAAGGTGTTTAAGAAACTTTATAATCATCTCCTATTACACCAATACATTTAAAATGTTTTGGTATATGTTCTTTTTCTTTCCATAAATATCTATATTGATCTACAAACCACCATTTTGCATCCATCTTTTCAAATTCATCATGCCATTTATTCGTTATTGGTGAACATTCTGAACATAATGGCTCTTCTTTCAGCATTCCAATTCTATAGGCATAATCAGTTAAAGCTGTATTCTCTACACATTTACACTTGGAACACATAAATAATGGCATGATTATTTCCTCACATATTTTTTTAATTCTTTCAATTTTAGATCTCGTTCACTCTTACTTTCAAAGATTAATGGTTTTCCTCTTTCTGAAGTATTAAACCATTTTCCGTCTTTTTCGATCTGAGCTTGAATTCCATACATTGGAATATTTCTTTTGGTATCTAACCAATTATATTCTCGATAATTCATTACTGTTCTTTCCTTTTCGTCTCCCATATCCAACCACAATCAGAGCATTTACATTCATAGAAGAAAGACCCATTTCGCTCTTTCATCAAACGAATACCATGAATCTGTTTCCAATACACAATGGCTTTCTTATTGCAATTTGGGCATATTATTCTTTTATTCATTAATTTAACCCCTATGCAATATAGTATCCCAACAAGTATTACCATAATCATCGACAGACATAACTTCTTCAGTATCTAAATCAATAATTATTTTATCACCACTTTTTACATCATTCACATCATCTTCATCATAATCGAAAGAAAATCCAACATCATCTTGTGTTATGTCTTTATCAATAATCAAATACATAATAATTCTCCTCATAATAAATCATATAATATTTATAGACGCAGAAAATCGGGAAGCATAATAATCAGCTTCCCGATAATCTGAAAAATTTGGAAAGATTAATTATTATCTCAGAATGATCTTCATGAAGTAATAATAATCATCTTCGACATCTCTCACATCCATGCGAGTATCTGACTTTTTAATTGTGTCTAAAAGATTTCGTTCCGAACACATCTCTTCTATTGATGTCCATACTTTTTGATTCATGTATATGGAGTGTTGTTCAGGCAAAAATCGTTTAAATCGCTGAATAAGTCGGTACACTCTTTCTAAATCAATTACAGTAACTGTGAATTCATCACCATCAAACAGATTATATGGCACGAATGTGTATTTTGTTCGTTCAACAATTGGACGCTCAAATGGATGAGTTACTTCATGCCTCGTTCTATACCATATTGATCTTTCTTCGGCAGTATAGTTTTGAGTACGTTCAGCCATTTCTTGAGAATTGTCAGTCGGATAACATAATGCAAAAGTATTATCTTTGAATTGACATCCACGAGCAGCGGAATACGCACGAGAAGCGGAAGGAATATAAAGAGTTGTACCATATCGATTGAAATCTTCAGTGAAGATATCTACGATGGCATCAGCGTACTCATCTGGTATGTAGTTACACGCGGGATATCCAGTATACTTTACGAGCATGTTTGGCTTGAAATTTAAATTCATTTGCCCCTCCAAATATAATGATTTAAAGTTATGTTCTGCAATCTACTTTTACAACAGAACAATATCTATCTTCATTATATTTGTCCTCTTCCAATTCTTTAAAATATGAATCGGGGGTATCTTCCATATTTAAAAATGATTCATTAACAGACTTATTTAAATCAATCCATATATAGAAAATTTTATTTATTATAATATTTTCATATTGATTATTTCTTAAATATTTTAATATAGTTTTTAATATTCTATCGGTGTCTAACTCATATGATATCATTATAGATTTTATATTTTCGGGTTTAAAGTATTCAGAATCTTTTTTAAATTTTCTACTATTTTTAACCCATGTCCAAACTTTACAAAAGTCAAATTTAGTAATATCTAAATAATTTTTATAAATTACAACTTTCACATACTTTGATAACGATAATCTTGGTAAAATTATTTTTACATCAAATGATGCATTAAATATACCAAATTTTCTTGCCATTTTTTCTGATACGTTTATCGATGATACACAATTAATTTTTGGAGTATTACAAAATATTGTTGCTGGATAATCATAACCATCTTCTTCTTTTACAATATCAACAAAATCTAATCCAATTTTATCGGATGGTGGTATATATAAACCATCATGACGTGTACCAATTACATTATCAATAATTCTTTCATCTATAGATGTATCATCTTTATATCTTAAAGTGTATAAAAATATCTTACATCTTTCACTTGGACGATTATTACCCAATAAATCTACCATACTTTACCTCCATCAATTATTGACTTAACTTTAAATCGGGTTTGAAGATTAATATCTTGTGTTGGTATTTCATATTTAAACTTTTTAATGTCATGCATAGCAATAGTATCATTCAAAAACTTTTTATTTAATAACTCAACTAATAGATTATAATCAGTTTTTAATGTTACTACTATTGATTTACAATCATTTATAACAAATAATGATTTATTTAAATCAGATAAAAATTTATCATTAAGTTCACGTATATGTGCTGGTGATATACAATCCCGCATATTAAAATCAACTTGAAAATAAGTTATACCCATTAAGCCATTTTTTGGCATATAAATATTAAATTTGGTATTATTATTAAATACAGAATATAATTTATGTAATTTTTTAACAACTGACATATCAGTTATTAAGAATCGTGTTTGAATCGACTTTTCATCATTTAATACAACTTTTTTTGCATCTATCAGTATCTTATTTTTATTTTCTTTTAAATTGTAACCTATTTCTTCCAATCTATCTTTAATACAATTCTCAATAAATACAACTAATCCATAACCATTTACAAATGATGGAACTTTGTATAATTCACAAGCAGATCCATCATCACATTTATCATAAGAATGTATCTTATAGTAAAAATCCATATCATTCTCCTTTCCCGAATAGCTTCGCTCTTTTCAATCGGTTTTCATCTACTATATTCCAATATCGATCTTTACAATTACCACTTCCTTTATTGGAACAAAACTTATGTTGATATGATTTTTTTCTTATTTTGCGATTACATATTGGACAATTCATATAAGATCCGATATCTGCATTAGAATTCTCTTCATATTTTTGTTTAATAATTGAAATAAAATCTCCATTATTATTATCAGCTTTAACTTTCCTACTGTAGAATAAATCTCTTACTTCCCAATAATCATCTCTCATCATTCCCAACTTACCATCACCCATGATATATTCTCCTTTATAAATATAATAAATTTTACAAAAAATATATAAAGTGGTATTCTTTGCACTTTATATATTTCCATTTGAGATTTGACATGATAGTCCCAAATGGTTGTCGGATGGGTTTCATCATATTTCCCTTTTCGAGCCAATGTAATAGTGGCTCTATCCGACTGCCAGATCCCGCAGGTTGCGGGGTTTATAGCGCGTATCTGTACATGGGATTTTCACCCACTCTGGCCCGCGCTTCGGTCTGGATCACGTCTCTTAGATCGCCGAGACGACTATCCGCGTAACCAGTTCAAGATCCAATTCTGAATCTTTTTTCTGGTTGCTGCCGATAATCGTGCCACTTGGCGGTCCACCCCAACCACTTTCGACTTTACTGATGTCGTCAGCAGCGGGGGCAACGGAGATTCCCTTGTTACCAGCGACCGTAAACTTTCTAATCCCTTGGAAATTGGGATTAACAGCCACGACCACTTGTGCACCATTTTCATACAGTGCACCTATGGTTCCAAAGAAACCAGACTCCACCGAAGCTATAATAAGCCCCGACTTTGTCTTACCCCATGTTGCCTTTTCGACGACCTTCTGCACTTGCCGTTTATTTTCGGCGTGTGCATCGACGAATTGAACATAATGTTCATTTTCATCGACCAACAGTTTCATCGATCCAAAAGGATCAATTCCACTGCGGGAAATATCGTCGAGAAACAATATCCCTTCTTCGACCTTTTTCGCGTTATCTTTCGGATTAACCAGAAAGATACCGGAAATTATGTCGGAGAGGAACGGGGGTTCCCCGATAGAGTATTTTCGGATCTCGTCCGGGCCGAATCTATCCATCGTATCGATGTATTTTACGATACGCTGAGTATCTTCGGTGTAGACACCGACTGGCTTATATTTATCATAAGCCTGCCAGGTCGCCGAAACGAGACCTTCAGATCCTTCGCCATGATGATCAAAGTTCATCAGATCGACTCGACCGCTTCCACCGCATTCGATACAAACTACGGTTGGGTCGGAAAGATCTTCAGCCTTTGCATCGCCAAAGACGAACTCAATGGCATCGGCCTTAACGTCGAAACGAAAAGCTAAAAGCCAAAGAGCACCGATAATATCAAGATCGACCTTAAACCCACAGACGATCTTGGAAATATTATCCAACATAAGAATCCTCCCTCCATTGGATTTACGTGTCCAATGCTCCGTGCTTATAATATTCAGTCACCAGATTTGTCAGATCTGTTTACCCAGAATATCTTCGCTGGAGTCTCTCACGGCATATTTTCATAAACGTAATATGCAACGTTATGTTAGAATTTAATATATATAGTGATTTTAATAAAAAACACGTAATGCAAACGTGTTCCCTGGAGCATATTCCAGTATCATTTTTGTTAGATATATGGCTGACTAAACCATTACTTTTATAGTGGTATTCCACTGATTTTTTCAATGCTTTCTCACATTGCCGAGTTTTTTGCTTCTCGTATAAAGTTTTTACCAATTCTTACGCGATTGGATGGCTACACTTTATAAGTAACCATTTAGCACGTTTTCAGATTAGAAGTTACCCTCTAATCTTACAATATTCCAATCCAAGAGATATAGCTTCTTGGACTAAAACTATTGTACCAACCAATATCTCCGAAGAGACATTAGATGGAAAAACTGGATCTCCGGGATGGAAAGTGTATACTACTTCACTTTCCATTTCCTGACCAAGAATCAGCACAGTATAATCGACAGAATATCGATGAAGATCAATATCCTCTCGATCTACAACTGCAGATACTTGGCCCGTCTCTTTACCATCATCGAGTTCGATGACGGTTAGATTCGGGAGATCATCCAACCTCACGACACCCACTTTACCCCCCAAATTATGGGTGATGAATGCCGTACATCCGTCTGCTACAGACGGATGTTTAAATGGTTTCCATTCAGCATTAATGAGATCGTCTTCAGTGACTCTCCCATTAAATGTCGAACCGATACCATCCGGTTGGCGAGACTTAAGCGTATTTTGAAAGTAGTCGGTCGGAAATCCTTCGACTTCTTTCGAGAGACGCTTAGTCTCATGGATAGCATTTTCGATTCGTTTCTGAATCGTATCCATTAATACTTAATATATATATAATATATTCATTATATATATAAAATTTTAATCTATCTCGAAGAGATAGTAGATCTATTTTTTAAGATGCAATATATCATATGTACTTAAATATGCTTCAATAGCAGATTCTATAAGTTCAGTATTAACTTCAGCAGAACCAACAGATATTCTATTTCCACCAGAAGTTTCTGCCTTAAGATCATATACCTCTGTAAAGATTCTCATATATGTATATTCAGATCCATCAGCCATTTTGATATGAACAGAAGTACAACCATTTAAACCAATTAAAAAGATACAAAAAATTAAAACGATTAAATTTTTCATCACATTTTCCTTTCTTAATATAAGTTTTTTTATTTAAACATAAAAAAATTTGTGTTGTACAAAAAGGATTAAAAAAGTTAAACAGTATGATAAAAACGATATTTCCTATTTTATAATATATAAGAAATATCGTTATAATACTACTCTCCACAAATAAAAAGGGAAACCAATTATAAAAAATTGATTTCCCTTATGATAAATTGGTCGGGGCAGAGGGATTTGAACCCCCGACAATGCGGACCCAAACCGCACACTCTACCAGACTGAGATATACCCCGAAATATATTATGTTGTAATCTTCGTCTCAACATCGCCATCAGCAATATCAAAATGGATTCTCTTCTTTAATCCAACACATGATGCAATTGCTGGTAGCATTGTTTGTCTTAACGATTTTGCAATTATTCCTTTCACTCCAATTAGCCTACCAGTGTCTATCATCGTTGATGCTGATGCAGATACAACAATCAATGATGGATATTCATTTATTTGTACATCCAACTTTTTGGGATCTTTAACAAGAATATGTAATTGCGAGATTGCTCTTTCTTTGAATAATTCGAATGCTTTTTCATTACTACTTATAGATTCATTATCTTTTGATTGTTTTTCTTTTTCCACAACGCCATTATCTTTTGTATCTTTTGTCATTTGGTATCCTTTCATTTTTGCATCAACTATAGTAAACGCCATTTTATTTATTTATCCAAGACTCAAAGTTGCATTTGTGAAATTGATTGTTGCTCCAGGTAGTTTATTGAGTCCAACAGTATTCATCGTAACTCTTAACTTATCCATAGTGGTATCTGTAACGAACGCTTTCCGATCAACTTCAAATGCACATCCATTTTCAAAATCGATTCGAAATGTTTCTCCTCCTGGTGTAAATCCAGATACAACACCAACAACTTTTGTTCCACCATGAATTACAGTAGTTGGTCTTTTTACTTCTTTGGCTTCTGGCATGATTCTCTCCTTTATTTATGTATATTCAAAGAAAAACAAAAAATAATTTAAACTATAAGTATGTCCTACCTCCAATCGGACCATACTTATCACATATAACATATTATTAATAAATGCAACTTAATAATGTTAATATTTAATATATATAATCATAAAATTATTTTTTTCTTTTTATATAGTTTCATTTGATAATCTCCAACTCTACAAACACACTCATCAGACGATTCGACTTGAGTATATTTTGAGCATGGAGTTTCTTCGTATCAATCATGATCATGAATTGCGCATGAATAGTTTCCAGGGGCATCACCAACTAAATGTTTACATGGACCATCGCCAATATTGGCAATTAAGTTACCTTCAATTATCCCTTTTTCTGGATCATCAATAATAACAACAAACAATTTCTTACAGCAATATCCACATCGTAAACAAATCATATCGTAACTCCTATCTTCCAAATAGTTTTAAGAACTCTATCCATTCTGCATAAAAATATATCATTAAAATCAATATGATGACCATATTTATCAATAATGGTATTTTTTATACGTGTGAATTCACCAGGGTTACAGTAAAATCCATTGCCGATAGTATAATTATCTTCATTTTCTTTAAGTATATCATTTATAAAAGCAAAATATGAATCTGATGACAACCAATTATCGACATCTAATTGTTGGTGAAAACGTAACAAATGTCGATAATTGATGTAATCAAATATTTCTTCTATACTCACAGTCATAGATATATCTCTCCTATGAACAAAACATGTTGGGTATACCCCCAACCGTTTACATGTTATAATTTAATATATATATATATTCAGATTATTATACCACTGAGTCCGATATTATATATATCATGTATCGATATTATTTTTATGATGGCATGTATATTTCCATATTTTTCATATATGATAGATCTTACATTATAAAATCTACTAAAGAATAAATAATTAGAATTTCTAAAATGGGCATCTGCAAATATATCATTATCAGAATACTCTAAATTAAATCTTTTAACTATATTCCATAATGTTATATGATAAAAAGTTAATTGTTTATAACTATCTAAACACACTGATAATACATATCTATTATATTTTATTGAATCAGTATTTATATATCTAAATAGTGAATATGATTCATAATTAATATTCCACATTCTTTTACTATATTCATATAATCTCATAAAATTTCTCCTCATCAATTCATTATAAAACCACAATTATCAAGCTTCATTAAATCTTCAACAAATATAGTCTTTATTGTAAATGGTATATGATTACCATATTTTATTATAGCTTCATGTGTTATACGTTCAACTCTTCTAAAAGTTTCCCATTCACTATATGAAATATCATCATATTCATTTAAAGATTTTCTTTCAAATTTCATATAATTATAATAATCTTTAATGGTTAATTTATTAATTTTCATATAAAAATTCAAATATGTATAATAATAAAATAATTCAGAAAAATCTGTTATTTTCATTCTAACAATACTAAAATTGTAATGATTGAAACTAAGAGTATAAATTGCATTACTTATAAATTTAACTAAAAATTTATTTTTTAATAAACCATTGATTAAATATCTATAATTAGAAAATTTATACACTATCCCAAATTTACTATGTATTCTATACTCTTTAAATCCTCCCATAATTTCTCCATATAATTTACTTTAAAATTGGATATAGCCAAATTTTAATTATATCTTTTCATCATATTCCGCTTCGTTTTCTCGCTCAATGACAGTAATAAATCTTTTTAAACTATCATTATCTATGAATTTCATAGAATGATTCATGAAAATATTTGGTTCTATATTATTAAATATCTCAAGTATTTCTTCTCTATCCCCGTTTCGTATTAAATCAAGAAGAGAATCATCTTCTATTAATTCTTCAACTAATTTTATCTTTATTAATTTTATAATCTTAATAAGATGTTTACGAACATCTATAGTCGAAAAAGCAGGGGATAGATATTGTTTAAGTGGAGTTAAGCTATATACAGTTATAAATCGTTTTAGTAATAACTGTATAAATTCATCATTCAATATATCTAAATTATCTAAATAATAATTTAGATCATATTTAGACGTTTTTATACTTATAGATTTTAATAAATCTTTTTGATCAAGAAGAATCAGAAGATCTTCATTTTTTTCGGTTTGCGACTCTTCTGCCTCTTCTTCATCAACCAAATAACTTGTTGCTATATCAAGTATACTCATTGTAATATCTCCTATAATATTATATATTCAATTTATTATTTGTCCGCATCACATTACAAACCATCCAAATTTATAAGTATCAAGTATAAAATCATCAATAAATATGTAACTTAATTCTCGTATATCTTTTGACATGCCAGACGTACATATTCTAAATTCTCTCATAATATAAATCCTTTAATAAATCTCTTATAAATGTTATTTATATCAACATAATCTGTAATTTCATATTGATCATATTTTTCAACACCATATATATTATGTCCTTCATATATTGTTTTTAAAATATAACTTTTTATAGATCTATTTGCGTCACCCATAATGATTAATTTTCCTATTGTATCTTGATATTTAAGTTTAAATTTCAATCGTTTACCATTATACTTTTTTCTATGTATAGATTTATTTATAGATGAATTAAGAAAGTATGTCATGTTATTATTATTCCTTTCTTTATTTTGTTTAATATTTCTTCAAATCTTATAAATTCGATAGTTGGATATGAAAATAAATTATTGTCACATTCATCAACTAATTTTGTCATAATAAAATTCCATTATTTGTTATTATTTTAATCATATTAATAAAATCATGAATATCAATATATTCTGGAACATGATTTCCAAATTCATATTTTAAAGTTCTATATAATTTATTCAAATCAACTTGCAAAAAATCTCTCTTCATAACATGTTCGGCAGATGTAAGACCAACTGAAATTCCATCATATCCACCAATTGATTTAATTTTAAATATTTTTCCTTTATATTTACTTCTATTTTTAGTAATATCCGCATAAACATAATAAGATAAAACTCTCTCTAAATCTTTTTTTATTCCAGTTCGAATTAATTGTATCCATGAATAAATCATCATAATATTATCCCTCTATTACTATTATTATAAATAGTTAATATTGTTATTTTATCTATTTTTTTTGGAATATGTTTCCCATATTTGGATCTAAATATTTTGAGCAATTTATCTCCAGATTTATGCATAAATGGTTTACATGGTAATGGCAATCCATGTTTAAATTTTATTGGAAAATACAAAGAATATATTATTTCAATATCTGTGAATTTTAAATCAAACCAATCCATATAAAACATAGATCTACCCATTATAAATTGAGTACAATCATATATTAATCTATTTAATTTAGTTTGTTGTTTAAATGACGGCATTATATAACTATCCCTTTTAATCCAAAATTATAAATAATATTTACAAATTTAATATGATCTATTTTCTTTGGTATATGATCACCATGTATTAATTTAAGATTTCGATAGAATTCATCTCCAATAGAATTATAAAATGATTCACGACGTTCATCAATTATTTCAAGCCACCTATAATCACCATTATCATATTCAGGTCTAATTGTATTCATAGTTCGAGGATAATATAATGAATAAATAGTTCTATAATCTGAAAGATCTAATTTTTTATTTTCAGAAATTACATCGTTATAAAACTCATTCATAAAATAATGAGTATATTCTCTAAATAAAGTAACCATTTGGGGATAAGATTCGAATAACCCTATAATTTTATTCATAATATACTACCTATATTACCGATTGTTTTAATAACATTATAAATATTTATTACATTCATAAATTTTGGAATATGTTGCCCATATTGTAATCTTAGAAAGAATTGACGAGATTCACATTCTTTTTTGAATACATTTTTATTAAGTAAAATAGTTGAACTATTTGTTAAATAACAAGATCCATTATTATCTACAACTCTAATTATCAGATTGTTAGTTATATCATGATCATAAATTAAAGATTTAAATAAATAATGATTAAATATATTTAAATAATCTTTACAATCAAAGTAATTATTTTTAAGTATATCGTAATTTATATGTTTACTTAACATACAACCCCCCTATAAATTTTCTCAATAACATTATCAAATTTTATAGATTTTATCTTCAAAAGATCATTAAATATTTTTTTATGTTTTTTATCGTCGTATATTCCATTTTTTCGTAAATCATATCTAAAAAGCGATACAGCTATATGTAAATCTTTTACTAAAGTTAAATTCTTATATATTTCAATTAATACATTATTAGTTGATAACATAGCCATATTACTCACCTTAATTAATACATTCAATTCAGTTAATGGTTTAATGTATCTTGGAATATGATAGCCATTGTATTTTTTTAATTTTGTTAATATTTTACTATAGTATATATTATTATTTTCTAAATAGTTTAATATTTTATTTTCATCATTATATGAATGAAACTTTTGTTCATTAATACGTAATACATTAATACACTTATACAGTGCATATATTAATTTATAATTTTTTAAATTAAAAATTGATGTAAATAATCTTTGAATATGTAGATTGATATATACAAAATTTGCACGTGGTGACCATCTTAAATATTTTATCATAATAAATACCCTTTATCAGAAATGACATTGAATATTTCATATATGTTTATTTTATCTATAAATTTATGAAATCTTACATTTTTCTCATCTATCAGTTTAAATTCTTCATTTATTTTATGAAATGCTATGCTTAAAACAACAGATATAAATTCTTCTTCTTGTATCAATCTATCTCTAACAAGTTTAAATATATATTCCATATTATAACATTTTAATCTATTATGATTAAATAATACATTTATAATCATTATATGTTTATAATCACAATAATAAAACATTTCTCCATTTATAATAATATCTTTACTTTCAGTTAAAACAACACAATCATATATTTCTTTCATTTGACATATATGATCAAATATATTTCCAACAAATGCCATCATATCGTTTGTCATGTTTAAATAATCCATATATCCATGTTTATAAATTAATACCACCACTTCCCCCCAAATTAAATATAACATCTTCAATGAATACTATTTTAACTGGTATATCATCATAACTTATATCATATTTATTTTTTATATCTTCCATTGTATTTCTGAAAAATTGAAATACTTCTGTTGTAAGTAGTACATCAACTAAACGATTTCCTACGGCAACTACAATACTATTTTTATTAAATATATTTATACTTTCAAGTGTATAAAATAACATATTAAATAATATTAAATTATTTATACATACATTTACTTTTAAAATATCGAAATCAGAACTGAATCTATAAAGTGGATCATAATCATAATAAAATAAGGTTTCTTTAAATGACTTTATAGATTTCATAATTATCCCTGTATTCGATATATTACATACATAATCTGCCAAATCACAAGCAGTAATTCTTTCAATTCTATCTTCTACATTATAATATTCAGATATATATATAGAATAATTAATAATTATTCTATATAATGTTGTAAGATAATATTCTCTTCCATATAAATATATCGCCACAATTTTTTTTGCTTTATTTACTCTATATTTACTATTCTTATATTCTATCTCATTTATATTATCTTTATATTTTTTTATATATTTTGCAACTCTTCTTATCATCATATTGAGTTTAGTAAGATGCCCAACGTCAGAACGATTAAACACAACATTATTATATACAAATATTCCAAATCTTTTTTTATAAAAACCATTATATTTTACTTTAAATCCAAAATTCTGACTTTCTCTTAATCCAATAAATACATCAGATGTTAACTTCCATGTTAGATCATCATGATTAACCCATAAATCATGTCCAGATTCAAATTTATACTTGACTCGACCTTCTGAACCAAAAGTGGTAACAGTAGATATATCAATCATAATATAGCTCCTATATTACTAATATTTAATAAAATATATTCAAAATTAATTATACTCTGTTTAAATATTATTTTTCTAATTTCTGGATCTGAACATCTAAAATGATTATTTATCAATTGTCTTACATCTCGTAAATCATGTATATGTTCATTATTTATAGAACAATTATATTTATTAATATTTAATATGGAAGTTCGTCTTCCAATAGGTATTTGATGTAGAACTTTATCAACTTTAAGTTTCAACTCATATAACTTAAATAAATGATAGATATTTTTTATATCTACATCACGATCATTTATAAATATTGTTAATATAAATTCATAACGACTAAATCCATTAACTTTAACATTATTTATAAATATAATTCTATTAATCATATAATAACTCCAGTTTTAGAAAGTTTATGTACAACATCTTCAAATTTTACATAATCATCAATACTCTTTATTACAAAATGATTATTATTTTTTGCATATATATAATATAAACAAGTTGATTTTCCATATATAACTCCTATTCCATGATCAATATTGTCATCGATTAAACCTTTTGGTTGGTTCATACATTCTACCATAGCATCATGTAAACTATATTTATCATTCATATATTACTCCATTATTTCCTATATTTTTAATTACACTATCAAAACAAATCGGATCATCTATAGAATACCACCAATCGTCACCATAGTTATTATATTTTAATCTGCAACTTGAAACTAATAAATAATCACTATTTTTAAATATAATAACCTTACAATCATCTATTCTGAATTTTTTATTATTAACGTTATCACGTCTTATAGCATGTAAAACGCTATTCATATTATAATTAATAAGTGTTCCTACCATATAAACCCCTTATAATTAAGTTTAGTTATAGCATCATATACATTAACATTATCATTTATTCTATAATATATAGGAATATATAGAACTTTCGCTTTAAATTTATTAATATATTTATCGTATTCTATATAAAATGGTGATTTTAAAAACTCTAATACATCATCTTTATATTTTGGAGCTATACGATTTAAATACATTATAAATCTTCTTATATCACAATTAATTCTAACAACGCTCATAATATAATCCCATAATTTCCAAGTTCAGTTATTACATTATCTATACGTAAATAATCGTCAAGAATATATAATTTAGCAAAATTATTAAAAGTTATTAAATATTGGTTAATCGAATAATTATAATTTATTATGATGCTGTTAAAATCACATACAAGACCTTCAAGCAAATAATTTTCATCCATCACATTCATAATTATTATTCCTTTAATTCCTATATTATCAATTACATCCTCAAATAGTATACAGTCATAATCATCTAAACCATACCATTCATCAAGACAGTCTAAACTTACAACATATTTTTTAACTGATTTATTATATTTTATTCTAATATTGTTATTAATAAAACACCATTCAATAAAATCTGAAAAACTCATACTATTATTCCGTTAATTCCTATATTATTGATTATATTAAAAATATTAATTGGATCTTTTAACATATACCAGTTAAACGAATTGCTTAAATTAATCCAATATTCTCTTCTTGTTACATTATAATTAATGGTTAAATTATCTAATGTTACAGGATTATATTTATATAATATAATAAATTGATTTATTGTAATTGTATTCATATAATTATTTCTCTATTACTAATTCATATAATTTATTCCCACAATCATATACTCTATCAAAATCATTTAATTGCATATTTTCCCATTCAGTTAATTCTGGATCGAATATTTCTAATTGTTTCTCTAATTTATGTTTCTGATATTTAATTCTTGATTCTCTAATGAAATCACCATTACGAACATAGAAATAATTTGGCTGAGTATATTTAACAAATTTCATTCCTGCTAATTCGTAACCATTCCCATTTCCATATCTCAAATCAACATAACTGATAACTTTTCCAAATTGATGAAGTCTTACTTGTTTCATTAATTTTGATAACCCACCAACAACTATAGTATCTTTTTTGACACAAAATCTTAGAATTTCATAAATTTCTTCTTTATGAAATCTACTCTTTCCAATTGTCATCATTGCAACATATTCATTTTCATATTTTAAAGAAAAAGTTGTATTCCCATGAATTGGACCCTGAATATGATTATCATTATAAAATTCCCATATATCATTGTTATTTGTTACAATATGAACTTCACATTTTCTTGCGTATATTCTATTTTTACATAATCCCATTTTCGCTATTAATATTGATTTAACGATATCTTGTTTATAATTCCATTCATCTTCAAATATATGTATTAGCTGAATACCCTTCTCTGCACATCTTTTTGTTTTATCGATGTGGTAATTTTTGTCTTTTCCTCTTCCTTCACTATGCCAATATAAACCATTAAACTCTATAGCCAATTTTAATTCTGGAAGATATATATCAAGTTCTCTGTTTTTTAATATGGATCTATCACCAGGAATTATTTCTCCATCATAAATAGATTTAACAAATTCAAGAACTTCTATTTCTGACATAGAAGAATATATAGGGAAACAGATAGGGCATCTTGGAATAAGATTATTATATAAATGATCTTTAAATTTATTACTACATTTTTTACATATCCAATTGTATTTACATTTTATTCCTTTATAATCATCCAATCCAAAATCAGGAATACATAAATCATTTAATCTATTACCATTTAATAATTCATTAAAAAATTTCTTATGTTGTGTTCTTATTACTTTACTCATAATTTCTTTATTCTGAGTTGGTACTTTACAACCATATCTTTCAAGATTGGTTTCTATCTTTTTTTGTTTAAATTCTTCTACTTGTGATACATACTCTACTCCATATTTATCCAAATTATTTTCTCTCATTTTAGCCATTACACCTTCATTTTGAGTAGGTGCAACAGCACCATATCTTTCTAAATTAGTTTGTTTCATTTTTGATTTAACTTGTTCTGATTGAAGAGGGTGTTCTACACCATGATTTTTTAAAGATGTTTTTTTCTTTTTATCTTTTGTCTCACCAAGTTTAGATATATTATCAAATCCATGTTTACTTAACCAAGTTTGTTTAACTTTGTTCCATATTTTTTCAGATTGAAAAGGTTGTTGAACACCATGTCTTCTAAGATTTGTTTCTCTTTTCTTATTTTTTATATTTTCATTTTGAGATACATTATCAACACCATATTTCTCTTGTATCGTTTCTCTTGATTTTTCTTTTATATCTTCATTTTGAAATACATTATCAACACCGTATTTCTCTTTAACAGTAGCATCTGCTTTAGCTTTAATATCTTCATTTTGTAACACATATTCAGTACCATATTTTTCTAAATTGGTTTTTCTAACTCGATCCATTCCCTCTTCTGTTTTTAAATAATGAGTTTCACCATATCTTCTTAACATTGTATTTCTTCTTTTTTGAACTACTTCTTTAAGTTGAGAATTATGTTCTACACCATATTTTTCTAAATACATTTGTTTAGTTTTTTCTTTAATCTTCTTTGATTGAAATACATTATCAACACCATACTTTTTCCTTACTCCTTCCTTTATAGCTTTCTTTCTCTCCGGTGAATTATTCATGCATTTTGGAGAACAATAAGGACCATACCCTTTTACCAAATTTCTAAACTTGGTTTTATTTTCACAGCCATCTAAAGAACAAATTCCATCTTGTTCTTCTTTGATATAAAGATCAAAATATTCTTTAATGGTAGGATGATCTTTTTTAGATCTTGAAATATGTAATCCAAGACCACTTTCAGTTTTAGTTACTTTTCCACATACTTGACATGTTAAACTAATTTCTTTCATAACGATCTCCAAATAAAATTGATTTTACAAAGAAAGAAGGGGAATCAGTATAAAAACTAATTCCCCTAAAAAACCAAATGATTATATATTAATATTTAATATATATAATTATTTATTGTGATTCTAAATGTATAGCTGTAAACATTTGTGAAAGAAGATCTTTAACTGGATTCGTTTTCGCTCTTTTAGTTTCACATTCACCGGTTTGTATTAACTCTCCAATCATCTCATTTTTAGTGGGATGATCTGAAGATAATGGTCCAAAAAATTCTTCTATGACCAATGGGCAATCCCATGAGAGCAACCCATACATATCATATTCTCCACAAAACTGACCCCCACCCCTCCTCTTACCTTGAGTAGGAGCCAAAGTTTTACCAACATATGCACCAACTCCTCTCGTAGCCATCTTTTTATCAGCCAAATGTTCTAATTTTTGAACTAACATATATCCAATATTTACTGGATCAGTTTTTATCTTTTTATCATTCCAAGTAAATGTAACTGGATATTTTGGCTTTAATCCAACAACTTTTAATGCATCAAGAATATTCATTCGGGTAGGTGACTTGAATGGTGTAAAAAGTAATGGGATAAATCTATCATTAACGAGTTTTGTTTTAACTTCGTTGTATTTTTTATCTGATATTTTGGTAAGATATTGGATTACGTTTTTACTATATTGTTGATTCTTTGTTCCATCTAAGAAAGAGAGAACTCTTTCGTATAATTTTATAAATGCTTGACGCTCAAGTTTACCCATTTGTTTTGATAATTCACGAGAAATCAAACCACAATGTATTTCGAACAACTGACCGTTATTCATTCTATTGACTATACCAATTGGATTAATTACGATTTCACAATGTTCGCCCCACGGTGTACGAGGCATATTTTCATCATCTTCTATTATACCGACTACTCCTTTATTCCCATGTCTATTATTTAATTTATCACCTTTATTAAGTACTAATTGTTGCTCAAGTGTGAATTTTATTAATATACCTTCTATCTTGCTCTGTTTTTCTCTAAACTTACCAGTCGGGTAAGTTCCATTTATTAACTCATATTGGTGTTTAAAATCTTTATATATTGGTACTAACTTTTCTGGTATCTCTTCTTCTTCTACGTTAGAATACACCTCTATATAAGTCAATGTTCCACCATCACAATGCGTATGATTGTATGATTCTACATCGTACAGAGCTTTAGAACGAGTGGCAATTATTCCACCCTTTTTTATTGTATCGCCTATTTGCGATATAAATATCAATTCATCATCTACATCTAAATATAACTGTTTCTCTTCTATATGGGCAGATAAGAATTTATTCGATGCTGATTTAGATAAAACTATACCATCTTCGAAATTGTAGCCTTTCCAAGGCATAACAGCAGTTAAAAGATTTATCCCATTACTTATTAAACCATTCTTTATATTTGCACCTTCTGCCATTAGTGCATTCTTCTTTACAATTTGTCCCTTCTTCACTACGGGTTTAAATTTACTTAATCCATATTTACCCTGTCCACTTTTTATCTTTTTCGGAGCAATACTAACTGTTATATTTTCACCAGTTAATTTATCTTCAATCGTTATAAATGCATCAGTTATTTCTACAATTTTACCATCCACTGGTGATTTTTTTATAAATGAATCGGATAATAATGGAGTAAATAATGACTCATAACCAGTTTGAATAGCTGGATTTTCTGGATTGACAAGTGGTAATGCTTGCTTTGATTGACCCGTACCCATCGTGATTCTTGGACCATCATTTGATTCAACAAATGGAACCATGCATGGTCCGACACTAAGTATTTCAGTTGGAGTTATCATTCCACGATCTTTTACATTAAATTGACCTCTCGCATTTGTCAGCGCTGCACCAACTGTTAAATGTTGTTGAATTCCAATGCCAGGTCCATCTGGAGTTTCAAATGGATCTATATTACCATAATATGTATCATGAACATTCATCGCTACTTGTGGAAAAGCATTCTTATCTGGAATACCACCAATACCAATTGGAGTTATTCTCGTCATCATTGATAATTCTTCCATTGGATTAATCATCTCTAATGCTTGCACATTTTGAGAATGAGCAATTTCATTGAATGCTTTCTTTGGATCTATTCTTATTTCTGCTGTTTCATCACCCCCTAATTTTTTACTTAAAAATTCGTTATATGCAGCAATTACTTGTTTTTGAATAGAATGTGTAAATACTTCACTTGTTCTAACTCTTTGTCGATCTACTGAATTTCGATCATCTACTCTTCCTTTTACAACTTCATCGCATATATATTTCAATATATTTACAATATCAGTTGGATAACCTCTCGATTTCAATATCTTTTCTTCAGATGGAGTAACAATATATTTCCAAACAAGATCTATCATATAAATACAATTTCTTGTTCCGATATTATTTATCAATACTCTCATCCAAAATTTTGTATCTTCTACATCAACATTTCTTTTTGGAAAATCTTTCATGCATCGTTTAAAAGATTCTACCATCTCATAACCAACTTGATTATCTTGACCATGTGTAAATATTATATATCTTCCATCTAATAATCTTACAACTTGTTCTATATCTGGATTAAAAGTTGGTTTTTCTTTAACTATTTTATATCTAACTTTGAATAAATCCATTGTATCTTTAAAACCAACTTTATATCCAAAAACCATCATTAATGGAACATAATAATTTGATATAAACGAATGTAAATATGATGTATTTTTAAGATGGCGACTATATATAGTAATAGTTGAATATATTGATTCAAATCGACCAGAATATGGCTTCAAGAAAAAAATGGGAAATGGTACTAATTGATTAACTAATACTTTATCTTGACCATTAATAGTAAACGTTCCATTTTTGGTAAGTGTTGGTATTTCTATTGTTACATTGTGTATTTTACCATCACCATCTTTTAATTTTATTAAATATCTATCAAGTAATGTCTTCTTCAATTCTCCTGGTGGAGATTCAATGTGTTTTACTTCAAGATCTACAACTTCTATTGGAACAAACTCATTCTTAAATGGTTTAAATACTGATTCCAAATCATCTCTTAATATATTTTCAAAATCCATTTTTCTTTTTTCTAATATATGAGATGGTACTTTTCCATCAGTTATTTGTATCGGCTTAGAAGCAGTAACTATTGGATTATCAGAATATGATGTTATAGGTGGACGTTTAATCATCATTTCTGAAAAACTAGTTACTAAATTGTTTATAGCAGTATCTCTTTTAACATTATCAGATATATTCATTATAGATTTAGCTATATTTTTTGACTTATCTATATCGCCTGTTATATTATAAGCAAGTGCTGATAATGATAGCATATCTTTATTTATATTATCTGATGTAACACTATGTAGAGTTGAGTCAGATTGTAATAAATTTGATATAGAATCTTGAATTGGTTTCCCATACTTTTTCAGTGATGAATATTTCTTTATAAGATCAGAAGATATATCTTTAGATATTTCTTCTTTTTCTACAAATTCAGAATCAGCTTCATTGACACTATATACTTTAGATAATACTGATTTTAATCTGGATATACTATTATTCTCATATTCATCATAAACCATATTAAACATTGAATTCGAATGATTGAATATATGTAGTATAACTCGTTTGAATGGTAAAGATTCCAATTTACCAGTTAATTTATCAGCAATCATTTTATATATAGGAAATACTCTTCTTCTAATTAATTTTGAAGACAAAGATTTCTCTATATTTACTGAATATAATACAGTTGTATAAAAATTAGATTCTGTTTCATCTAAAGTATTCATTAACTGCTGAATCATATTATACGGTCTTCCTACATTATAATTCGTTATATCATATACTTTAGCGATTCTATTTATAAATAATCCAAAATCTAAATAAAAATTCTTACCGATCATTCTACTATAATCACCAAAGAATCCTCTTGCTGGAATCAATTTTCTATCCATCAATTCTCTTTTATATTTATTTGTAAGATGTGTTGGTGGTTTTTTTGTTTTGGGGATTAATATACGTTTAACACTATTTGATGGTTTTATATGTATATAATTAAATGATTCAAGAAATGACGTATTTTCTGGAAAATATGCTAAACATATATTTAATGAGTTATAACCTGTTTGAGGTACAACTATATTAGTAATCGGTTTATATAATTTTAATTTGTTAAATTGCATTTATTATCCCTCTTGATCATATATTAAATATTGATAACATATTCTATAAAAGGTGGTGCATGTTTTGAAGTTAAAAAATCTCTTGGGTATTCTGATGGTAAAGTAAGAATTTCATATGGTATCTTATTCCTCCTGCACCAATATTTATAAGCTTTTTGAACACCAATTATTCCATAAGGATCTCCATCTGCAAATCGAACTCCAGGCATTCTTGAGATAAAATATCGTTCATCATCCATCGTTTCAAGAGTTACAGTTCGTTCATTTTGCAATATTTTTACACATTTATTTACTGACTGCATCAATTGTCGTTCTATACCTTTATTTCTATATTCCTCTTTAACATTCAAGTTATAATATTCTATACTCCATCTTCCAGATTTTTTATTTCTTTTTAAATACACAGCAAATTGATCTTGACCTGGAAAATCTTCACTTTCATACATTATACGATTTCCAAATTTATCATATAATACAATAGTAACACTAATACTAACTCCAAGTATTTGATGATCAAATATCATAGATGTTTTTCTTGAATCAATAATTGGATGAGATAATCTAAAATGTTTTAGAAATACCATTTCAGTTTCTTTTAATAAAGCTTTTTTCAATTTAGTATTAAATAAATCATACCATTTTTTATCAACTCTGATGTCTTCTAATTTTTCAGTTAAGTATTGTTCCGATAAAAACATTATTGTACTACTACATTTTTCATTTATGAATTGTTTTGATATATACATATTTACATTTTCCTTTTAAATTCTATAATCATTTGTTTATATTGATTTAAAGAATATTTAATATCTTTTTTAATATAATCATAACTACCAATACAATAATCTCTATCCCAAAAGTAACCATTATATAATTCATCAATATTTGTATTATTAATAAATTTAAGACAATTCATTAATAATTTCTGATCATTGAGTGCAGTACATAATGCGAATTTAGTAATCGGTATATTATGTTCAAAATAAACACTATGGAAACCAGAATCTTTATAAGTATCTCTTTTACGAATAGAAAAAATTGGTAAATTTTGAACAAATGAACCATATTCCATTTTAGTAGTTACTGGTATACTTATATGACCGTGCTCTATTATAAAAAAATGTAATTCATTATCCCCTTGATTATTTTCATCATAATATCTAACACAATTTCTTATATTTGATAGATATTCATTATATATTTTTATAAGATCAATGTGTATGTATGAATATTTACCTTTTAAAAATTCATTTAAGTATTGTTCTGATATATACATTTATTTTAACCCCCATTTTTAACATACATTCTTTAGCTGATTTATATTTTTCTTCTGCTAATACTTTAGTTTTTTTATTCGATCTGTACTACTACATTTTTCATTTATGAATTGTTCTGATATATACATTAAATAACCTCAAATTTATTAAATGGAATATGGTAAGCATCAACTGCTAAATGTGGAATATATTTAAATCTAAGTACTGGATGCGGCTTCCTTCTTGCTGCTTTCTTAACAGTTTCCATAAACTTGGGATCTTTAATAATATTCCAATTGCTAACAATAGCAGGTGGTCCTGGTCCAACAATTACTGGTTTGCTATAATACATTTCTAAAAATTTCATTGGTAAGCTTAATTCTATAGCATTTGAAAAATATTTTTGTAAATCATTATGATGTTCAGATAGAGGCAAATAACTAAAAAATAAAGAACGTGAGCTAAATTGTGGTACTCGTTGAGGTGAATTATCTAAGTAATATAATATATCTTCTGCTGTTACGTCATTAATAGAAATATTTTTATAATCTGCCGCACGTTTCTGATAAATAGAATAAGAAGTTTTCATAAATAAATTTTTATCAACTTCATACATTCTACGTGGAGAACACAATCCATACTTCTTTATTGTTTTAATATTACCAGTAACTAAATGATAAACTTTTCTATTTTGTATAGTAACATATTCTTCAGATATGAACATCACTCTTTACCCTTTTTATTCTTCTCAATTTCCATATCAACCAATTTTTTCAAATATTTATTTAATGATTCCCAACATTTACGTTTACTTGGATTTTTATCTACTTTTGGATCATATTCTTTTTCACCATCATGAGGCGCTCTAAAATCACCTTTATTTTTACCCTTATCAATTTCAACAAGATGGGAGTTACCTTCTTCTTTATTTGGTATAAAAATAAAAAATGGATCACCATATTGTCGCAATTCATAAGCATAACCGTCTGCTAATTGACATCTAAAATAATGAACTGGATACTCCCAATCACCACCAGCAACCCACATTTCACATCTAAATTTACACTTAGAATGTTCCCATCTATCTTGTGGAATTGTAATATTTCTTTGTTCTTTATTAGTATCATTATTTTCTAAATCAAAAAAGACACCAAACGTCTTCATGGCTTCATGTACTTTATCATTCCATAAATTTCTGGAAAGCCAATATTCATAATGAAAAAAGTTTTTAATATATTCTTCTGATATAAACATTATGATGCCTTTTTGATATAATCATTATGAATTTTATTATCATTAATTTTGCTTGGACCAATTTTAAGCTTTACATCTTTGAATTTTATTTTCTCAATTATTCCTAAAAATTTTCTTATATTTCCAAGTGTGTCATTAAAATGCTTTATAATTTCTTCATAATAGATTATATAAATATTATCAAATTTATGATTTAAATCAACCCAATGCTTACAATGAATGTTATACCATTTTATTGGATTATGTTTTATATTTCTAAACCACTCACTTGTATGTTCTACAGTTTCATTAAGAGATGAATCAATTCTTCTAATCATTCTACTTTTTGATTTAATATTTTCAGACCACATATCACAATATCTTGTTGATATAAAATTTTCATAACTATCAATATCTAATCCATAACTATCTTTCATTCTGAATAATGATTTCAAAACAGCTTCTCTATTTCTAATTATATAAATATAACTTATATTTTTATCTATATCTTCTGGTTTAAGTAATTTATGATTTGTTTCTATTTTAATATTAATAAATTTTTCAAAATTTAATTTCAGTAACTGATTCAAATAATGGTTTCCACTTCGCTGATGTCCAAATACTTTTACAATTTCTCGCATTAAATTACCTCATTTTATCTATGTATTTTTTATTTATTACTTCATCATCAATTATTCTTGGACCAACTTTTTTATCTATATTTTTAAAACTCTTTCTTTTTCCTAAACCAAAAAAATCAGATATTCTATTCATAGTTCCATTAAAATTAATTATTAAATCTTCATAATGAATAATGCATATATTTTTGAATTCACTTTTTAAATCAACCCAATCCGATACATGTTTGTTATACCATTGTATAGGAGTATGTTTATTTTTCTTAAATCTATCACTAACATAATCAGATTTATTATTTCCATCTATTATAACATTTTTCGATTTTATATTTTCAGACCACATATCTCTGTATCTTGTTTTTTTAAATTCATTATAAGAAGAAACGTTCAAACCAAATCTATTTCTTAATTTATACATAGATTTCATAACTGGTCCAATTCTTCTAACAATATATACATAATAAACACAATATTGTACTTTGTCTCTGCTAAGTATCCCGTGTAAATCACTTTGTACTTCTACATCATCTCCAAAATTTAATTTTATTAAATTAGCTAAATAATTATTCCCACATCTTTGATGTCCAATAACTTTCACATCTATTTTCAATAATCTATCCTCTATAAGCTAATCTTTTTATAACTTGTTCGGCTTCCTTTTCACCAACTATCCCTTCAAACATCTCTTTAGACCATGCTAATATATCATCCATTCGAGTTGAAAGATTTGGTTCATTTCCAGTATCTAATGTATATGTATATATGTAAACATCATCCGTCTGACCAATGCGGTATATTCGATCTGTAGCTTGCTGCATATCTGCATCTCTCCAAGGCTTATTTATAAAGATGACAGTATTTGCTTCAACTAGCGTAACACCAGTTGAAAGTGTTTGAATTGTTGCAACAAGTGGATTAATTGTCTCATCGGCTTTAAATTTTCTTAATTCAGTTTTTATATTCTTACTTGTATCTCCATAAATCAATATTGGATCTTTTTTACATTTTCTTCTTAAATAACTATTTGCTTCTTTTAAAACGTCCACATAAGTTGTAAACATAACTGTTTTTTTCTTAGCATCATTTATTATTTTACAAGTTGGACTATTATTTATCATCTCTTTAAACATCGCTACTCTAAGTCTTGATAACAATCCACCTATGACTTCACCCATTATCTTCAAATCTACATATTTTACAGCAGATTTAGATTTATCAAATTTCTTTTTTAGTTCTGATGTTAATAATGGACGTAATACTTCTTTTTCGTAATTATTAGCCCAAGCAACTTTTTCTACAACTTTTTGATTCTGTCGATCATAACCTTTTTTAGTAAGATAATCGACTATTTTTCTATATTCTACAAAATCTGGATCATTATATGGTATTTGTGATCTAAGATACACAATACATTCATTGTAATCTGCTCTATATTTGTACATATTTTTGGCATAATATGCTTTTCTTTCAACTATAAAATCCATAACTTGTTTCTTAACAGATACAAGAGTAAAATCCATCCCATTACTTATTTTTATTTTTATTTCTTTTATAAATTTTTTTGGAAGCTTAAGAACTTCTGTCTTCAACTTCCTATGCATCATTATACCAAGTCTATTCTTAACAATATCGAGTGCAACTGGCACATTTACACCAAAAGCTTTTTTGAATACAACTTTGCTCTCATCATCGAAAAATGGATCAATGAGTTCAAGAACTGGTATAATTTCAGTTCCCAATGCTTTAATTGGAGTACCACTCATTAACAATATATCTTTACAATTTGTTAAATCGGCTATTTTCTTTAGATTTTGAACTCTCTTTGTTTTAGCATTTCTGAAATTATGACATTCATCAACAACTATACCAACATTTTTTGCTCTTCTTAAATATGGTAAAACATTTTTTAATTTATCTATGGATTCATAATTAACAATAAAAAAATCTGCTGGTTTTGGTCTATCAAATGGTAGCCATTTTTCTTTATGATCTTTAAATATATTATCAATCTCATTGCTCCAAACGGGTAACAAGGTACTTTTTGGAGCAATGATGATTACTACATCTTTATGTAACCCTTCCATTAAAAATAAAGATGTGGCAGTTTTTCCGAGGCCCATGTCAAATGCCAATATATATCCATTAAGAAGAAATTTTTGTTTTCTATCTTGATATAAATCAATAAACTTCTTCTGATGAGACATTGGAGTAAATAGCATTTTAGATATAGCCGAATAATCAATTATGGATGAAAAATTCTTAACAGTATTTGCCATCCATGTATCTCTATATATAAGTTCTCTTACTTTTGAATAGATGGGATAAGGTGGTAATATTGTCAGAAGATATACAAATTCTGGTAAGAAGAATTTATGAATTCTTAATTTACCAGTTCCAAAGAATAAGAAAGCATGATCAAAAACATTGGCAATTTTTATAGTATTATATTGCCTTTTTAGATCAGCTTTAAATATGTTTACTGGAAATTTAGAAACAGTAATATATTTACCAGCTTCTTTTATTTCTGGAGAAAACATAGTAAATTCTTCAATGTATTCTTCTGACAAGTATGTATACATAATTTATTACACCCTTTTATCTTTTTGTTCACATTCTTTTGAACAATAATCTTCATATCCAGATATAGCATCTATTAGTTTACATAAGTTATCACATCCTTTTCGAATGCAATAAACATCATTCCCATCAATTGCCATGAATCTGTCATAATATTCTTGATGACTACAATGAGTACCCTCATTGTAACCTTTAGTTAAATGATATAAAAACCAATATGAATCATCATATCTCTTTTTGCATATCTGACATATCATTTAAAATTTGTCCTCCAATAAGGTTTAGTTTTTTTGCCAGCGACCATAATCCATTCCACAACCAGTACTACAACATAAATTATATCCACGACCTAATGACAAAAATCTTGTTTCTTTTCCACATATGATATTTGCACACTCTCCTTCTCCATCTTCCTTATAAAAACGATCATAATATTCTTTAACTGAAATATTATGATCGTTTATTATATGCTTACTGATTTCTGATATATTTACAAATTTTTTTTCACATAGTTTACACTTTGTTTTATCATTCATAAATCTACCCTTTCTTATTTCGACTTAATCCCCATATTGATCCACACTTAGTACAACAGCAATTATTGTACCCTCTACCCAATGATAGAAAACTGTTCTTTCCACCTCCAACACAAAGATCGTTTTTACACTTATCTTCTCCATTTTCTTTAAAATATTTATCATAATAATCTTTAACTTTCATATTATGTTCTTTTGTTACATGTCTACTTGTAGCAGCTACATTTTTAAACTCTTTTCCACACTCTCTACATTTTAACTTATTCATACAATTTCTCCTTATAAATTCACTATATATTAAGTAATAACACTATAGAAAATTTGTACTTTCTATAGTGTGCTATATATATGGCTCTGATACATATATGTAGTTAATAAAAGCACCCGTTGTCAAGATTGGTGCCCTGACCGTAAACCCGAATGGGATCATGGATATCAGAGAGTACATGGTCCTATACGAGAAATTGGCGTGAAGTATGTGCGCCAGAGCATTTACCGAATTATTCGGGTAATAAGTAAATGCTTGTTTTTTTCACAAATTTAACATCTTATTCTCTAATTCACATATTGCTGATCTGAAATCACATTCATTTGTTTCATTATATTCATTCATCATTTCTATTAATTTTGTTCCGTCTATTTGCTCAAATTCTAATGTAATAGATTTGCTATCAAAACAATCATTTATATATATTTTAGTACAATTTAAAAACTCATCTATTCTCCAATAAAGACAACATTCTTGTTCATTTGGATTATCTTTATTAGTCATATCATATATTAAATATATTGGAAAAGTTAACTGTCGAGTTTTGAATGTAGGTACATTTTCAGTGTATTGAATTTCTTTAGTTATCATCATTAGAATCAATCGCTTTCAATATTATTTTTTTAAGAACTATTATTAATTTAACTCGTTGTTTAAATCTTTCCATATGATCCATATAATCTTCAAATGTGACAAACTTTTTTCCACACCCAATACATTTATTACATGTAATATTATTTTTTATTAGATTCTTTATATCTTTATTTCTCATAACAGTTAGAATTTTCCAAAATTGAAGATGGTCTTATCTTTTTTTATTGATTTTTTTATAATTATTCCATTCGAATCACTACATTCTAATTCAGAATTATCATCATCAACTTCTTTAATAATACATTCTAATTCTTCTTTACTATTTTTTCTTTTTGATTCTATAATATCATGTTTATCAGCAAATTCTTTTATATTTAATACATATATATTTGGTTTAGATAGCTTTAGTTTTAATCTACGTAACTCTTTATCCTTATTCTCTTTAGTAGATCTTTTTATTTTTTCAATTATTACAGGAGATTTTGCAGGATTATCTACTCCATATTTTTTTAATGAAACAGATTTTTGTTTCTTTTTGTACTCTTTATCTAATTTAGCACATACTCCAAGATGAGTACATGTCCTATAATATCCTGCCGTTACTCTACCAGTAAAAGTAACATCTCGACCACATACTGAACATATTTTCTCATCTTCATACTTCGTTAAATATTTATCATAGTATTCTTTAGCAGTAATTTTATGACATAGATATGTATGACCACCAATCTTCTTTATATTTTCCTTTCCGCATATTTGACATACTTTCTTATTATGCTCTATTTCTTCATCAGTTCTTATCTGAACATGTTTTGGAAAGTGTTCATTGCAATATAATTTATATGATTTATCACCATTAATTGTTATAAATTCAGTTTCATTATTACAACCATCAATAGCACATATTCCTTCTCCATCGTTCTTCATATATCGGATATAATATTTTTCAAGAGTTGGATGATATTTTGTCCATCTTGTTACATGTTTCTTAAAATCAGTCCAATTAGTTGCTTCATATCCACAAACTCTACATTTATGAACAACATCTTCGGGATTACGTTTCTTATAACTACCTTGTGTCACAGCAAATCACATCCTTTTTATTTATTAAAAAATAATTTAAGTTGCTTAAGTTGAAAATTCATAAATGATACAGACATTCTATAATTAAGAAGAATCATTTCTTTAACTATATATCTTATATCCTTTTCATCTTTATTTTTATCTTCGAGTAAATATTTATTTACGTTTTCCATTTAAATCACTTCTCCCATGTATAAACTAAATTTCCACAATCATAAATTCTATAATATCCATTTAATTGCATATTCTCATACTCTGTTAATTTATTATCAAAAGTCTCTAATTTATCTTTTAATTTGTGTTTTTGATATTTAATTCTCGATTCACGTATATTACTACTATTAACGTAAAAATAATTTGGTCTACTAATATCAATTAAATCAAACCCAATTTTTGAATAAAAGCCATCTGTAGAAAATCTCATATTACAATATGAAATAATAGAATAAATAGAATAATTTGAAATAAAATATTTGAATAATTTTGATGCTCCACCAATAACAGTAGTAAATAATTTATTGCAAAATCGTATTAGTTCATAATTATATTTCTTATTAAATCTTGATTTACCAAATGTCATTATTGATATAAGTTCATCTTCATAATATAATCCAATAGCTATTTTTGATCCAACGTATCCGCTTATATGATTATTATCTAAAAATGTTATTTCATCTTTTTTAGATACTTCTCTTATTTCACATTTTCTTCCATATATTCTATTTTCTATTTTACCCATTCTATAAAGCAACATAGACTTTATTATTTCTGATTTGGAATACCACTCATCTTCAAAAATATGAATAAGATTAATCCCAACAGCTAAAGCATTTAGTGTTTTATTAAGATGATAATCTTTATTTATAATATATTCACTATGCCAGTATAACCCATCAAATTCTATACCAATATTAAATTCTGGTAAAAATATATCTATTTCTTTTCCATCTTCTAATATAGATCTACTATTATTTATAACTTCTGTATATTGTTCACAAAATTCAGATATTTCTCTTTCACCTATTGATGTACCATGAGACGGATAACATGTATAACATCTTGGAATTAACCCATTTGTTATTCTACCATTAAAAATAGAATCACATTTTTTACATTTAAATGTGTACTCTTGACCATCTGAAAAACCATCAAAATCATCTATAGTAAATAATGGTTCAACTTTGGATAATATAGTTTTATTACTCATTAATCTGTTAAACCAATATTTTTGAATTTTTTCTTTATATTCGTTTGATTGTGAATAGTTTCTTACTCCATATCTCTTCATATTTGTTTTTCTAACTTTATCATAAATTTCTTTGTTTTTAGCTGGATATTCTATACCATATCGTTCTAAATTAATTTCTTTAATTCGCTTCTTTATTTTGTCAGACATAAACACATTATCTACACCATATCGCTCTAAATTAGTTTTCTTTATTTTATCTTTTATTTCTTTATTCTGAATCGGATATTCTACACCATATCTTTTAATATTAGTCTGTCTTATTTTTTCTTGAACTTCTGGAACTGAAAGAGTTGACTTAACACCATATCTATCCGTATTTGTTTGTTCAATTTTTTTTCTTACTTCTTCTGAAGAAAGACCAAATTCAGTACCATACCGTTCTAAATTAGTTTTCTTTATTTTATCTTTTATTTCTTTATTTTGTAATGGGTTTTCTACACCATATCGATCTATATTAGTTTTCTTTATTTTATTTTTTATTTCTTTATTTTGAATTGGATATTCTGCACCATATTTTTTAATCATTGATTTCTTTCTTTTTTCTTGAAAAGAATCTATCATAAACACATTTTCTACACCATGTCGTTCTATATTAGTCTTCTTCATTTTTTCTTGAACTTGTTTAGACTTTCCAGGATTATCTACACCATATCGCTCTATATTAGTTTTCTTTATTTTATCTTTTATTTCTTTATTTTGAATCGATATTTCAACACCATATCGTCTAACCATTGTTTGTTTTCGTTTTTCTTGAACTTCTTTATTTGATAATGGGTTTTCAACACCATATTTTTCTAAACAAGTCCTTTTTACTTTTTTTTGAATATCTTTATTTTTTAATGGGTTATCTACTCCATAATTTTTAATAAATGTTTGTTTTCGTTTTTCTTGAACTTCTTTATTTGATAATGGGTTTTCAACACCATATTTTTCTAAATTAGTTTGTTTTCTTTTATTTATAGTTTCTTTACTCATTCTTAAACATTTTCTATTTGGACAATATTTAGAATAACCTCGCCCCATAGATTTAAAATCTGTTTCTGATCCACAAGTTGGACATATCCCTTCATTCTCATCAATTTTTATATATTTATCATAATATTCTCTTACAGTTATCCCATTATGTCGTACATTATCATTTTTAATAGCATGAGCAATATGTCTCGATAAACCCAATACTTTTTCAAATTCTCTTCCACAAATTTCACATTTTACAGTCATAATATAACTCTCCTTATATATTAAACAATGAAAAAATAATGATGAGAACATCTCTTTATTATTTAATATATATGGTAATTTTTAATACAATGGTTCTCCAAATAATACTTTTTCAATTTGAGATGATGGAGCACGATCCTCACATAGCCCACTTTGCAACCCCACAGAAAAATTTTCGAGGGCTACGCCAAGGGGCCATGACATCATTCCTGGCAATCTCTTAATTGAATAAAAATCTGGATCAAATGGTTCAACCAATCTTGCTGGTTTTTGTGGATTACGCTTTGCTCTCAATACATTTGAAATAATAGTTTCTAAATGAACTGAATCCCATGATCCAACAACACTTAACTGTTTATAAAATTTCTTATATATACCGGGAATACTTGACCACGGAGACTTTCCAGCAACCAACCCATCAAGATTCTGAGCCAATTTTGAAAAATCTTCTCTTATTGATTCAATTCTAAATAATTTATCTCCTTTTGCGTACATACAAGATATTATATTATCATTATCTTCTCGTTCTTCTGGAATATATATTTTAACTGGTTGTTCTATTTCAACATTTATTTCAAACCCATCTAAAGATAATGTAAAATGACCAACTACTAATTTTATAAAACCATGTTCTTCGACTATTCTATTTGATGGTATAGTTGAATTATATATATTTTTATCTATTCTTATAGTTGCAAATTCAGAATCATTGAATAAGTCATCTTCCTTCTGATGAACTAATGATTTAACTTTTTGCAACATATCATCATTTAAATTATCCATAATTTCATTTATAATATCAACTCTATTTAATATAACAGCACCACCAAGATGAAATGCTTTCATTATGCGCTCTGAAAGGCTGGTGCAGGTCATACTAGCCAGAATACCTACATTTTTACTCTTCAATTGTTTCAATAAATCACCATAACAAATTCTACAAATCTTTTGTGATCTACAGAATATTGGAGATCTTAATTTTATAACATTTCCAATCATTTTTTCATTAATGGGAATTATCTTATTACTATTATTATATACATATCTTCCAGGCATTCTTTTCATCAATTCATTAGTTAGTTTGATATCTAATGTTCTTGGAGTATCACAATCACCAATATTTATATCTGCTTCAACATTCGCCATTAAGAAGATAAATTTTCTATAAGCATATCCACCGTTAGCGGTGTTTAATGCTCTATCAATTATACCCTTCCTTCCAGCAGCAGACACTTTAAAATATTCTTCTGGAGAATAACCATCAGAAATACTGGTAGAAATTGCTGGTATAACATTTCCCATTGGGTCTGATGTTAATCCCTTCGCAACCATTAATTGACGTATCTGATTACTCCCTTTAGCTCCACCACTTTTAACCATATAAAAAATATCGCTATGATTTTTTTCAAGATATTTCAACATTTCAGATTCCATTTCATTCTGAATATCCATTTGTCTGGCAATATCTTCTTCATTGGCTAATTTTTGTTTAAGTTTAATAAGTTTTGGATTTAATTTCATCATATCGATAGACATAGTTTTTGGGTATACAGTAGCATAAAAAAATCCAATTCTCATTAATTTATCAATTGTAGTGGCATTGTCTTGAATACTTTTTTCTAATATACCTGCAAGTATTCCATTTAATTTCTTTTTATCAATTGGTTCATTAACAAATGGAATATATTTTGGTAAATTACTATTAAATACAACTCTACCAGCAGTTGTTTCTATATCATTGAATTTAACACGTTGATCAATGGGTAACGTATTCGCTTCATCTGCTTTTTTTATAGTTTTGATTTGAGATTTTTTATTCTCATCATATGTAAGAGTGAAAATACCAGTCAACATTTCTTTTGATAACTCAAAATTTGGTTTATTTAATCCTTCTATACCATATGTAGAAATCATTTTATCTTTGACTTCTTTTTGGGCTTCATTTGAAATTGGATGATAAACAGCCATTGTATCTTGAATAAATAAACCATCATGAGTTGCAAATGTATAGAAATCATCTACTGTTAAATCATATCCAGTTGTTTCATCTGGATCATACTCTATATTAACTTCTGAAACTGGTATTAATTCTAATCCCATTTCTTGCAGTTTTTGTATAGATATATCATTTAAATGATTTGATTTAGTATTATTATTTTCTTTGATTAAATATCTATTATTAAGATTTTCCAACAAGTCTATAGGAGAAATTTTCTTAATCTGTTTATCATTATCGTCATAAACGATTAATGAATGATCTGAAGAAGCATGAATCGTTTCAAATCTATCTTTTGTATCTTCTATCTTGTATAATTTTATAAATTCGTGGATAGAATATTCAGAAACATTTTTCATCTCAACATTGCCAGTTTCAATATCAATGGCTTTTATTTTTACAGTATAACCTTTTTTAGGCTTATATTTCGATACCAATATACCATTTCTTTTTTCTTCTTTACTGTAAAACTCAAATGCATTAGTAACAGATAAAATTTCTCCTATATGACATTCGTGATTCACAGTATGTCCTGTTTCGTTTTTCTCAAATTTACAAGTGCATCGAAGTCTGCACCTAACGGTGTCACCATCAAAATCTGCGCCAAACCCACCGACGATAGCAGGATGTATTTCCATAGTACTACCATCAACTATTTTAGCATACATACCCTGCATACGACGTGATCCCACATTTGGGTCGCGTTTTATAATTACGACTCTCCCTTTATCTTCTATCTCCGTCTTAGCAACTTTAAATATTACATCTTTTACAATTTTTGGAACTTTATACCCTTGACTCATCATTAACAATATGTTTCTTGCTTCTTCCGTTGTTATTTTCTCAACCGCCATATTTAGACCTCTCATTGTTTAAATAGCGTTGTTGTAACTATATATATTATTATCTTATTTTATTTAGATTATATTAATATATTCATTTGTAGTTTGTCCTTCATATTTCCTTAATTTTATTAAAAAAATAAAGCGTATCTATTATAAAATAGATACGCTTTATTAAATTATCTGAACTTTTATTTATGTATTATATCGGAAGTTGTTTATATGGGAGTCCAGCCATTCGTCCAGCACCACGACCAGGACCATTTGGGAATAGTTCATAAATATGCATTAACTTAAATCCAGTTTTACGAAATATTGTTCTTAAACGTGGTGGTCTATTATATTTAGAGTAATAACTTCGAATAAAATGAATTACTTTCCAATGATCTTCAGTTATTTTATCTATATCTTCTTCAAGAGCAACATATTCAGCCCATTCTATAGACCAATCATTAAAATCAGCTAAAAAATATAAGCCACTATTTGGGCAAACAATAGCATCAAATAATTTTCGTTTATATTTTACAGTAACAGACATTTCAGTTAAGTATTGTTCTGATATAAACATTTTTTATTATTCTCATTTTAAATTATATATTTGGCATTATCTAATTCTGCTTTAAAATCTCGTCTTGGTTTTACCCTTCCAGATTTTATTCCTTGCAGATATTTTTTATCATGTTTTAATCGTATTTTTGATGCTCTAAGAAGATTACGTGATACATTGTGACATTCCGATTTATATTTATTATATTGACAAACTTCCTCTATACCTTCCTCCTCTATAACAGCTATTATTCCTTCTAAATATTCAATACGTGCTTCAAGAACACATGCAGTCTTTTGAATATTTTCTTCATCGTAATCCATTTTTATTTCAGTATCATTACCAATTGGAATATTTGCTTTCATCGTTGTATCTCGATGATCTCTTTTACAATGCCAAATATATTCATAATAATCTTGATTTAATTCTACCATTCGTGGATGTCTTGGATTATGATCATAGAATACTTTCTTTAACCATTCCCAAAATTTTCCTTCACTTAAATTTATTTTTTCATTGATGCATTCTTCTGATAAAAACATAAATCACCCATTTTATTTATTATATAATTACTATTAATTATTTATGGATTTGTTGTAATCGTTATCGATATATTAATCTGAATTCCAGATGGACTTGATAATGGAATAGTAGTTGATACTTCTTCTGAATAAAAACTTCTTACTTCTCCAGATTTGGCTCTAACTGCATAAAATGTCTGTTTTCCATTATCTACATTTTCTATAACGCATGTTTTCTCAGTCACAAGTAATTCTGAATTTGTGGTTGGATTAAATTGGTATACAAACTCTTCACCGTTTCCACCTCTACCCTCGTATCCCCAAAACACTTCCCATTCCGTAATATTTTCTTCCGATTCATTTGGTTGATTCCATGTTAATGTTACAGTTGCAGCAAATAATGGGGAAACCATAAAACAAACAACAATAATCGGCAATAAAATTAATGTAAAATTTAATTTCTTCATTTCTTTAATCCTTTCTTACCAGTGTTTATACTATTGACATTAACTAATAAAAATGTTTGTTATATTGACAATAAAATAGATGACTTATCACTCTGAAGACCTTTTTCACTATATGCAGTTATATCTATTTGATATTTTCCTTTTTTTAAAAAATTTAAACTTAATCTTGATTGACCAAATGTATTACATCTATTAACTGGCACATGTTCTCTTATTCTGTGTTCATTATCACTTACTCTCGTCCATTTTACAAAATAATCTACATCATCTTCATGACTTTCCCATACTAATACGTTATCATCTACTAACTTATCATAAATGTGACGTTCTTTAAAAAAATCCATCATTACGATTATCCTTTATTTTTTATAATTGCTCCACTCTACAAACACCAGTTGTATTATCATCAATTAAAAAATCAATAGGCCAAAGTTCGTATGGACTCTTACCATTAAATTTATGTTTATATCCGGCATACCAATAACCCAATGCAATAATAGAAGAACAAAAAAGTGGTCTTTGTAAATTATCTACTTCTTTTTTCTCCAATGGTTCATTTCTAAAAAATGGAAATAGTTTCTTTCGTGTAAAAACATTCCATATAGTTTTCAATAAATCAGAAGAATTATATTCAAGTCCAAGTCTATTTAAACAAAAATCTATAGCTTTTCTTTTTTGTGTAAGTGTAGCATCATTTATTCTAATTAAACATAATTCATGTCGTTCAATTAATAAATTTCTTAATTGATATGTTCTAAGAAAATTTTCATCAACTGTATTGACTGCCTTAACTCCATATCCAATAATAGTCTTATTATCAGCAACAATTTTTGAAGTAGTATATGGTGATCGTTGAACAGATGCAATTATCTTAGATGTTCTTACCGTTTTCAGTTCTCTTGGCGAAAATCCAAGAACAATATCTCCTGGCTCAACATTGCCAATGAAATCTTTTTTAGTAACAGTTGGGATATTATTTATTAATTTTTTAACGTATGGCGTTACGAAATAAGATAATTCATTTAAATACTGTTCTGATATATACATTTTTTAATCGCCTTTATTATTACGTTAAATCAGGAAGTAATTCTTTACCCAAAAATGATTTAACTTCTTCATGAAATTCATCTGGTATATCTTTGGAATACGGAGAATTTACTATACCATATATCAAATTTGGTTCAAATAAACCACACGCCGTATTAAGTGGTATTCCAACTTCACCAAGTTTAAGATTTGGATTTGGTGATATAACAGATCGAGCAGAAAAATCTACTCGTTTACCAAGCATCATTCTTCTTATTATACCGTGTTTTTTACTCACTTTCGATTTAACCCATTCAAACAATTCTTTCATATACATCTGCATTTTATAGCTAAGTATGTCAAATAATGGTCCAGATACACTTTTTAATTGATTAGATAATATTATAATACTTTTATATATATCATTTAACTCATCGATTGTTGGTCGATCATCCGATTCTGAATAAAATATTGGTCTATAGTCTGGTGCAATAACTATCAATTTATTTATAAAAAATGTATTATTCTTAATATTTTTTTCTAAAACACTAACTACCTTATTTCTATTACCTTTTGATCCTTCTTCTGCTCTTCTAAATTTTATTTTATCTATATTTTTAACAAAACTTGAAAATCCAGTTAATTCCCCTTCTTCGTCTTGAACAAGTTCACCTGTCTCTTCATTTATAGTAAACATTTCTTCATTAGATATTAGTTTAACAATTTTTTTCTCTATTTGTTTAGATACAATATCATAAAATACTGGATGTATTACATTACAGTTCAAATCAATCCACGACATCGAATTTCTTCTTTCCGGTGAACCGTCTAATCCAAATATTTCTTCGCTATGTAACCCTTCTGGATGTGGTGTATAAGATTTACCCATGAATATTTGAGGACTCGTTATCGGACCCTTCAATTTTCCTTCACGAATAAACTTATTTACATTTATTACATTTATCATATCAATTAACCTATTCGCCTATTTTTATGAGTGTTTTTTTCATACCTTTATTCAATATATTTTTTAATGCATTATCTATCTTATAAGATACTGGATAAGTATTCGTTCTTTTTTCAATTCTATTTATATAAACTTTTAATTTATCAATTATTTTTTGATACTTACTTTTATTTTGAGCTATTGATCTCTGTCTTCTTGCTGCTGCTAAACTTCTTTTTAATGTAGACATAGATACAGCGTTATATTGATTAACTATTGGAAATCTTGGTGTTCCATTTTTACCAACAGCTAAAAATGATTTTGGATTGGTTGAATGTAATCTTACTCTATTCGATTTCTTACTCATAAATTCTTGTTCTGTAATAATTCCTTTACTACGCACAATATCTTTTAATATATCTATTTCTTTCATATATTCTCCTTTATATACAAATTTACAGTTTGTCCTTCATTTTTACACATTTTTCAAAAAAAAATAAATGGGCATGAATTAACTTAAGAATTCATGCCCATTCATTTACGCAGTTTCTTCTTCATCTTGGTTTATATAAAATGAAGATCTGTGTCTGACCAATTCTCTAATTAGAGGACTTCTTACATCATCAAACCTTCCTCTTACATGATTAACAACATCATGTAATTTTAGTTCAAACGTTCGCAGATTTTGAATATTTTGATTGGACGATCCAAGTAATCCATAATTGAATGTGATAACTGACTTAACTATCTTTAAAAGTTTTTCCAGTTCACCATCATATTCGTTTAATGCTATAGTACATATATTTATATAAGCTGAATCAAAGAATCTTTTTCTAAAATCATCATTTAATTGATGTATGTACTTCCCTTCTTCTGGAAGTTGGCCTGTAAAATATAATTTGAATCTTCCTTCTATAAAATCAAATATAGTTTTCAATCTCTCTCCACCATATATACAAATATATTTTTTAACTTCACCACCACCAGATCTTTCTTTAATGAAAACCATACTTCCTATAGAAAATCCATATACAAGAGATCTTATAACATTTAATTTATATTCATTATCTAATCCATCAGTATTAACATTAGAAAAATCGATATTGTGTTCTATACATCTTTTATACAACTCACTAATTGATCGATTTGAAAAAGAATACATGTTAAATAAACTAGAAGTTATTACTTTACATGAATCTTCTTCCGAAACATTATCTGAATCAAGAGGTATTGGGTTTATATACGACCATATTACCCATTTCTCATAATTTTGATTATTATAGTAATGATACCCATATGATTTTTTGAGTTTACAATGATAAAATTTAAAATCGTCGGAAACTCCAATAACTTCATATATTAAACTTGGGGTTAATAATGATTTATACTTTCTTCCAATAATTAATTTTCTGGTTGGTGTTGCGACATTAAATTTTTTAAGTTTTTCAAATTGGATATCAAGCTCTTTTTGCTTTTTATCTTTAAGATATTGTTTATATCTTGGTTGTTCACTATTCTTCTTTAAAACTTCGAAAATATTGGTTTCGTTATCATATCTTTTAACTTCCAATCCAAAACCAGCTAAAAAGTTAATCATATCTCCCTGATACTTTTTAGAACACTTTATGGTTGCTCCTTTATCTAACCATTGAGTTTTACTTGCCAATTTTGGAATATCATCATAATTTCTTTTCGATATAAATAAGTTTGGTTTACGAGTCATAATAAATTCCTTTAATGATTAATTATATTTTCACTTGGTAAATTAGACATCATCATACATGTCCAAATACACCCTCTACATAACTTCTTATAATCAGAAATTAATCCAGCTTCAACACTACCATTAAGATTAACTCTAATTATATCTTTATAACTATTTTTAACAGAATCAACGCCCCTTATCCGATAACACAATCTAACAGCACCATCTGAATCAATTGTTATATTGTTTATATTACCTATTTTAATATTACATCTCATGGTACATGGTAACTTGGAATATATAACTGGCAATAATTGATCTTTCATATGTATTTTAAAATTAGAATTTATCAAACTTTTAAATATTTCAAATGTTTCTGGTGATTTTTGAACTGCTCTAGAATAATCACGTATATTTGAAAAATCATAATTTTTAGATTTGCATATATCTAATGTTGTTATATCTGTAGTTATACCATTATTATCTAATATCTTAACAGTTTCTATCAGATATTTAATATTATCATTATCTACTGTAACTTCGGCAACAATATCATCAACTAAATCTTTATCTTTCAACCATTTTAATACTTTAAACCCATTGTTTGTTTTATGTATAATACTTTTATCTGAACTATCTATTATGGGATCTACACTTGCAGTGAACCCTTTCAACTTTCCACATTTATTAAGTAAATCATCTATTAATGGGATAACTTGTTCTGAACAATTTGATATTATTGTATATGGTGCATTGATATAATTAAGATAATTAACTATTTTATATAAATTTTTATAGAATAAAGGTTCACCGCCAACTAATATGAAAAATGTATTTTCATTTCTGGTATTAAAATATCTTATAATATCTTTCCATTCATTATAATCTAATTCATTTTCATAAAAATATTCTTTATCTGGATATGGTGAATTCTCATAACTTAAATTTCCAGATAATCTACAATAGTTACAACTCAGATTACATTTTCTTGTTAGTATCAAATTAACTATTTTAATATCATTGTCTTTTATAATTGACATTTTTCAAATCCCTTATTTTTACCATATATATAAAATTAATGAATCTGTTTGAAAAACAGTAGAAACTTAATAATACAAATCTGCTTTGTCTTTTAATTTTTCAAATAATGGATTTAAAGAACCAGAATATAATCCTGTGAAAAAATTAGTTATATCATGTTCCAAATCAAGATAAGTAATTTTAGTTAATCTTTTTCCAGTTATTAAATTTATCAAGTTCTTTTTAGAAGCTGACAAAACTCCACATATACTACTCATTATATCAAATTTAACAACTGCTGATTTAAATCCAAATATATTACTATTTTCATCGTTTATTATAAATTCAAGATTTCTTATTTTATAGCTACTTCTTGTGGACATGAATGCTTGTTCTGTTCTATTTGGACAAGATATCATATACTTTAGTATTATAGGAAATCTATTTTTAAATTGATCTTTTGATATATAATGTATAAAGACTCCCAATAATAAAGCATGTTTTGGTGGACATGTTAAAAGATATTTATAAGGTATATCTAATATCTTTGATATAATGGGCATTATAAGTAATTTGATATTTGGAGTTAAAACATTTATTTGATCAAGTCTATCTCTTATTTCATCAAATTGATCATGTGTAACATTGTACTCATGTTCTAATAGATCCATACCTATTTTTGCACCCTTTATTATTGTATCATTACAACAATAAATATAAAACGCATCTTTAGATAAAGATGATCCATAAAGATCATTAGAGTCACCATATGATTCTCCATATAAGAACTTATCTTTATACTGAGATTTCATTAACCATTTAATACTATCATCTATAATTGATACAATGTAGGGAATTGGATTTCTACCAATTGTTATAATAGATAATATATTTGTCATAACATAATTAAATATTGTCATAACAAATGATTCTGGTGTTTCAAATATTGCATTTTTCACCCATTCCCACATGTATCTGTCAGTTATTGCAGATCTATAAATTCTTGATCTTACTAATTGAAATATTTTTGTTGTTGTATCTAATTGCACACATGGAGTTATTAATTTTTCATATATAGATTTATAAACATTTTCGTTTATTCGTATTTGTTCATCATATGCATACATAGATAATAATTTCAGACATGTAGATACAATACTTATTGCTCTTAAATCATTTTCATAGAACATAATTGATGTCTTATTTGATTTAGATATATTTACAAACTCACTAAAATCAACTTTTTTACCATCTACATATTCTATTGAATATTGTAGCAATTTTATTGTATTATCAAGTATTATCTCTGCATTATATCCATCTTCAATATATTTAGACAATAATTCAGAATACCAATCTCCAAATTCATCGATGTCATTACTCATATCTTCTATAGTTTCAACAACAACTTTGAATTTATTGGTTATTGTATTTGGTTTAAATGATAATTCTACTAATTGTTCATTTCCCAAAAAAACTTTCCATTTTCTTTTTTCTTTTTTCTTTTTTACAAATCTTAACATAAATCTCCTTTTCATATAGAAATAGTTCTAAATAAAGTTAATAACTTTAATTTCTCTTCAGATTCTAATGTTTTATTGAATAAAATCAATAAACGCAAATGATTATAATAATCATTTGGTGATTCTTCAAGATGATCATTATCTACAACGATCTTCATAAATTCATATATATCAGTTAATAATAATATTATTGATTCTCTTTTAACTTCTTCGCAACAAGATTCATCAATAACAACATTTATCAATTCTAATGTTAATTTTATATCTTCAAAATTCATAAAAATAAAAAAGATCCTTTATATAAAAAGAAACAATTAGTTAAAAAAATGGTTAAGAGCATGAAGATATTCAGTCGGAGAAGGACCCATTCCCCACCACCAGAGAATAGACCCAGAAAACTGAAATTAACCCACCCGTGACCACCACGGGCTGACCAAGGTTCTCCACACTCTTAACCAAACATTATCATATAAATCCAACAATGTTATTATTTAATATATATAGTTAATTAAAGATTTTTCCTTACGTATTGCATACCCTTTCTTGAGTACTTGTCCATTAGTTTCTTTTTAATTTCAAGTCTCATTGTATTGTATCTTTTATATTTTTTGTATAATGGATCATTTTTCTCTTTGGCTATTCTTAACGCTTGAACGCCAGCTTGTTGCTTTAGTTTAGTTCTTTTAGTTACTTTTGTTGTACTTGCAGTTAATTCAGACAGAAATAACTTCTCATCATCATCTTCCATTAATTCATTTGTTTGAATGTTATCTTTATACAATTCTTCTAATTTATCTTTATCCATTTTATTAACCTCTTGTTTTTGATCTATTTAATGGTATGCGTTTATGTACAGATCTTAGATTATTAAGTATTTTACCCATATCAATGAATTGACCAGGACAACTACAAGAGTCGTCATCTGATAATGTAGAATGGAATAAAATATTAAATTCTTGTAATCTAAAAGATCGTAATAATGGGGATAATAATCTATAAGTTAAAACTCTATAAAATCTATTCATTGGCATATCTTCATTATAATTTCCCATAAAACCAATATGAATATCTTTATGAAAACTTTCATCTATATCATCATAAACACATAACGTTCCAAGAGGCTGACTTACGATAACTTGAAAATCATTTTTAAATCTATCTATTATAAAATTAAATCCAGTTTCTCTTTTACTTTGTCTATAACTATCAAGTGAATATTTTGGTGATTGTAAACGAGAATTATCAAAATCATACTCATCACTTATTTCTTTACAGGCAACATGGTGCAATATTATATTTTGTGGTAGTTTATTTGCTAATTTGTAATTATTTAGTATTAATGGTATTGCCATTTAAATCACCTTTCTCAGTCAAGTATAGTATCACTTGATCCAACTACTTCAATTGCAATTGGTGAAGATATATCACCTATTCTTGCTATACCTTTACCATTTGCAATAACATCTGGTGAACCAGTTATCTGAATAGCCATAGGGATATGAACATCTCCAATTCTATGTGCACCACGACTATTTATAATTACATCACTTGATCCACCAATATCAATTAATGGTGGGACATGAAGATCTCCAATTCTACAGGCTCCTGGCATTTATTTTTTGTCCTCTCATATTTAACATTACAGTGTTACAACCCATTCGTTGCAATATTCTGTAAGTGTATATATATTATTTATTTTCTGTCTTTTTAAATTCTGAAATGCTTCGATGTAATCATTTTTGAAATTTGGCATACCAACATTATCTAATATTTCTACTATCTGTTCATTACCAATAGCAAGAGTTTTATTATTCAATTCATTATTTATAGTTCTAAATCTTATATTTAATATAGCAAATCTTTCAACAGATAATACTCCTGGTCCTGGTCCTGGTCCTCTTGATATTAAATTATTTCTATCTCTTACTGTACTAATACCAGAAGTTTCACCACATTCTCCAGAATCGGTAAATCTACAAAATGCAAATGGTTTAAAACATTCTTCGGGTGTACCATAATAATCACCATACGTGTTTATATCATGACCATCTATAGCAGTATATTTTGATATATATCCATCTCCTGGCGCATTACTAACAGGTTCAGCATAAAAATCATTCCATCCACCAGATACTGCATCTGGAGCATCTGCCCAATTATATGGCCAAAAATTAGAAGGATCTCCACACCCCGGATTAGATGGATCTGGATCTTGATATTCATCATCACTTTCTCCTGCACGATGATCTCCAGGCCATATTACTGTTGGATCAGTTAGATATGTACAAATCCAACCAGTCGCTATTTGTGCCCAATGTTTCCATATTCTTTTTTTATAAGAAAACACTGTATCTGAATTTGTTGGAATAACAAGTGGTTCTGGTATAGCTATACTACAACCATAACATGGTGTACAATCAGATACAACTGGTGGAGAATCTCCAGCACCATAACAATATGGATCATCAGAAGATCCTGGTGACGCAAATTTCGCATTTGTTGGAGATAGCGTTCCATTTGGACCAAACGATGGATGTATTTTCATACCAGTACACCAAGGTTTAACTTTACCACAATTCATCGGTTTTAATGCTCTACCAAGTTCAGTTCTTGATTGCTCTGTATTAGAACCACATCTTGGACAACCAGATATATATGCATCAACCCAACTATCATATTCGAATTCACATGTATTACATTTACTAATATCATGTGATCTTCTTTTTACACTTTGCGTATCGTCTTCAAGTGGTTCTCCTGGAATATCAGATGGTTCTGGAATCGTTGTACCTTCACCACTTCCACCTTTGCAACACTCATTCTGTGGTGGAACATGATTTCGTTGTGGCATAAATGCTATTGATAATAATTTTACTTCATCTGCTAAAGTACCATTTAATTTTGGTTCAATTCCAACGAATGACAAAGATAAATTATCAAGAGCATCATTAAGCCAATATAAAGGATTACCTTGGGATACAGGTGTTGCTAATGATGTAGAATAACCAGATCTATCCATTTTAAATATCATACTGTAATATCTGAGTAATAAAAATGGTATAGTATCACCTTCTACATCAACTATTCCAAATGTCGAATAATCTACTTGTGTTTGTGCTACTCCAAATTTACTCTCTTCATCTTGCAACGTTGTATCTGGAAGAACACTTTCATTCGAAGAATTATGATGATAATAAACCATTGGAATAAAACCAGATTCCCAATCATGAGGATCATCTTGATTAGGACTAAATGTAAGATTTGAATCTATAAATGCTGTAGAATCTGTACACAATGGTCTTACCCATATAGTTTCCTCATTTAGTATAGATACATTTGATCCGCTACATTCACTACATGTAGCAGTATCAGAATTTGTCTCACAATCATCACACCAATATGGAAAAGGCCATATTGGTTCATCAGTATTTGGATCTTTGTACATTACAGATCTTTTTCCAAGACCTGGAGGAGGATCATCTGTATTATCCATAGTCGGATGTATGGTTCCACTCGTATGTGCGTATTTACATATCCATATATGACCAGGAGAACCATACGTATCATAATGATCCATAGCTGAAGTAAAACTGAAAGTAGATGTGTCATATAATCCAGCAACAACGGTTCCAGGTTTAACAGAAGTTATCATATCCCATTTTTCATATCTTGTATTTGGACGCCATGTTTTAGCTAATGATAATTGATCTCTTGTAGTAACATTTGGATCGGTTGTTAATACACTATATACTAAATCATGTAATTCATCATATAATTTTTCTCTATATGCTATTTTTGAATCAAGTTCACTTCTCATTTTTTGAGACGCATCTCTAATTCCATCAAGTTGAATAAGTGGTGAAATAAATCCACTTAATGAGTTCTCAGCACTTACGACTTCCTCATCTACACAATTTGAAGCAACTTTGAATAAATAATCAGATGGAACATCTAATTCATTATTTGCTTTTTTAGTAAGATATAATTGATATATTTCTTCTGTTTGATCAGTTGTTAATAAAGGTGGTCTAAGTATAATTGGAAAATCGAAATCTTGATTTTGATATCCAGTATCAAGATTTATCATCATTGAAAAATTAACCATTTGAACTACTCGTTTATTAATTTCTTCACTATATGACATTTCATTTCCAATTAATTTGTCTTCTTCTGTTCTCACATATAAATCCAATAATTGTAACTCATTTTTTAGAGAAGAAAAATGATCAATTGGCACATTTGAATCAGATTCCCAAACTAAAGCATCTCCTTCTTCAGTCCAATATTTACTAAAGAAAGATGGCTTTGTTTCAAATAGATCACCACTTACATGTGGTGTAGTACATTCCCATAAATAACCATTGGAAACAACTAATGCTCCATTATCATAATCTGTCAACTTAGACCAATATGACCATGATTCAATTTCATCTAATGATCCATTATCAAATTCATAACAGCTTGTAAAATCTGATACAACTAAATATAATTTATCTTGATAACTTACAACATCACCATAATACGATTCAGAGTATGTTCCCCAGGGATCTGCTCCACCATTATAAGTTGTATGAGTTTTACTATTTGCTGCTTTATATGTTATATTTGGCGACCATTTTTGTATTTTACTTAATCTCTTAAATTCTCTTATTCCTGATACATGAAGAGTATTGCACTTATATATCTTTGGACCATTATCAGTTGTAATGATAACTTTTGAATCTGGAAAATATAGTTTATTTGATTCGAATTTCATACCGCCAGATTCTTCAGCATTTACTGGACCATCTAAAGCTCTCAACTTCATTTCGAGAATATCTATATCAGTTTCTAACTTATAATCATATATATCTAATTGTTCAGTTATATATGTATAAGCATTAATAAAATTATCTTGATTTCTTATTGTCTTAGGCATATTTTTTCACCCATCTATATATTTTCAATAATACATTAACAATTGCTTTATATTTCCCAAGTTTACCAGAAATTAATAAAGCAATACCACTCTGTGCCAAACCAGCATAACTCAATTTCTCAGTATGGTTTTCTTTTTTATATTGTTCTGCTTCTTTTGTATTTTTAATTTGTTTTGATTCTCTACTATTCAGTTGTATTTTACCACCAACTGAATCAACATTTATATTTTCATTAACTGTTATTAAATTAAGTTCACCATCAACAGTTAATGTTAAATCACCCTTTATTTTTAACTCTAATCCTCTATCACATTCAAGAATATAACCACTATTATTATATCCCAATCTTATATCTTTATTTTTATAAAGATCTGCATCCATTTTCATATTTTTTAGTCCTTTTAGTACAACTGAATATCTATTTCATTTAATTCGAAATTATCTATAGCATTGCGTATTGCATTCTTTATAGCAATAAGTAAACTACTTTTATATATTATAAGTTCTTCACTTGTTGGTGATGTGAGTTGAGTTACACCATATACACCACATCCCAATAATCTAACAGGTATACCATAAACATATTCTCCTGTTCCACTTTTTGTTGTATTACCAATTGTTAAATTGACTGTTGCAGTATATCTTGAAAAACATGGTAATCTATCAGTTGGAACTTCTTCTTCATATATTGCTGTATCAGTTATTTCTATTGCAACATCTAACATACCAACTTTATTAGTTATATCAACTGGAAGTTCTAATGCATCAAAAAACTCTGTTATTGTGGTAGAATTTTCAAAAGTTGAATCTATAGAATCATAGTGATCAGAAGATGATGTAACAGAAGATTCATTAAAATGAGAATAAATATAAGTTATAGATGTATCATTATCTAATGATTTATTTAATGCATTTTCATGAATGGATTTAAATTTACCAAAAACAATACCAACAGCATTATATGCACTATCCATTATTTCTTGATCATTTGTTGAAACTGAAGCATTATCATAAACCATAGATATATCTAATTCATTATCATCGCCAATTCTCATAGTTTCAATAACCGTCTCCAAAGTAGATATTCTGCTATCAACTTGAGAAACAAATGTAGTTAATATATCTCCATCTTCATCTTTAGTTAACTCATCAGTAGACATACATGTTAACATACTATCTAATCTTGCAAAATCTTCATATACAGTATATTCAGAATAAGCATCAACCATATCAACCATATCCATAGCTATATTAAATTCATCAGGCATATTATCAAAAGATTCAACATATTCTTTTGCTAAATCTCCAACATTAGATGCAAATGATCTTATCAAACTTGTATTCGTACCATAAGTATCACTTAAGTATTCACACGTATTTATTAATTCATTAATTGTAGTTATATCTATATCTGGAACTGCATCACCAACACCATTTAATAATTGACCTTTATAGAAATCTACAAAAGATACAGGGTTAAATGTATGTCGTCTTAATGTAGATTCTACTATAGCAACATTTGTTAAAACACTTGTAGTAAATGTATTTATAAAAACTTCTAATTCTTTATCAAAAACATCAAGTAATTTAGATCTTACAAGTTCTTTCGTATCATCACTCATTATTATGTTTCCCTCTTACCAACTGGTTCTATTGGTTTGGCTATTTTCGATTGTGTAGCACCAGAAGCACCAGAGGCAGCACCAGTTTGCTCATTCGTCATAGAACCATCAATATTTACATTTCCCCCTGCTTTTTCATTCATGGTCCCACCAGCTTGCATGTTAAATCCACCACCACTTTTCTGATTTATTTCTGAACCAGCTTCTTCATATAAAGATGAATTAGCTTTAATGTGCATATTGTTTAAAGCTGTATCTTTTATATCATTATTTACATTTAAATGTTTATCATTTTTAACTTTAATAAATAAATCATTACCAACTTCCATATGTACATCATTTTTAACTTTTAAATGTAAATCGTGATCTGTTTGAATTCTTATATCTTCTTTAAAAAACGCTTGCATTCTTCTCTCATCGACATCTATATGAAGAAAATCACCAAGTCTTGTTCTTATTAATACTTTTTCTTTTCCTGTTCGTTCATCAAATAATATAGTAGTTTGATTTCCATCTATAATATGATAATTAGAATCTTGATTTTCTGCTGCTGGCTCTGTTGCAGGGGAACCAGTTCGTTTTTTACCAGTTATTTCAATACGCTGAACATCATCAGAATCGGCAACAACAATTGATCTACCGTTATGTGATCGTATTATAGTGTATACACTATGAGGTTCATCGATTGAACCTCCATTAAAATCAACTCTTTGTTCTGGAGGCAATTTAGTATTAAATATATTTAAAGCGCATAAATAAAATGGTTTTTTTAAATCACCTTGTTCGAAAAAGCATAACATCCATTCTCCAACCCGTGGAACATAGACGACACCACCACCATACGAAGTATCTTTAGTATCGTTTCTGCCTCCAATTGGATTATTTGCTGGATATGTTATAAGACCAGAAGAATCTGGATTAAAATCTGGATCTAAATCAGTATGTAAATCTGGAAACCAAATTCTAACAGCACCATATTCTTTAAATTCAGGAATATCTACTTCCTGAACTCTACCCCTCATAAATCCAAATAAATTTTTTGCCATATTAATCCTATTTATTATACCTTTTTAATTCAGATATTGCATAATCAGTGAGTTTCTTGAATAACGGTGCATGAGTTTTAGCTATAAAATAATTAAACTGTGTATTTCCGGTAATATTAGATGCAAGAACTGTCGCATAAAATCTTGAAATATCTTCAAATATAGGTAACATTTGCATCTTACCCATAGATATGACTGTAGATGAAAACTTATATTCACTTATTGCTATTATCTTATTTTCATTTATAGATTTCAATAAATCTATAATAGATGAAAAATCATAATCAAGTTTTATATTATCAGTCGATCTATAATATTTGGAAGCAATTTTATCAATTAAATTTTTATTTTGGGGTTTACCCATCATAGATATAGTTACATATAACATTATTAAAAATTGTAATGTTGGAATTAAATCTCTAAATGCACCTATTAAACCACTCTTTTTACCAAACATTTTCATAAAAATTGAAAATAGCATATTTCCAACATTTATTTCTGAGCCATCTTTAAATGATTTATTCTTAACAAAAATCATCAGCGATAGGGAATAAAGATATAACGAAAATATATCAACTGGAGAATAATCAGATATAACTGTAACTGGTAAAGTATGAAGATTTATAACTGGTAAATTATTTTTTGTTAAAAATCCAGGCAGTGGATATTCAGGCATATTAACAACTATACATTTTTTAGCATTATCTCTTACAATTTCACCCATTTTATTTGGTTTCATTCGTATATATGTATTTATTAAACCTATTAAATAATTCTCATCTATTTTATCAATAGTATATGCTTTTAATGTATTTTTTGATAAAGGAACTATATTATATACTCTATCTGTTCCCTTATGATATATCAATTCAAATTCTTTTTTGATTTTCATATTTAAAATACTCCACCATCGACAATCCAATCAATATCAGATAAATCGACTAAGAATGAATCATCTTCAACAGTTAACTCGGTTGTTGTTTCTTCAGTTAATATTTCAGCAGCTTTGATTCTATCTAATTCTTTAGAATCAAGTGGATAAATTTTATATTTTTCCGTTTTACTTTCTATAAGATCAGATTCATCTTCTATAATTTTGCTTTCTATATATTTTTTATCTCTAACTATATTATATAATGATGACATATTTGGTATAAATATATAAATCAATCCAGAAAAATCTTCTATAGAGTTTATACCATTCACAAAAAGTATTAAAGGCCATAATGTCTCAGTGTTATAAAATTCAAAACTAACATAATCTGGTCTATAATTCCATTTATCTTTAAAATCTACTTTTGAAGCATTCGCTAATAATATAAAAAAATTCTTTTCATACACATAAACTTCACCTGCTGGAAAAGTAACTTGTCTTGATTTATTTCCATATACATTATATTCTGAATCAATATAACTACCTCTATAGTTATCTATATCAGTAGGTAGTTCCATATTTTGTTTAGATTCACTTAAAATATCTTCCATTTAATCAATTTCCTATTTTATACGAAATTAAGATTGCTGAATAATAATCCAGCAATCTTAAAATCTTGAATTCGATTATTTATTCTATTGATTCACAGCAATATAATTGTTGTTTCCCCAATTATAACTATTACCATATCCACAATTACCAAGATTTATTGCTAATCGAGAATCAATTATATCTTTTTCTTCATCAGATAAATTAACATAATAATTATCCATAAAATGTTTATAATCTCCCATTACTAATTCCATAGGTAAATTTAAAAAACCATTATGAAATTTTTCATGGAGAGATCTTATGATAGAAATATAACCAACTCGATTCTCATAATGCAATTCAAGTATTTTTATAGCTACATCAAGACAACAAAAATCATCACCCTTTATTAAATAATCAATTATTATTCCTCTCACTATAGTGTATAATGATACAGGGTGATGATGGATATCGCATGTAACATGCCCATGACGTTCATTAGTTAGTGCACATTTAACAATTCCTATAGAATCTCTAATATAATTAGTCCAAATTTTATATTCTGGTGATTTACGAATTATTGATTCACATGTTTTAATAAATCGCTTCATTTCTTTTTCTTCTTCGAATTCTTCACGTCTTAACGATAACGTAAAAGGAGAATCTTCAGAAGATAATTCATGATTTTCGATATTTGCACGTAATTGTCTAACATTATCTGGAATCATTAATTCATTTAAATTTTCATTATCACCACTCATTTTATACCCCGATTAAATTACATTGATCAATTAGTTGAGATATTTTTGTAGATGCTGATTCATCATCATTAGCATCTTCTTTCAATGCTCTACCAACTGAACCAAGTCTAAATGGTTTTGTGAATCTGGATACTTCTGAATAATCAATTACATTTGATATATTAAGAATTTGTCTTAAATATCCCATTTGAATTTCATAACAAGCACCCATTTTGACAGTACAAAAATTAATACTTTCTTTATGAGGATTAACTATAACCATATCTCCCCAACCAGCACGTACCAAATTTCTATATTGCAATAACGATTTACGCATATCACTATCACCAAAATCAAGTGTACTTAGAATAACTAATGTTGTCCAAGAATGTTTTTGCCTTGCACTCATCATCAATCTAAGTATATTAGAACTCGTTATATCATGTGAATTTGGTGACATAATTATATCTGTTGCTTTACCAGTTTTTTCACCTTTATAGTTAAAATATCTGCTTGTCAATGGTATTCTATTCTTAATTGAATTCCAACCACGATACCAATATTTCTCAATCAAATTCATACTTTTAAAATGTTCCATCATGTTAAGAATATTATCAACATCTTTAGCAACATATGGTACAACTTTCATACCAACAATCGCAACACGACCAGCATCGCCTTTAGTACCTCCAACCATTCCTCCTGAAGCAATATTAGCAAGAGCACCACCAACTTGACCAAGCCTTGATTTTCTAACAGATATTGGTATTTGTAAAAATGTTGGTTCTAAACTTATATTACTAAAAAATACTATATCAGCTGGCAATTCTATTTTATCAACATCGGTTACAGTTTTTTTATCAGGTTTTTTTTCATTAGGAGTAGCAGAAGATGCATCAATTTTAAATAATTCTTTTCCTACTTTTGGATTAAATTTGCTTCCAGATGATGAACTTGAAGATGATGAACTTGAAGACGATGAATCAGATCCACCTGTTTGTTTATTACCAGGAGTCGATCCTTTTGGACCCCCCTCTAATAAGTCAACATTTTCACTTCTAACTGACTTAAACATCCCACTATATTTCTTCAATACAGCAGATCTAAATATTGCAGAATTAGTTAAAAGAATATTTCGTTCGATTAACTTAGAAATAGCGGGTACAAGCCTGGAATCTACATTTGGACTTACTAATGCGGGTACAATAAATAATGCATCCATATTTTAATTCCTCTTTATATAACTCAACTATTTACATAGATAAATCTATAAGGGCATTTCTTAAATGTTTATATGCTTCTACAATAACTTTACCCTTCCAATCACTAAGTTTTTTACGATTTTCTTTAGTTATGAATTTTTCATGAAGCATTGAATCAATTGCTGTTGCATGTTTTCTCTTTAATACAACGTATCTTGCAACTTGCTCTTCAGTCAATTGCTCTAATTCACCAACTTCTTTAACTTCTTCTCTAACCATTTTTAAAACTGATTCATTCGTAAGAAGAGTTTTAGAACGTTTAATGGCTTCATCTGCTTCAGTTACACATGCATCAAAAAATTCTCTTTCAGATTTATAATTAACCGATTCTGTTTGAAAATCCATAATATGATACATTTCTGCCAGATTAGCGAGAAGACTACCTTTTGTGGTCAAGTATTTAGAACGATCTTCAGCAGATAAAACATCTTTTGGATCTTTATCTCCAAATAAAACTCGATCAATACCAAACCATTTTTTAACAACTTCTCTTTTCAAAGATTCATTCATTTTAAAACTCCCATTTAAGCTATCTATTTTGAATTGATATAAGACTAACTATAAATAATATATTTATAATTTGTCCTAAACTATTAATTCCTTTTACATAAAAAAATAGCCATAACACCAATAAAGATGTCATGGCTATTTATAAATTCTGATCGAATATATTTTAATAATTGCCCCTCAACAACTCTTTTCTTCGACCAGATATTTATCTATTTTATCTGTTTTTTTAGCTATTACTCTTGAATCAATATTATAGCTTTTATCTATTAAACCAATGCAGTCAGTTAAACATGATTTACATAAAATAATATCACTTGATAAAGTATTTATACTTACAAGTTTCAAGTTTAACTTATGCATACATATTGAGCATTCATATTTTATATCATAACTACCATCAGATCTTCTTTTATTCGATAAAACTCTTAAAGTAGCAACCCGTTCATCGCTCATAATAATAATCTCCCATTTTACCAATTTGATAATTCTTGAGTAGAATCATTATCATCTGGATAATTATAAGTTGGAATATTTGCACTATCATCAATATAATCGCTATCTTCTTCATTTGTAGATTTATAAATATCATCGAATTCAGTTTGTAACACATCTTTTACATCTGCGTCAAATGCTTTTCTAAAATCTGGTTTAGTTTTATAAAATTCTAATGCTTGTTTCTGACGAAAGTTACCAACTTCTGGACAAGATGTAAGAGAACACCACGCACCAGATTTTATACGCTTTGCAGATTTCAATAATTCAAAATTTGTATAGAAATTAGAATATCCATTTTCAAAACTAAATACCACTTTAATTGGTATATTTGGAGCATATAACTTATTCTTTATAGCTCTGAATTCAACTCGTTGACCACTGAATCCATATTCTCCATCTACGGTTTTTCCAACTGGAGAAAGATTCATTATTTGTATAGAGTTAAATAATAAGGATTGTCCTCCTGGTAATTTTTTATTACTTAAAAATTTAAGATCTGATTTTTGTTTAAATACACCCATATCAATTTTGTCTCGTAATTGATTTACACATACAAGACATATAGAATATTTATTCATTACTGGAACATATTTGGGTAAAAAATGAGCTAATGCTCTTGCCTTTTGACCAATAACAGAATTAACATCATTCGTAGCCATTGCAACTTCAGATAATGTATTAGCAATACTATCCCAACCAATTACCCAAGGAATATCAATAAGTTCTGGATATTTCTGTTTAAACAATGACATTCCTTCAACAACTTGAAAAACTTTTTCAACTGTCATATCTTGATATGGTTCAAGTGGTGGATAATTAACTCCAAGTTGAGACAATCTTTCTTTTGTCATTGTTTCTTCACTATCTATAAAAACAGAATTGAATTTCTTTCCATATAAACGTTGACCATTTGAAATAATTTTAGCTAATATTGGGCTTTTACCAGATCCAGGAGTACCAACAAATTGAACAACTCCAACAGATGCACCACCACCCATTACTTTATCAAGAACATCAATTCCAGTTGGAATGTATTTAATCGATGACATTCTTCTTTCAACTTTCATATCTTTAGACAAAAATGCATCGAAACTATCAGCTAATTCAAATTTTTCATCTTCATCTTTTTCAGCAATTGGTGCATCGACTGATTCTTCTTTTGGTTCTGGTTCTTTTTTTGGTTGCTCTTTTTTAACATCTTCATTACTTTTATTAGATAATATTTCAAAATCATCTTCTACTTTAGACTCTGTTTTATCATCATTATTCGAGCTATTTTCAACTTTTGTAGTAACACCAGTTGAACTATCTTGAACTGTCATCATAATAATTCTCCTAATAAGTTACTTCTTTTCTTTTATTTCTTTTTTTGTGATTTTACAAATCGTTTGACTCATCCCCTCTTGCTCATCAATTCTTACTTTACACTTATCATTATGAAAACCACAATAATGTTTTATATTTTTAACAGCTATAAATATAGATACAATATTATCCCATAATATATTTAATTTAGTTGACGTATTTTCTTTCATTATGCTGAAATTCCTCCACCAGTTTTCTTTTTATATTTAATATCTGTTACTTTATTTGTTTTTTTCTTAAGTAACTCATTCTTTTCAACAACTTCAACAATCTTTCTTATCATATTAGAATCAATCTCTTGTTGTTCTTCATCGCTAACTTTACGCAATAATTCAATTTCAACTCTAAGAGAATCATCTTTATGTTTACGAATTGATAATTCAGCTTTCAATATTTCCGTTATAGCTTTAACTCTCTCTTGGATAACCCATTTAGATTTATAATCAACTTTTTTCGGCAAAAGTTGGTCTATAGCAGATCGTGATTCTTTGACATCCTTCAGCATATCATCTAATTCAGATCTATTTTTGCTAAATTCAGATATAAGAGATTCAATTCTTTTTGATTTAGTTTGTATCATATTATATTACTCCAATATAATAGTCTTTTTGACTTTACCTTTTTTTACTTTATCTTCATTTCCGATTGGATTATTTTCTTCGATATTATATTCATCGATAAGTGTTTTTGATTTTATATTAAAACTATCTTTTATTATAATTTCATCTTCTACCGTTATTTTCTTTTTATCTGTCATTTTATTACCCCTTTCGAACATTTACCATTTGTCCGTTATATTAAATAACAATACCACAGTTTGAAATATCAAAAATAATTTTAATTATTTTACATAAAAAATCACTATGGAAAATTCTATCACTGGTAGAAGAGATCATACTTAATGGGAATTTACTTTTTCTATAAATATTTGTACCTATTATAATAATATTATACATGTTTGATAACTCATTAATAGCTAATAATTCATATTTATATATTATATTTAAAGAATCATCAAAAATTAAAGTATCTATATTCAAACCGCTTAATTGTATTCTCGCATCATAAATATTATGTAAAGCGAATACTCTATAATTATCATTTACAAATTTTATATAATTTCTCTTCGCAATTTCATTTTCAACAAATACAGCTATTGATTTTTTATTATTTAAGAGTAGTCGCTTACATAATCTTGTTTTACCGCTTCTTCTTGGAAAATTAAAAATCGTCAACATAACTTATCCACATACGCCAGTATTATGCCCACAATGACCACATTGATAACAAGTTGATCCAATTCGTTTCATTATATTACCACATTCAGAACAAAATGTCGCACTTTGTGAAATATCTGAATTGGTGAGGATCGTTTGTGATTGCATAACTGGATTAATACCATTATCAATACATGGGCTATTAATATTAAGACCAAGTTCTTCTTTTTGATCTTCAGTAAGATATCTATTACCAAGATGTCTTACCATATAATCAACAATACTTGTAGTTGATCTAATATCTGGATTACGAGTGAATCCAGCAGGTTCAAAACGTGTATTCATAAATTTACGAACATAATCTTCAAGTGGAACACCATATTGAAGACTTATACTCATCAATATACCAATTGAATCGAGTAATCCATTTATAGTACTTCCCATTTTATTACATGTAATAAATACTTCACCTAATTTTCCATCTTCATATTTACCAGATGTAATATAACCTTTTATTCCACCAAATGAGAATTTATGAGTTAATGATTCTCTATCATCTAATAACTTTTTTCTTTCTAATTTAACATCAATTGATTTACATTCATCTGATGTTTTTAATGGTTGATATGTTTTTGAACCATCCCTATAAATAGTTAATCCTTTCAACCCTCTTTTCCAAGCATCAACATATATATCCCCAATTTCTTCTGGAGTTATATTATTTGGACACGAAACGGTTTTTGAAATTGCTCCCGACAAAAATGGTTGTACAGCACCAAGCATTTTTAAATGACCCATATAATGAATACTTCTACCATTTGTATTTTTTGATGTAGATGTGTCGAATATTGGAAGATGTTCTTCTTTTATTTTATTACAATTATCCAAACAACCATCATGCTTTAAATCAAGTTCAATATTCATGACTTCTTCTGCTGTATAACCAAGTCTGAATAATACATTGGAAACATCTTTATTTACTATCGTCATCATAGCACCTTCATTTCCACTTAATGTTTTATATTTAACATGTGAAAATTCTGGCTCTATTCCAGTTGTAGTACATCCCATTAAAAATGATACCGTGCCTGTGGGCATAGCCAGCGATACTTGTGAATTTCTAAATTCATATGGTTCATCTTTAAAATCATTAATACCACAAACTTTATCCCAATTAGAACTACACTTAGTAAACATTTTATTATATAATTCATTGTGTCTAAAATTATTATCATTATCAAAACCATTATCTATATATAATTTATCATTTTTATCACTATGTATTTCCATCACATCACGAAAAGATTCTTCATTTTCTTTAAATAATTCAAATGATCCAAGTTTCTGACCCATATCTTTACTTATACAAAATGCAGTTGATGTCAGTAAGGATGTTAATAAACTTGCTAATAATCTTCCCTCATCACTATCATATGGTAAACACATATTCATCAAAGTGGAACCAAGATTAGAAAATCCAAACCCAAGTGGTCTAAGTTTAACAGCATTATTCCTAATCTTATTATTTGGATAACTACCAGCATTAATTATTATATCTTGAGCAATTATCATTATTTTTATTAATCTCTCAAAATTTTCAAAATCAAAATTAACTTCAAATGATTCTCCAACTTGTTTAAATTTAAAAAATTTCAAGAAATTACAAGACGCAAGATTACAAGCAGCACCACCATTTTCTTCTATTATAGGAGATAAATACTCACCGCAATTATGAACGACAACACCACTGGCTACAAAATAATGAATATCTGGAACTTGAATATCATAAACTTCTTCCTCAGAATAGTCATTTATTTCTTTTATATGTTGAAAAGTTTTCAGATTAGTTATTCTTGTTGGGTGAGATTTTGGTATAGAAACTATCTCTTTAACTCTTTTTTGTTTATTTGTACTATATAATTCAAATTCTTTATCAAATTCCCAAACATCATTTATTTCAAGTTTATATACAGTTTTATAATGAAATTCTTTCCCATCACGTATTCCAGACATTTCATGATTATGTATTCCGAAATAACAATAAATGCCCATAGATGCAAGAGATAACTGAATCTGACTTAATATATTATATCCTTTTTTACCAGATTGCGTAATGCCAACATGTTTAGTATATCCACTATTAACAACGTGACCATCACACGATATCATTGATTGAATAAAACCTTTTTGAAAAGAAATAGAATGATCAAAAAGATCAAATTCATTCTTATTTTTAGCTTTAAATATATTATTAAAAAAATTTTCAACTATTTTCTTTTTATTAACTCCTAATAATCTACATGTATCTGGTTTTTGTCCATGTGGTTTAAATGTTTTATCACTATCAGTATATTTATGTATAAGTTCTAGAAATACATGTTCAAAATCAAATTCTTCTATTCCCAATGAAAAACAAAAATATTTACAATGTTTATCTATAGTCCCATCTGCAAATAAAAACCCACACAATAAACCTTTTTCAAACTCTTCTTTATCAAATTCATATGGAATTTTTGTATAATCAACTCTTACTTTACTATTAACAGTAAGATCTTTAACTTCTACATCTCCATATTCAGTATTTATTTTATGATTATCTGTAGCGTATAATCTTAATCCACTTTTAAGAACAATCTCATATACTTTTTTAGTACCAGTAAAAATAAGATCTGAACATTCATTTTCTTTCCCACCAACAAATACTTTATTGTTAATATCTCTAAATTTCTTATAACCATTTGGTGTTAAAACTGGAATCCAATCAGGATTACACGGGTTAGAGGTTGTTATTTCACCAACTTTCTTGGTAGTATTCCATTTATTCATTGCTCCAGAAAATAGAATTCCAGGATCAGCCGTCTCCCATGCAGTTTCTGATATTTCTTTTAGAATGTCTTTTGCATTATAAGTATCACAAGTTTCACCTGTTAATACATATTTAGTACTCCATTTATCATCATTTTCCACTGCCTCCATAAATTCATCAGATAATCGAACAGATATATTTGTATTTTGATAATAAGCATCGTCTGATGGATCATAACCTTCTTCTGGTTCAAATCCAGAATTCATTAATATTCTTAATTTTTCTTCTTCTCTTTTCTTACAATTTATAAAATGAAGAATATCTGGATGCCAATCATCAAGACACACTAATTTTGCTGATCTCCGTAATGTTCCACCACTTCTTATTACACCAGCATTTGTATCATGAGTTTTCATAAATGAAGTTGGACCACTATTATGTGATAATAAACCATTTGCTATAAAATTATGAAAAGGAGATTCCATTTGAAGATCATATACGTGTTCTTTTCCAAATTTATTTATATCTATAATAGTATCATAATTTAATTTGTCGCCATCAGATACTGCTATACAATCTCCTTCATTAAAGTATTCCAATGGTTGCCATCCATCTTGTTTAGACAAGAATCTATGATTCATAGTTGCTTTTATTGTGTATCCAAGTGATGTATCCATTTTATAAACCACTTGATGACCATTATAAACAATATCAATTATTCTATTCGGAATAATTCGTTTTGCATCTTTAGCAGATAAAATATCTGGAAAATCAATATTATCAACTTTCATTTTCCATAAATTCTTTATAGTTGTGCGTTTTTCTTCATTTATATATACAACTGTATCATCAGTTAAACATGCATGTCCACCACCACGAACTTTTTCTTTTCGTGATCTTAGATTACTCATATTAATTCCAGAACCACTTCCCCATTTAAAAATTCTACTTTCTAATTGGGTTATTCCAGAAATAGAATCCATATCGTCTTGAATGTCTAATATAAAACACGCAGATACCTGAGCCGGATCTTCAAGTCCAACATTAAAATATACTGGACTATTAAATGCACAATACTGTCTAATTTGATAATATTTTAGCCAGTATCTAAATTCTTCTTTATCAATTAAACCAACATCAAAATATCCCTGTTTATCTCCCATTTCTGTTATAGTATCGCCAATTCGTTCAACCATTTGTTTAAGAGAAGTCTCTTTTGCTTTTGCTGAATTACAAAGATATTTACTCGCAACAATATTTATATCATTTTCATCAAAATAATCTGGAAATTCAACTTCTTCATTAAATATAACTTTTCCGTTTTTATTTTTTATGGTTGATTGTACTTTTTTAAAAGTTATCCCCTCGTAGGGATCTTTTTCTTCAAACTTAACATCTTCTTCAATCTTAGTACTATCACTATTTTCGACACGCAAACTATCCATCATAGTATTTGCCCCTTTCATATGTAAAATTATTAATCTTCTTGATCATCTTTTGATTTAACTAATAACCAACTTTGCTGTTTCTTATCTGTCCCATATGTAGTTTTTGTTTTAACAAGAGCATATTTACCATTCATATATTTGCCATTTTGAATTCTAAATGATATAACATCAGAACCCCAACCTATCACTTCAAGCGATCCTCTCTGTTCAATACTTACTTTACCATACCCATAACTCCCCTGCGGTATATCTCCCCGAAAATTATACCAAGACATTGGATGATCTTCAGTTTGGATAGCAAGTACTTTTTCACCTGGATTTTTTGGAATCTTCGCTTTTGGTATAGCCCAAGATGCCAATTTTGATTTATGTAAATATTTCATTCTAAAATCATAATGAGTTTTTGCTTTTACAGCTTCATGTCTTTGTAGAACATATTGTGTATATCGTGATGCCATATTATATTACCTCACACCTGAAGTATATTCAGTTGTTATCAATTTATTTTTCTCTCTATTTACATTTCTAATATGTTTAACCATTTCATTAAATTTATCAGAATTTAATTTAATTATAGAATCATATAAATATATAAATAAAGAATTATCATTGGTTAATATATTTGATATTAAAATTGGATATAAATCAAATTTAGAACTAAGACTTAATTTAAAATATTCATTATTCGTAATAAATAATATTGGCTTATAGTTCTGTCTTGCTATAAGTATTGGTATCTTATTAACTTTTTCTGCTGTATTTTGAGTCTGATTCCAAAAATTTAAAACACTCTTCGATTTTTTTACACCAGTTATAATACTCCAAATATTTATATTTTTATAGTGTTTCAATTCTACACTAAAAACTTCAGTAAATATATCACCATCGGGATGCATTGAAGTTATATCACCATCTTGATTATGTGTAGATACGCCTAACTTATCTCTTATAGTAAATCTTCCACCACTATTTTGCGATCTATAGAATATATCATCTCTTTCATTATTCGTAATAAATAGAGATAATTCTTTACTTATAGCTCTCTCAAATGAATTACCTTTTTCTTTTCCTTTTACCATCGGTTATCACCATATTCAATCTAATAATTTGTCCAAACTATTGAAATTACCCAATATCTATAGTTATAGGTGGAAGAGAATTTTCAACCATTTTATCCATAGTTGATTGTCTCAACTGTTCAGCATCACTTCTTAATTGTTCACCATTAAGTGGAATTTGACCAAATGGCGTTTCAACAGATTGATATTGTGTACGTATCGTTCCAATCCACATCATAATATCAGAACAAGCAAGATCCATGAATATAGTTTTTAAAGCAGTTGGTATTTTTCTAAGATCATGTGGTTGCTCACGTTCATATTGAACAACAAAATTTGAAGTTGCTTTTGGTAATATTTGAACCATATTAGGTCCAATAAATTTATACGTCTTATTAAAACTTGATGTTTCTGCAAACATTTTCGCTTTAAATACAGCTAATGACCACCATTTCATTTCTGAGAAGTTCATTGGTTCTACAAGTGGATGATACCAATCATCCATTTCAAGTGGAAAGAAACACTCAACAATTCCAATTATATCCAAATCTTCTTCATCAAAAAATCTATAATAATTTGTTTTCCCTGGAACAGTATAATTTGAATTAGCGTATAAGACAGATGTATATTCTTCATCAGGAAAGTATGTTGAGAATTCAGGTATAGTTTTAATTGTTATCCATTCTTTTATTTCAACATCATTTTTTTCTATAAATGACGATGGTAGTGCTACTCTACCTTTTATATATTTTAACACATTGTTCCAGTTTAACATTATTAAGCTCCTCCCAAACTATGTATAACTCTTTCTTCAAGTTGAAAATCTTCTAATTTGAATAATTGACTTACTAAATCGCTCATATTTTCTATTAATGGTATATTACTTTTTTCTATTATATTGATCATATAATTCTTACTATTTGTTTTAAATAAAGAATTCTCATTATCTAACCATCTACTCAATTGTTCAAATGATATAAGTTTATATGATCTTGTAACTAAATCATTATTAATCATTGCAGATTTCCATGCAAAATTTGGTAATTTTGATATCCCGATCATATCATCTATAAATAATTTTCCATTATTAAATATTCTATCATTTATATCATCAACTGAGCCAAGAACTGTTGATACCATACTCTCATCTTCAAATAAATCTATAACTTTAGATAAACCGATACCACTAACACCAGGAATATCATCTGCTACATCACCAACAATAGCCATCATTGTTGTAATGTATCTCATATCTAAGGAATCAAGTATTTTTATTCGAATTTCTTTTCTCTTTGTTTTAGTTTTATTTATTCCAGTATAAAATTTCAAAACATCATTTTTAGTTAATAAATCTCTATATTTAAATTTCTTATAAACAATTATTGTATTTGGAATCTCAGTTGTCTGATACAAATCTTTATCGTTACTGCATATTATATTCAAAGTACTATCATCATGATATACAAAATTTCGAGATAATAAATAATATGGAACAAAATCACTCTCTAAAAAATCTAAACAAAAGAAGTGAGCATTTTGTATTTTATTTATAACTTTCTCAGCTAATTTGAAATTGTTATCTCTTATTTCAATAAGCTTAACATTATTTGGACCATATTTAGTATTTGTTATATATCTACTATTCTTATATTTTTGATAAATATCTCTATGATATTGAGATCTTCCAATATCAGTAGTAATGTAAACATATGTCCTCATTCCTTTATATCTACCATAATTCTTCCAATAAGAAATAATATTCAATATAGATTGAAATATAGTACTATCGATATTCGACATAGTTTGACTGTTTGCGACTATTTCATCAATTATAGATGGAATATATAAAGATTGTAATACGTTCTTTAAATCAATAAATACATTTAATCTATTATATTTATTCTGAGATAGTATAAATTCTTTTAATTCATCTGGTGGAAATGCAGATATCAAAGATACAGGATTCGGCATATAAGCACTCCTTTCAATTATAAATTTACCTATTTAATATATTCATACGAATACAATTCTTTAAAAATTTTTGCTTTGTTTTCCAAAATGCTTTTCTCATATGAATATCGTAAATTATTAAAATATCTTTTCTCTGAAAAATATCTCGATTTAATATCACCATAAAACTTACTCTTCTCATGACCATTTTCTATCATAGTAACTGAATATTCTTTCCATATGCCATTTTGTTTATAAAATATCTGAAAAAGATATCTTCCAAAAGAATCAGTTGATTTTCTTTTTTTCGATATCAATATAATATGTTTACCCAATAAAATATCTTTAGCTTCACTTATCGCAAGACGACCACGATATTGTTCCTCTAAACAAGATGATTTTGTAAATTCTGGAGTATCTAAATTTAATACTCGACTTGTTACTTTAATAGAAGCATTAAATCCAAGATCGATATCAACTTTAACAGTATCACCATCTACAACTTCTATAACTTTTCCTTTATAAATGTAAACATTGTTAGATATATCAGACATATAACTCCTAAGTGATAATTAATGATTTACTGTTTGTCCGCTATGTAGAAATAAAAATCCACACTCTATAATTATACTGAATCCCAATCTTTCATAATTAGTTCTGTTGTTGGTTCTCCTCCAGGTTCAGTTGGATCTATAGTTATCTCATATTGATTTACATAATTATAAGCACATGTGAAAATATTTTGTGCTTGATTAAAATATGTCTGATAATCTGCTACTTTTGTAAGTGGGACTACTATTCTAAGGCCAGGTATTGGATTAGCACCTGCTGCTTTACTTGCTTGATCTTTATAAACTTCACAAAATATTCTCAGTCTTATATTTCGTTTATCTATATCAATTCTCTCTATTGCACAGTGACACTCCACGGGGCAAGCCCCGTGGCTTCTACTTAGTTCACTAAGCATTCTTTTTCTTGCTTCAACGATAGTTCTAACAAACTATCTCCACAAGCGTAAATTCCGCTGTGCCCCAGCGTATTAAGTCCTATATTTCTAATATTTAGAGATGCGTTTAAATCCCTGTCTATAGAAATTCCACAATTTGGGCAATTAAAGATTCTCTTGCTCAAAGGCATTTCTTGAATACAGTCACAGTTTGAACATGTTTTGCTCGATGGAGCAAATCGGTCAATTTTGACATAATACTTAAAATTCCATTTACATTTGTATTCAAGTTGTCTATTGAACTCCGACCATGAAACATCACCGATTGATTTAGCTAAGCAATGATTTTTCATCATCCCTTTAATGTTTAAATCTTCTACGAATATCCCATCGTAATTCTTGGCTATCGAATTAGAAGTTTTGTGTAGAAAATCTTTACGTGTATCTCTTATTTTGTTGTAAATCTTTCTAACTTTAAGTCTTTGTTTAAACCTGTTTTTACTCCCCTTTTGTTTTTTGCTTAGTTTCCTTTGTTCTTTCGTCAACTTATTTTCATATTTTTTAGTATGTTTGGAGTTGCTTATGACAGTTCCATCAGACAATGTTGCAAACTCTTTTAAACCTACATCGCAACCAACAACACTATCACATTTTTTTGCTCTATCTGGCACTGTGTATTCGCATAAAACAGAACAAAACCATTTATTACCATCTTGTGAAATTGTAATTGATTTAGGCTTGCCTTTCATGGATCTGTGCTTCACCCATTTTACTTCCCCAATTTTAGGAATAAAAACAAATCCTTTACCCAATCTCCATTTTTGTGGGCAGGTAAAACTATCGTTCAACAACATTTTCTTTTTGAAAGATGGAAATCCTTTCTCTTTCTTAAAAAAATCTTTCAACGTTCTATCAAATTGTCGTAAAACCATTTGTAAAGATTGTGAAAATGATTCTTTAAGAAAGGGATATTCCTCTTTGAGTTTTGGTAATGAAACAGCTAATTCATGGTAGAATTTAAATTTGCCTGTTTCTTTATAATAATCTTGATTTGTTTTAAGGGCATAATTCCACAAAAATCTGGAATTGCCACCACATTGAAGCAAGGATTTCTCTTGCTCTTTGGTTGGTAAAATCCTATACTTGTACCCTCGGTGTATTAACATATTTTATTTCCCTTTTTGGTCTGCAATATATTTCTTAATTGTTTCAGCAGAAACATTGCCAATAGTAGATATGAATTTACCTACTGACCAAAGAGAACCACGTCTACCATAAAAAGATTTTAACTTTGGGTATTTCTTAAACAATTCAATAGCTGTGATACTTTTAAAAATCCTAACTATGTCCATTGGAGCAACAGTTGGTTTAGTACCAACAAATATGTGAATATGGTCTGGCATCACTTCCATCTGTATTATTTCGTATTCATACCTATTTGCCACATCTATCAATATTTCTTTCAAACTGGTTTCGATATTTCCCTTTAAAACAGAGTATCGGAATTTTGGACAGAAAATAATGTGATACTGGCACAGGTATTTGCAATGTGATGTTGACTTATACTCACTCATTTTTCTGTTTCTTCTAATCCATATTTTTCTTTAATCGCACGTCTAATTAAATCAAGGTATGTTAGAGTTTTCTCTTCTTCAACAGAAAATACTCTGGCAAGCCTCTCTAACTCTTCTTTCCATTCTTTGGGTAAAGCTATGTTTATTTGAGTGTTCATTATTTATCTCCTATCTACATATACAATATACTATCATATTTAGAATTTCAAGTGATTTTTGAATTTATTTTACCAATTCATCCCCGATGCAAGCATACGGGGTTTTCTTGGTAGCTCCTTATAACAAGAATCATAAGTATTTCCATAACCATCTTCTTTTGTAACGCCAGCTTTCAATGTATAAGCCATAATTTACCTCTTTAATTTTTATTTTTACCACGTAGATATTGCGGCACGTTTCCATGTGTTTGTTGCAACACATATATATACATAATTAGTATCCCAACATATATCACCAGCATTACCAGCAGCACCAGATGTTGCTGGAGTTTTAGATGTTCTTACTCTAATCTTATCTGAATCGACATCAATAGCAGCAGTTGGGGAATTTGTACCAAATCCAACTTCACCACCATCTTCTATAAATATACCACTTGTTCCAGAATCATCGTTTAATTTTAATCCAGCACCATCATATGCTCTAACCTCATCTATTTTTAATATATCACCATCTCTACCATCCAATAATGTGTATTGTGTATGATCATCGTCTATTAAACCACTTAATGAACCGTGATCACTTGTGGTTACTTCAACCCTACCTACCCTTTCATTCCTCCAATCCACATAATCATCACCATCTTCATTAGTTACTATATCTGCATTTACAGAATTTCCTAAAGAATCGGCTGTATAAAATATAACTGTTGCTAACACTTTTATTTCTGGAAATAATAATTCAACCAATTCAATATTTCTAATTTCACTTAAAGCACCATCTCGGGCATCATGTATATTATTGTAATTATTTTGACCCATTATTGATATAATTGGATTATCTTTTCCTGTAGTTGCAAATATATGATAAAGTACATAATCAGTATGTCCAACTTCAGTCAATTGCCATGATCCCCCCGTATATTGATTATAAGCTAATCTTGTAGAATTTGTACCATCATATGTTCTCACAGCAAATCCTGTCTTATTATACCTAACCCATCGTGCTTCAGATCCAAGCATGTAATATATCGGAATACCGGCAGTTGAATCAATAGCACTTATATTATGATAAATATCTTCATCAGATATAGCACCAGCATCTACTCCAAATTGAGCATGTGAATCAAGAGAACCATCTTGATCAGCATCTATATCAACAAGACCTAATCCATATAAATATCTCGCTCCTTCTGTAAAATGTAAATACGCATGAGTATCTGGAGACATATGTATACCATGTCTTTCTTCACCAACAAATATCGCTTCTTCATCAGTTGCATTCCAATATACAACACATGCAATTGCATAATTTCTAATTGCAGTATCTACTTGTGCAGAGGTTGGGCTATTTATTGCCTGTAATCCATTTGAATCATAATAAAATATCCATATTCCTTCTGTATTAGTTATCTGTTTAGTATCACCAGTTGATGTATATTTAACACCATTAACCCAATAGTTAAAACTTGTTCCAGTTGGTTGAATTGAAAGAGTTCTGTCTGGAGTTGAATCAGTCCATGTTAACGTGCTATCAGTTCTGTTTTCAAATCCATTCATATCTAAATCTGTTGCTTTTACATAATCATTAGTAAGACTGAATGCTGTTTCTCCAGGATTAACAATTGCTATTTTTCCAGCATTGTCTGTTAATTCATCATCTGGAGTTGTTACTATTTTTTCTGATGATATATATGAAGACGAACTTGTAAATGTCAGACCTGATGATGATGCAGTAACCAATTGTATTTCTGATAATTCTTCTGATCCAAATGTTATTATATTATTGTATATTGTATGATAAGTAGCTTTTAACCAAGCATCTGATCTTACTATTTTTGATACACGATATTCACCAACTGTGGCATGACCATTTTGATAACCACTATAATAAATAGCACCCATAGTAAGAGTAGTTACTGATGATTGCGGTGAATATGATGAAGTATTACTATCAACAGATACACTATCTTCAAACAATTCGTATTCATCATTATTAAAATCTACTTTATACGCATAATGATGCCATGTATCATCATCGGTTCTTGCAGCATCGAGTATAGCATTATTTGAACCACTTAATACATTATTCAGTCTAATATGATTAGAATCATTGAGACCAAGTTGCATCCTGTTATTATTATTATTATTGGTCATTGTCAAAAGACTGGGATATCTACTTGGATAATTATCCAATCTACATGTTGCTTCGAGAGTAAATGTATCTTTATTAAAATTAGAATTACCCATCGTAATTCTACTTGCACTTGAAACAGATCTATCTATTTTAACAGAATTTCCGACATCAGGCGTACCATCAGCAGTATCAACTTGTATCTGATTATGAGAAGGACTACCGTGGTTTGAATATTGAGTAGAATCTTTTATAATATCTGATCCAGCATTTGGTTCCTCCTCCATATGATAAACTATTACATAATCATCATCCCATACATTTTTAGCAGCATCAGATCCAGTTATACCAACATATGTAGTATTATTTGATTGATTTGAATCATAATATAAATATAAAGTCGTATTTTCAGAAGATGATACGGTTGGAACTTTTACATATAGGAAACCTCGCTGATTAGTTTCATCAAATTCAGAAACTTCAACATAACATTCAGTCTCACTTGATGTTGAATCAGTATATGTTACAGATATTTTTAATTTATCAGTATCACTTAATTCACTAAATATATCAGTATAATCTGATAAATTAATTGTAACTGGAAAATTTGTTAAATCAGAATCTATATAAGTTGGACTTATAGTTAATTCAACTCTCTTTGCCCACGAAAATGAATCTGGTAAACTTGATGGTGTATCGGTTAATTCTGTAAATGCAGATACACCAGAATTAATTGTTGTAAATTCTAATGCTGTTTCACCAACATTTACAGAAACTACTTTTTCACCTTGACCTATAAATGAACTCGGGGTATCAATTAATTCAATGAATTCATCAACACTAGATCCATCACCACCAGCAGTTGAATCTACAAACTCTAATGCTGTCTCTGCTTGATTAACTACAGCGTATTTTCCTGCTTGACCTATAAATGAACTCGGAGTATCTATCAACTCTATGAATTCATCAACTCCACTTTCACCACCAGAAGTAGAATCATAGAATTCTAAACCATTTTCAGACTGATTAACTCTTACACTTTTACCGGCTTGATCTGTATATACAGATGGTGTATCTATTAAATCCAACCAAGATGGTTTAACTGTTCCTACAGATACTATATTATTTTCAACTGAACCATATGATAATAAATCATCAGTAAGAGCATAGTAATTTGCTTTTAACCATACATCAGATCTCTCAATGTTAGAAACTCTGAATTCATCTATTTCAACATTTCCATTATATGTTCCAGAATTTCCTCCCGCGATAATTATACTGGCACTTGATTTTGAAGATACAGTAACACCATTAGTTGCTGGATCTTCGGTAAGATCCCTATGCATATATGCTGTTGTGCCATTAAATGTTTGAAAAACATAATGGTAATTTCCTACGTCAGTCCCTAACGTAGTAGCTACATCATCACCCCACACACTATTAGTAAGATATGATGTAGTATTGCTTCTTGCCATTAAAATAGCACCATTAGAATCTCCACCTATTTGACATATTCTATCCCACGCCGCATTTAAAGATACCCATTTTATATATGCCTCAACTGTAAATGAACTCTCTAAAGAAGATAAATTTTGAGCAGAAGATTTTGCATAATCATTAGAACCATCAAAATTAATGGATTTACCTAATGGTCCATCTACAAGATCTCCGCTTGTCATAGAACCATTTGGGACACAATCATAACTATTAATTGTAGAATCTAAAATATTTCCAATTGATGGATCTTCAGTCATACCATAACGAGCAACAAAATTTGAATCCCATACTTCTGTTCTGTTTCCAGGATCAGCAACATAGGTGGTATTATTTCCTTGTGATGAATCAAAATATAAATATAATGTAGTCGTGGTCGATGAACTAAGTGTTAAGTCAGATTTGGATACCCATAATAATGCATTTTCAGTACCAGAATCCCATACTTCTTTTTCAACATATAATTGAGTAGTTCCATCAGATTTAGTTACCGCAATCTTTTGCCAACTTGAACCAACTTCATCGAATATATCTGTTATATCTTGAGAAGATCCACCAACAGATGATCCCAATACGATTGGTATCGGAAAATGTGTTAAATCACTATCAATATTGGTATTATCAACAGTTATTTCGATACGTTTAGCCCAAGTACCCAACCATCCAGCAGTACTTTCATATTTTGTAATATCACCAGTTGTCTCATTTAAATAATATGATGTTAAATCATAAGGAATATCACCAACATCATCATACCATTGAATTCCTCCAGAAGATGATGTTAAAAATTCCAATGCTGTTTCTGATTCATTAACAGTTGCTACTTTACCAGCTTGTCCTGAATAACTCGATGGTGTATCTGTTAATTCAATAAATTCATCGTATCCAGCAAAATCTGTTGTTGAATCATAGAATTCTAATCCATCTTCTGACGATTTTACTCTTATATTCTTTCCTGATTGACCAGTATATACAGATGGTGTATCTCCAAGTTCTATAAAATCTATAAAATTAACTTTATCTGTAAATATTATAGAATTACCAGATACTGTTGCAATACTTGTTGAAACAATTTCTTCTCCACCAAATGTTAATAAACTATCATATGTACTATAATACGAAGCTTTTATCCAAGCATCACTTCTTGCAATCTTTGAAACTCTATATTCACCAATAATATAATTACCAGAATACCAATTACTAGAAAAATAAGATGGACCAATATAAGGAGTACCTAAAGCCGTAAGTTCAGTATGTGTTGATGACGATGTTGCTACCTCAGTATTATCTTCCCATAAAGAATATTCATCATTATCAAAATCCGCCTTTAATCCATAAAAATGCCATGCATCATCATCAACTCTGTCGTATTCAAATATAGTTTCACCCGAACCACCAACAGCAGTTGTGAATCTTAATTTATTATTTGGGCCTTGTTCATAAAAATGTAATTTATTATCATCGTCTGTATGTAACAATAATAAACCGGGATATTTAGAAGAAGCATCATCAATTCTTGTTATAGTCTCAAGTGTGAACAACCCTTTATCAAAATTACTAGTACCCATTTCAATTTTACGATCACCAGATGATGCATTTTGAACAGCATAATCAAGATCAGGCGTACCACTCATTTCTGTATGTGTTAAAGATACATTGGGACTACCATGATTCAAATATTGAGTTGAATCCTTTATAATATCGCTACCTGATATTGGATTTTCTTCAAAGTGATAAACGATAATATAATCATCATCCCAAACATTTTGAGCAGCCGAAGAAGTTGTAGTACCAACGTATGATGTATTATTACTGGCTGTTGAATCATAATATATTCTAATAATTGTATTTTCTGTCGATGAAACGTGAGGAACTTTTACCCATAATATTCCTGTTTGTGCACTACTATTGTAAGATTGTATTTCTGTGTAACATTCAACTTCTCCATTTGTAGAATCATATTGGCAAACTGACATTTTTAATTTATCATCGTCAGATAATTCAGAAAATATATCTGTATAAGTTGATAAATTGATCATTACTGGAAAATCGGTAAGATCGTCATCGATATATGTATATGAAAGAGTTATAGTAACACGCCGACCATATCCAGATGATGGGTATCCAGAGGGAGTATCAGTTAATTCTAAAAATGTAGTGACACCCGTATCTGTTACAGTTGCAAATTCAAGAGCAGTTTCTGATCCATTTACAACCAAATGTTTTCCTGTTTGACCTATAAATGAACTCGGAGTATCTATCAACTCTATGAATTCATCAACTCCACTTTCACCACCAGAAGTAGCATCATAAAACTCTAATCCAGTTTCACCAGAATTTACTCGTATATTCTTTCCTGCCTGACCTGTATAATCATTTGGAGTATCTCGTAAATCAACAAAATCCATAAAATCATCTTTTGTTTCAAATACAAGACCATCACCAGATACAATTATAATATTTGTATTTATTGATTCAGATGTACCATAAGTTATTAACTGATCATAATCACTTAAATAAGTTGCTTTTATCCATGCATCTGATCTCACAACATTAGAGATTTTAAGTTCTGCAAAAGTAGCATCACCAACTCTAAACCAACCACCAACACCAACCAACATAGATCCTATCATATAACCTAATAATGTAGATGGTGCATTATAATTAGGAGTAAACGCTCCATTAGATACACCACTATAAAAAAATTCATAATTATCATTATCAAAATCAAATGTACAAGCTACATTATACCAATGGTTAGATGTTAATAATGAATTACCATCTACATTATTAAGTCTATCTGTAACAAAAAACTGGTCACCAGATGAATTAACACCTTGATAAAATCTATCATATTCACTACTTGTAGATGAATAATAGTTACAAATTATCGTATCCCATGAAGATCCAGTCTTCATTGTTGCTTGATGAGTACCAACATTTTTATTAACATTCAATGGACTAGAAATCTGGATTGCACCTATTGATGAAGTATTACCCCCACCAACAAATTGAACACCTGTATCACAATATGTAGTAGAAACAGAAGTCAAAACATCACCACCAATACAAGAACCATGATTAGCATTCACAGTAGAATCTTTTATTTCATCACCACCGGCCTGTGATGGATCTTGATTCATATGGTAAACTGCACCGAAATCATTTGACCATACTGTTTGTGCTGGTGTTGACCCAAGTACACCGATATATGTACTATTGTCTGATCGTGTCTTATCAAAGTATAAATATATGGTTGTATCTTGAGATGAAGATATAGATGGAATCTTTGACCATAATACGCCAGTTTGAGCAGAAGAGTTGTAAGATTCTATTTCAGTATAGCACTCAGTCTCACTACTCGTACTATCATAATGTCTTACTGACATTTTTAATTTATCTGCATCGGATAATTCAGAAAAAACATCTGTCATATTACTTAGATCTATACGAATTGGAAAATCGATAAGATCTGCATCTATATTAGATGAATCAATGGTCATCGTATAACGATTTGACCAATTACCAGATAATGGGTATTCAGAAGGAGTATCTGTTAGATCTAAGAAATCACTTGCTCCCCCATCACCACCAGCAGAATCTGTAAATGTAATAGCAGTTTCACCTGGATTAACAATAAGATATTTACCACTCTGACCAAAATATGTACTTGGTGTATCTGTTAACTCTAAGAATTCATCGTATCCAGTAAAATCTGTTGTTGAATCATAAAATTCTAATCCAGTACCGTCATTATTAACTCGTACATTATATCGTTCATATCCAGAATAACTTGACGGAGTATCAATTAATTCAATAAATTCATCAACACCAGATCCTCCACTCGCAGTTGAATCGTAGAATTCTAATGCTGTTCCAAATTGATTAACTCTTATAGATTTTAATTCATTACCACTATATGAAGATGGTGTATCAATAAGTTCTATGAATTCATCAACATCACTTGCTGTAGAATCATAAAATTCAAGAGCATCTTCATCAATATTTACACGTACTACCTTTAAACCATGACCAGAAAATGATGATGGCGTATCTGTTAATTCAACAAATTCATCATAACTGCTGAAATCAGCAGTTGAATCATAAAACTCTAAAGCAGTTTCTGTTTGATTAACACGTATATTCTTACCAGCTTGTCCTGAATAACTTGATGGAGTATCTATTAATTCAACAAATTCATCATATCCAGTAAAATCGGTTGTTGAATCATAGAATTCTAATCCATTTTCAGTTTGATTGACTCTTATTGATTTTCCAGATTGACCGGAAAATGTAGACGGAGTATCTATCAATTCTATGAATTCATCAACACCAGATCCACCATCGGACGTAGAATCGTAAAATTCAAGAGCAGTTCCAGATTGATTAACTCTTACATTATAACCTTCTGATCCACTGTATGTACTCGGTGTATCCGTCAAATCTAAGAATTCATCAGTTACAGTTGGAGTTGTAAATTCAATTCCATCTTCTGTCGATTTAACCGATAATACTTTTCCAGATTGACCAGTATAACTATTTGGAGTATCTATAAGTTGATATAAATTTAGGAAATTATCTATTTCTTCAAATGTAACACCACTATTATTTGCAAGAACAACTTGAGGATTAAATAGAGTAACATTCTCAGCAAATGATACTAATCCATCATTACTATTATAAGCAGATGCTTTCATCCAAGCATATGATCGTACACCATTTGATAATCTCACATCTGAAATAACAGTTGCTTCAGTGTTCCATGAACCATAATAATTCCATGCACCAATTGAAAAAGTATCAAGTCCTCCTGCCGCTGATCGTGTACTTGAAGATGTATCAACAATAGCGCCATCTAAATAAGATACAAATGAATTACCATCAAAATCCCATGTTGTACCAAATGTATGCCATTGACCAGCATCTGGCATAGGGTATCCCATAATTGTAACTGTAGTTACCCTATTATCCATATCCCCATCATAAATTCTAAGATCATTTCTTGCAGACTCACTATTACCATCACTTATACACCAAAGACCATCATTCACAGCAGTAACAACGGGTTTAGCTGTTATTTCAACAGTATACTTTGTATTAGTTATACCAACACAATCACATGCTATTCTTGGTGCATCTGAACCATAATGACTATAAAATTCATAACCTTTTCCAAGTCGATCTGTATCAACAAGAGTTGGTTTATTTGAAGTTGGTGTATTGCCATCATTGTTATTTTGAGTTGAATCTTTAACACTATCCGTTACTGATGGATCTTCAGCATTTAAATGCCATACACCTATATAATTACTATCCCATACATTTTGAGCAGCAACTGATTCGGTAACACCAACATATGTAGTATTATCCAATTGTGTATCATCATAATATAATCTCAAAACAGTATCTTCTGTTGATGATACATTTGGAACTTTTACCCATAATATTCCAGTATTAGATGTGCTATCATAATGATCAATTTCAACATAACATTCTGTCTCAGAATCAGAAGTTGAATCATATACTCTTGCAGACATCTTCAATTTATCTGAATCAGATATTATACTGAATATTTCTGTATGATTTGTAAGATCCAACATGATTGGAAAATCTGTTAAATCTTCATCAACAAGTAAACTATTTATAGTAATATCTATTCTTCTCGCCCATGTTCCAGCAGCTTCAGGATAAGAAGCAGGAGTATCTGTTAAATCAATAAATGTTGGATCTTTAAAATCGACAGATAATTCATTATCAGCAACATATAATATTTTACTACCTTGTCCAATAAAAGAACTCGGTGTATCTGCTAATTCTATGAATTCATCATATCCAGTAAAATCAGTGGTTGAATCAAAGAATTCCAATGCTGTACCAGATTCATTCACCCTAACAACATATCCTTCATTTCCAGAGAATGAAACAGGTGTATCTGTTAATTCTATGAATGTATCTGCTCCAGATCCACTACCAGCAGTTGAATCATAGAATTCTAAACCATCTTCTGTTGACTTTACTCGTATATTCTTACCAGATTGACCAGAAAATGAACTTGGAGTATCAGGAAGTTCAAGAAAATTATCTGGTTTACCATCCCATGTTGATATTTGTGAATCTGATACAAATCTATCATTTGTATCTTCAGCAATTATAGACGGTGGATGAGTGGCAGGGTGAGTATATGGATCTGTAAATTCAACTCCAGTTTCTCCAGCATTAACTCTTATTAACTTTAAAGATTGACCAGAATAGCTTGATGGTGCATCAATCAGTTCTAAAAACTCATCAACATCAGAACCACCAGCGGTAGAATCTGTAAATTCTAACGCATTACCAGCAGAATTAACTTTAACGTATCTGTTGGCAATAAATGATCCTGGTGTATCATTCAAATCAAGAAATGTTGGTGTATTAAATTCTAAAGCATTTGCACCACTATTCACTCTAACCACTTTTAAACCATGACCAGAAAATGAACCCGGAGAATCAGTTAGACCTAAAAATGTATCAACTCCACTTGGTTCATCTACAAACTCTAATGCCGTAGCACCAGCATTAACTTTAAGATATTTATTTGCTGTAAATGATCCAGGCGTATCGGTTAATTCGATAAATTCATCAACTCCACTCCCACCACCAGCGGTAGAATCAACGAATTCTAATGCTGTCTCTCCAGCATTTACTCTAACCAATTTTTGACTATGACCACTATAATTAGCAGGAGTATCAGACAAATCAGTAAAATTTGTAGCAGATCCAGAATTCCATTGTGCAATCTGTGCATCCGTTACAAATCTATTATTTGAATCTTCTGCAATGATTGATGGTGGATGAGTGACAGGGTGAGTATAATTATTTGCACCAGAAGCTATACCATCTAATTTAGATTTTAATGCATCTGTAAAATTATTATCTGTTTGAACATCTGCATCTAAAGTACCATCTATAGCAACCGTTAATCTATCTCCAACTATAATACCTCCAATTGTGGAAGTTGTTGCTGGTGGTATGCTTCCTGATGCCGCAGCATTCCATGCTATTCTTTCTGCATCTGTTATAAATCGATGAGTTGTATCTTGAGTGATTATTGTAGCTGGATGGGTTGATGGATGTTCATATTTATCTGAAAATACTAAGCCATCGGCAGTTGCATTAACAGTTACTCGCTTATTCGCATAAGTCGAATAACTACTTGGAACATCAGTTAATCCAATAAATGTTGTCGAACCAGCATCACCATCATCTCCCTTTAATCCCCTTGGACCCCGTATATTTCCTTGTTTAGTCCAAACACCAGTTATTTTTTTATATATATCACCAGTTCCAGTATCGAGATAATAATCACCATCTGATCCAGTATCACTGGTTTTAACTTCTATCTCACTTATAAATGCATATATATTTGAAGATTGTACCCATCCTCCACTTGCAACATCTGTCTGATAAGAATAATCACCATTCTTAAAATAATATGAACAATTTCCAGTTAATGAAGATTTTGATAAATGCCCAAAATCTGCAACATACATTGCAACTATTAAATTTCGAGTTGGATCTAATGTAAATGTTTCAATATCTGTAGTTACAGTTTCACCGTTTGTAATATAAAATGATGTCTCTTCATTAACAGACATTTGAACTTGATTTCCATCGAAATCAAATGTATCTGCTCCAACTGTTTGAGATGCATGACCAACATAGCATTTATATACATATAAAGTATAACCTTCAATACTTTGAAACTTCAGTCGTATCGATGTTCCAGAAGTCGATAACTCAGATGATGGAATTACATATCTAAATGTAGAATTCACAGAAGTTGTTGATACAACTGCATCAAACGTAACACCATGATTATGTGTATCTGACCAATTACCGGGAGGACTATCTGCACTTGACCAATCACCATCATCAACTGAACCTGGATTATCTATAAATTCTAATCCATCTTCTCCAGAATTAACTTGTAATATTTTTCCAGCTTGACCAGTATAATTTGCTGGAGAATCAGTTAAATCAACAAAATCATGATAATGTGTATCTGGCGGAAAAACAGATGGTTTACTCGTTATATTATCCCATTCAACACTTCCACCAGCAGTCCATAACGCTATCTGTGCATCTGTAACAAATCTTCTTGATGTCGATGTTGTTATCATGGATGCTGAATGGGTTGATGGGTGTACATAATAATTGGCACTATCATCAACACCATCCAATTTATTTTTTAATGCATCTGTGAAATTATTATCTGATTGAACATTTGCACTTAATGTTCCATCAACTTCAACTGATAATCTTTCACCAACAATAATTCCACCAAGATCAGCAATTGTAGCTGGAGATAAACCAGAAGGAGCCATTCCTTCTAATTTATTTTTCAGAGCAGTTGTAAAATTCTCATCAGATTGTAAATCAGCATTTAATGTTCCATCAACTTCAACTGATAATCGATCTCCTACTTTAATAACACCAAGTGTTGTCTCTGTAGCTGGAACAAATTCACCCGAAGCAGCATTCCATGCTAATATTTGAGCATCGGTTACAAATCTATGTGTTGTATCTTCTTCGATGATTACAGCAGGGTGAGTAGATGGATGAACATAATTATTTGCATTAGCTTGTATATTATCTAATTTATATTTATAATTATAATCAAAATTATATGATGATTGTAAATCAGCATTTAATGTTCCATCTTGTTCAACAGTTAATCTATCACCTACTTTTATTCCACCAAGATTTGTGGCAGTAGCTGGAGCTAAATCTTCTTTCGTATCAATCCATTCAGAACCAGTATATATAAACCATGTACCATCGTCTTCACTAAATAATCTTGTTCCAATAGGAATAATATATGTTGATGTACTTGGAAATACAGATGTTGCTTCATATCTATTTCCAGATTTTACTAACCATTTATTTTCATACGTTGGTGTTTGATAACCATCTCTCGTATACCATCCAATAAATACATACATGTTACCATCACCAGTTGGACCACTGGCAACGACAAGTGTACCAACATCTGCTGTAGCTGGAAGGTCTGCCCTGCTGTCTATAATTAACAACTGTTGCATTACAGTAGGTTCAGCAAATTCAACACCAGACTCACTTGAATTAACTCTTAATATTTTATGGCGATCACCAGTATAATTAGAAGCATTAACATCAGATAAATCTATAAGATTACGAATATCATCAACAAATTCAAGACCATTTTGATTATAGTTTACTCTTGGTACTTTATATCTTGATTGAGCATAACTGGTTGGAACATCAGATAATTCAATAAATTTTATACCAGAAGAAGATCGATCAACAAATTCAAGACCAGATTCATCACCAGCAACAGCTACGAGTCTATTTGCTTGACCAGCGTATGTGGAAGGAGTATCCGTAAGATCAACAAATTCGTATACGCCATTCGGGTTAAAACTTTCAAATCTTAATCCATCTTCTGTTTCATTTACTATGAGAATTTTACCCGATTGATTGGTATAATCATTTGGTAAATCGACAAGACTCGTAAATCGATTATTATCTCTAATATTACCAAGTAACCACCATGAATCTAATGTAGTAGATCCATCTGGTACAGTATAAACTTCAGTTGGAACATCATCTATAAAATCTCTTGCAATTCCAGATGATATTCTTATTTCATCCATCCATCCAACGAATGAATCACTTGTATTTTCATCATAAGATCCAATATATAATGGACCATAAAAATAATCAAAAGTGTCATATATTGAAGATGAAATAAGAACACCATCAACAATTAATCTAAATACTCTATCACCACTAATTTCATCAATCTCACCAACAATTGCAATATGATACCAAGTATCAACTTCAAATATTATACTTCCAACAATACCAATACTTCCAGTATCAACTGTATCATGTGTAAATTCTAAATGATGATTTACATTATCATATTCTAATTTCCAAAAATCAGATACATTCTCTTTCTTTCTGGAAAATAATACTTGAGTATTATTTAATTGTTCGAATCTTATTCTGAAATCTATTGAGAACTCATATTCATCAAATGAGAAATCATCAGAATGTTCAATTTTTAATCCTGATATAGCTTGATCACCATTAAATTTTATACTTGTATCACCAAATACTTTTTGATCATTACTATGTTCAACACTTCCAAAAAATGTAATATCATGATCACTTTGACTTGAATCTTCAAATTCTTGATTCCCATCAACCGAATCACTATGAATCATTAATGTGGTGAAACTATCAACTCCACCTATTGGAATAGTTTTTTTCTTATAAACATCTTTTGTTATTGTATTTATATAATGATTACCTTCAGACCCCAATGTAGATGGCGGGACAGTTGTTCCTTCCAACCATCTATTCGGAAGACTGTATTCATTTAATTCTGATAATATTTTGTCAGAAGACCAAGTTCTATGGGCAGATATAACACCATCATCTATACTGGAAAATTTATGCATGACGCCTTGATAATCTTTTACATACCAAGACTTTGTTTCGTCATCAAACGCAGATTCTCGTTTTTTAAGATCAGTTTCAACTACTTCACCGGAAACTTTTGTTTTTAAATATATTTTCCTAAATACAGGCATTATATCTACCCTTTTTTATAATAGCTTAATATTATTGCAATTGATCAATTACATTTGTATTAATATCTTTACGCTTTAAAGCTTCAAGTAATTCAGATTTACTAAAATCATTTACACTGATTCCTCTATCTCTCAATGCATTAATCAATTTATCATTTCCAACGCTGTCAAGAATACCATTGACAGAAGAAAAATCAAAATTACGTTTCTTGAGTTCAGTCAACATTGCAGCAGAATCAACATTAGTCATATCTTGACTTTGTTTTGGTCTGTTTATTGTTTGAACAAGTATAGCATGATTTTGAGATTCAAAACCTTTGATATCGACTCTGCTTAAAAATTCAAGAAGAAGTTTAATCTGTTGTTCATTAAATTCTACGATCATTATAATACCCCCCTCATAATAAAAATGTTTAGAGTTTGTCCTTAAATTTCAACTAACTTACTTATTTAATCTTTGAGCAATTATATCCACATGATGTGAATATGCATGGAGAGATTTACATGAAAATGAAAGTGGTCCAGAGTTAATATCAAGTTCCCCGGCAATATATTCATTCAACAATGTAAAACCGCCCATGTTACATGGAAATCCAGAATTTCCAGTAACAGATATTTTATCATTTCTTCTCATAAAAAAATTTGTATTTCTATTTCGTATACACCATATCCTACCATCATATTTACGAATAGGCAATTTACCATCAACAAAATAAGTTCTATTAAATGATGCTTCTTTCCTATTAGATACATTAACACATCCAGATTCATCATTTATTTTCGCTTGAAATCCCAAAGATAATGCTAATCGTTGAAACCAATCTCTTTTTTCTTTATCTTGTGAATAAAAGCAATATGCTGTATGTTTAAAACTACCATCACCTTTTATCATTGCAATAAATATTGACATTCTATCATCATAAGTAAGATTTAATAATTCTTCTGTTGGTCTTCTATTTGGAATTATTTCTTTTATCCATTTAGTAGATTTAGCAGAAATATAAAAGTTATACATTTCAACAAGTAAACCATCTGGATACTCTTTATCTGCAATTTTATACATTGTCTTTGATTCAAATTTTTCAGTAAAGTTCATACCAGATTCAGTTAATAATTCTCTTATATCAACATGGTACTTCTTAGCACTTTGATAAATATACACACCATCACATTTTTCTAAATAATGTGAATCAGTTAAAATCCAACCAATTAGAGATGCCTTTACATAACCCAATTCCCATGTTCCTTCTTTATATGGTGCTGAAACTGGTATAAGTGATCCATCTTTTGGTATTAATTCATCTGCCTTAGTATATTGATAATCTTTAATAATTCGTTTATTTCCAGAATGTGTAACATATTTATGTAACATTCTATGGTTTGGAGTTATTAATTGAGATATATTTGCAGTTTCTATTTCATACATATCACCACTATAATTAGATTTAATTATTTCATCAATATTACAAAATTCCATTTCCCATTTATCTATATTTAATGTAGCCGCTTTATCATCTTTAGATATAGTATCTATATTGCGCCATCCATTATCTGTTAATATTTCAGAATCATCACTCAAACAATATACATCCCAAGAATTATGGGTCATAATTGGTATATATCCACAACAAAATAAATGAGAATCAGAATCAACAGATATATCATAAACATTTCCGAAATTAAGTATATTACTAACACTTTTTATAGTTCTTAGTATATAGTCACCTTTTCTTAATTTTGGACGATTCTTACTCATATTATATATACTAAAACACCCACTACTTTTTATGTATCTATTATCTTTTCTGAAATATACAAGTCGTTCTGGTTCTCTATAAATTGAAACATTTTTATTCACCATTTTACTTAAATATGACATATCAATTATAAGATCATTACTTGCTGAACAACAAGTATCACCAGAAATCCACCCATCTAAAAAAGAATTTATAAGTTCATTAGAAAGTGAAAATACAATATTTGGAACTTTTTTCGATTTAGCTCCATGTTTAAATCCTAAATTTTTATACATTCTTACAAGAAAACCTATTGATATATTTAAAACTTCACATCCATCACGATGTTCAATAGATGGTGTATAATCAAATTCATTCTTAAGAAAATTTATTACCCTATTAAAAGTATCAGTCTTTTTGGAATTTATAGCTATTCTAAGACTACTTGAATTATTACCATACCAGCCATCTGCGCACCATAAACCCATAAAATACGAAAAATCATTTGAAATTTTAAACATTCTATTTGTTTGTATTTTAAAACAATGAATAGTTAAATTAGATTCATTATATAAATGGCTATTATATGCTTGTTTTATAGATATCATTTTTATATCTCTATTACTATCAGTATATGAAATGTTATCTTCTTTAAATCTATGAAAATCAGATAATTCTAAATTACAAACTTTAACTTTATTACTATCTTTAAAGATCTCAAATAAATCAATTACATCTACTGAATTATACTGAAAATCAATACTATATGGCTCTAATAACACATCACCATCAACCAAATCATATACATATTTTAATTCAATATTATCATTTTTTAATATTGGAAATCTGTGATTTTCTGATGCATTTATTTTATAACCACCATATATCTCAATTTCTCTGATATCTGATCTATATGAAACTTGTGAATCAGTAACATTAGACCATATCTGATTATAATCTTTATCAAATGATATAACTTCCACTGAATCACCACATTTTATATATTGATATATTTCTTTTATAATAGTTCTTTTTAAAACTGAATTATGTTTTATGATTATTGGTGTATCTCCATCTAAACATCGATATATTACATTAGTTGTCAAATACCCATCTATAATTCTAAAATCTAATCCACGTAAACATGGAGAAGTTCCTCTATCCGCTTCACTTATGAATAAAGATTCTGTACCATATGCTTTACATTTATTATTTGTACATACGTTATTGGATGCTTTTTTCGTATGCAACTTTCCACATGTTTTACATTTAAGATATGGTCTATCATATGCACGATTTGAATCAGGATTACCTATTGTAATATAGCAATGTTCATTTCCGATACCATGTGTTTTAAAATGATTTATAACCCATTCAGTTTGATTATAGCTGCATAAATTCTCATCCCCATAAATATAATTTGTATTATCTCCAACTATCCATGTTGCATATCTATATTCTTCATTTGGTTCAAGATTAGAATCCATTATATAATTAGCAAAATATTGATCTATTTCATCATCAGTAGTTGGTGGCGGTAAAGATACCCCTTCAGGCATTCTTGGTGATAATGGTCTACTTTGTGGATACCTAATAAAACCAGATGCAAAATCAAAAGTAACTCTCTCTGATCCAGCATGTGAACCAGATGTAATTGAATATCTCCTCCCTTCTTTATATAATTGATATAATAATTGATGCCAAGCATCATCCAAATCTCGCGCATTAATAAAAACTGGTCTAAATTTCATCAACTGTCCTCCTATTGGCTGATATCTCAATTTCTTTATATAATTTTTTAACTTGATCATTTATTTTTAACAATTCTTCATGTATTTCCCTTATATCTTTTATCAATTTTTGCAACGTAACATGACTATCAAATTGTTCATTACCCATTTTAATATCCTTCAAATTTATAATTTGTCATTTTCATCCAACTTCTTTTTAACAACCAATATTGCAGACCCTTTATTTTTATTATCAATATTTCTTAAATATTTATTATGATCTAATGTCATAAATTTACTTTCTAAGAATTTAACGATATTCATAACTATTTCAGATGATTTACTACTACCAGTTACTGGTCCAGGTAACATAAGAGTAAAAATTATAATAACTGCATCTTTACCATCAATAACTGTATTATATATACAATAGTATATATCATCATTAAATCTATTTAGCGCATTTTCTCTTTTTGCTTTAGCCAATATTTTTAATGGGTCATCATCGTGTCTTTCTACACAAATAGATTTATTAAGTTTCGTACTTGCATAAATAGATAAAAACTTATTAGTATTTCCAATACCACCACTCATAACTATCTCCTGTTCCATGCAACATTATTCTTAAATGGATTATCTATAACAGTTTTAACAGGAAAAATTGGTTTTTCACCAAAATCTTTTCTATTCTTATTCCAATAGACTTCTAAACTATTAACTGATACATTATTTCTAAACCATTTGTAATTTTTATTAGTTTTTGTTTTATCGGATAATATTATAAAGTTAGCAACCGAAAGTTTTGTATATGATAGTATAGATGGAATAACACTTTCAAAATGTTTACCAAGTATAGATGCCCATATACAAGATTTATCTAAAACTTCTTTCATGCCATAATCCTTTATAGATACCAATAAATCAAATATTCCTTCACATAAAACAATCGTATTTACATTCTTTTTTAGATTATTTGTTTTTATAGCATAAAAATCTCTGAAATAATCAGATGGATTAAGATCAAATTTAAAATATCTAAACTTGGACGTAGCATCTATATTTCTTAATAGTAATGTACTGCCCCTCGTTGATATAAATCCAATAAATGAATCTTCAAACCAATCAAGAAATCTATATTTATCTCCTAAATCAATTTTGTTACTTGTAACAAAATCTCTTATATCAAATATAAGACCAGGTATATTTTCTATAATATAATCAAACCCCAATCTATATTTTAAGTAACTTTTCTTTAAAATATATCGATCACTATTATCTATTTTTTTAACATTATAATTATGTATTTTAAAAGATTTGGTGTGATAATCATATCTAAGTAATCTGCATTTAAATCTGTCTAATATATCTTTAGATACATATTGTCGTACATCTTCACCAATAAATCTCAATAATTTCAATAATGTACCCCTACCATATCGAGAATCATCACCGCATTTAAAACATATAAACATCGGCAATTGATCTTTATTCATTGGAACTTGTATATATAGATGTCCATGGTTTTTAATTGATTGAAGTTCGCACCAAGGACATCTACATATTAATTCTGTTCTGTTACTGTTATAATAAGATAATCCCGTTTTTGTTTTTAATGTATTCTCCAATCTTTGAAAATCAATCATAATAATAAATTAACTCGCTTTCCTATTATGTTCTTCTTGCATTTCATCCCAATCACATTTCAACATAATTTCATAAAAATTATTTTGATTTATTACATGCTTTTCTATAAGTACATATTTATCCAAATCTAAATTTTCATATTCATCATCTCTTATATAAATAGATGTCACTATTTTAATATCCATGACGATTAATCCTATTTAATTTTTTTAAATGGTTTTTCCTGTTCTGATTCTGCCATAAGATCATCGAGATACATTTCACTAAATTTACTTAATACACATATAAAATTATTCATACATACTACTTTCCAACCATCTTCCCCAAGTATAGATAAAGTATTTTCAAAATTATCATCTGTTCTTACAACTTTATACTTTCGTTTATGATTAACGGGTATCGACATTTTAATCTCCCAATTAGATTCTAAAATTAAGCTTATCAAATTCAGATTTTACTTTAACAATTTCATATACCATAGCCATAAAATGCATAGGTGGAATCATAGCTTGATTATGATCATTTGCATATTTATTAATAATTATCTTCGCCCATACTGGTATATTTTCAGAATCATCTTCAAATAATTCTTCGTACAACATATTATAATCAAGTTCTTGCTCACTAACCAATTTTCTCATTTTTGTTATAGAATTACCAATTATTTGTCCATTCTTAGATTCAAGACCAGTAAATAATTCACTTATAAAAGATCTAAATTTTTTCTCATTTGATGCTATTGCATTTATATTTGAATTTAAAACATTATTTTCATCGACAAGATTTTGAATGCTGTATATTATCTTTCTTATATCTGGATAATTTATTGATATAATTCGTTTAATCGTATTATCATTATATGTAACATTTTCAGATTTTAATATATTAACGCAATTTTCAAATATATATTCTTTCGACATTCGAGAAAAAACATAAGATGTTCCAAAACGAGATTGTAATGGATCGATTAATTTATATTTATAATTACAAGTAAATAAAAATCTCCCATGACTTTGATATTTTTCAAATATTCCTCTTAATGCCGCCTGTGCATTTAATGATAAATAATCTGCCTCATCTATAAAAACAACTTTAACTTTCGAACCACCCAATGTAGGAGTTCTAAAAAATTCATCAACAGTTGTTCTCATGATATCTACACCAGTTGACGAACTACCATTTAATTTTAATACATCTGCTCTATCTTTTATTACTTTTGATAATAAGATAAGAGCAAGTGTTGTTTTTCCAGATCCTGGTGGCCCATAAAATAAAAGATGTGGTATTTGCTCTTCTTCTATATATCTATTAAAAGTTTTAACATAATCATCCGGTAATACCATATCTTCTATTTCTCTTGGTCTATATTTCTCTACCCATAAATAAGTACGCTCTAATTCTCCCGCCATTATAATTTCTCTCCTATAGAATTTTGAATTTGTCCGCTACACTATGTGGACTTATTTTTAAGTTCCATCTTCTTTATAATGAACTATTGATAATGTATCTCCTTCAACAAATGCATCATCTCCAATATTTATAGAATGAATAATAAGATCTGTATTTGCACCCGTTTTAGAAACAGTCCAATAATAATCCATTACTAAAATACCATGCCTACCATATACTTTAAAATATACTGGATCATCACCAAGATCTTCGCCCAAGTCGATAGTTAATTGAGTATCGGATTGAATATCAGTTATATCTTGAGCAGTTATACTATATGTAAGTGTTTTATTTAAAACCATATCCACATTCTGAACTGTTTCTGTCAAATTATCCCCAATAGTAGCCATAATGTTTTTTGGAACAGTTGTTACTTCGTCTATATCTCTTCTCAAGTATATTTGATCTACTTCAATTGAAAATACAATTCTATCAATTTCTGGCAAAGCTTCTGAATAAAAAATTAAATGGGTTGGTAGATTACATTCAAATGTCATTTCTATATTTAATCTCCATTCTGCCAACCCATCACTACCTTCATACCGCTCACTACCATCATTAACATCTTCAAGTATAATTCTTGGTCGCAATACATATGGAAAAACATTTTTATTCTTGTTTATATTTCTTATTAATAAATCTTGCTGAACATTCGTTCCTGTCCAGCTTAAATCATATGATTCCGATGTATATGGGTTTTCATAAGTATAATAATCAAAACTATCTGGAAGAATTAATTGACCATTTATATTTTTTGGCTCAATTGGTCTTCCAGTACCACCAAAGAATTGATATGCCAATATTCTATAATCAAACATTTCATATATAGAGCTACACCAAACAATCATAGATAATGATCCAACATATCTATTCAAAGCAGGTGCTATAATAATATTACCATCATCATATATTCGTGGTTTATACTCATTTAATGCTTGTTTATGTCTAAATTGTGGATATTGATAAAAGAATCTTCCAGCTTGATCATCCGGTTTGAAATCATATCCAGGTTCAAGTGTAATAAATGGATACGATATTCTATGTTTTTCATCTGGATCTTGTAATAACTGAGTATATCGTTCTACTGATTTCTCATAAGAAGATATGATTAATTTACTTGATCTTGGAAATAATTCTGTTTTAAAAAAATCACCAATTCCTTGTAATAAAGCTGATATGCTATTATTAATATATTGATGATGATAAGCAGTCATGGATTTCATAACATTAACTCCTATTATTTATTGTATTAGAATTCTACATGTTCTTTTACTTTAGCAATTATATTATTTTTCAAAAAAGTTATATTTGATAATTCTTCATATTCTTCAGTATAATTGTTATAAAGTTTATCTAATATATTATCACCAACAGAATTACTTATTTGAATACCTGAAGTACGTATAATATTGGTTTTTGTAACAGAATTATAACACTTTCTTTGAACAAAAAAGAAATTAAAATCACATTCATATCCAATGAGTTTAAATCCAATAACAAGCAAATAATTGGAAGATTTCATTTTACAGTTCTCAATATATGTTCTTTCAACTAAAAACTTATTTAATTTGCGTTCATATGATCTATTAATACCTAAAAACTTATTAATATAGTCCACTTTTTCTTCTTTTATTGTATTCAATGTTAAGAACATTTTACAGAATTTAGATAATTCTAAATTTCTAAATAACGTTATCGATATGTCATTTGGTTCTTTATACGTCTTAAATTGTAAAGATGTTTTTTTATTATTAAATAATATATTAAATAATATTTTTTTATTACTAACATACGTCATATATGTATTACATCTATTAAACTTCTTTGGAAAAGATAAACTTATTTTAGTATTGTTGTTCATAATTTTATTCTCCATTACATTATATTATCTATGACTGAAGTAGGATCTACACCATCAAAATCATTATAATTATCATTGCCGTCAGATACTTCTGTAATGTTAGAATCTTCTTTTATTAATTTAGCAAATTTAAAAACTTCAAGTTTGGTTGATAAATTATTATTCATTTCAATCGCTCTTCTTATCTTAAATACTTCTGGAGGAATATCATGATTCATAAAATCATTAACTACTTCATTAAATGTATTAAATGTTTTAAATTGATTATATAAATCACCATCATTTATATTTTCAATACATTCTAAAAATAATGTTAATTTATCATCTTTATCTGAAGTATTAATTGTTTGATTTAAATCATTTCGAGCATCAAATGGAACATCGTCATCTTCATCAATATTAGAAACTTCATCATACTTATTAATAAGATTATTAACTATATTGCTCTTTACACTTTCAATATCTTTAATTTTTGAAAAATCTGAATATGGTATATCATAATCTGAAGCCAATCTTATTAAATCATTTTTATTTATAGAATAACCAGTTTTAATCATATTAATCACGTTAGTTATAAATGATTTAGAATAACCATAATATAAATCTTCAGTTATATTTAAGTTTCCCCCAGTCATGGATGAATACTTATCTTCAAATAATTTAACTATCCCATTTTTATTAAAATTCTTAAATTGGTCAAATACATTCTCCAATATTAATTTTGATTCATTTTCATAATCGAGAGAAAAAATAAATGGACTAAATAGAATCTTTATAGCAGTATTAATTATCTTATAATTATTTTTATTTGGAACATTATTTAATGCATCAAGTCTTCTTATAAATAATGAATATAACAAAAATGTAGATGTTAACTCTATACATAAATTGTATAGATATGATTCTTTTGAATATACAATATTATCAAATCTTATTATTGGAATACGAATATCAATTTGACCATTATGCTCTATAAATTCTTTTATTTTTGTTTTAATGAGATATGTCATTATATATTGAGAAAAATAATAAGAATTTTTATCATCGAATGTTTTAAATATCTGAGCATTATTTGATATATCGAATATTACATCTAATGGTGAGAATGTTATAGTGTCTGAAGATTCAATAGTTGATGTAAATGACATAACCCATGAATTAAAATTCATCAATTCACCATCAAATATTTTATATATAAATGGTATGCTACTTCTATTTTCCATATCATTATTGTGTTTACGTTCTATTTTTTCTAATTCATTTTCTCCATCCAGATTAACATTATTAAACATATTAGATGCTTGACTTATATCTGTAAATTTTTGTGTATAATCTACACCATTATAATCATCATCATTTGATTCAACATCATCATTAAATGGACCTTCAAACACATGATTCGCATCAGTTGACTTAATTATTTCATCTGTTTTTTCATCAGACATTTTCATATTAGTAGTAACTGGTTGTGACTTTATAGAATCTATTTTAGATGACATAACTGAAGAAAATCGTGATAACAATGTTTCAATATTAAATAATCTTCCATTTATAGATCCCAATAATGATTTACTATGATATTGATTAAATAATATATTTGATATATTAGTATCTATATTACTAAAATCATCACGAGTATTTTTCAAAAATCTAACCATATTTTTAAAAGATTTACCATTCATCAATATTCTACATTGATTCATATTTGCTATCGGATCAGTAATTATTAATTCAAGAACTGGTTTATTCTCCATTAATATAAATCTGAATGTCAGATCTTTTTTATTCTTAGAATATACTCTTGAAATGTTTAATTGAGAAGATTGCATAAAAGCATTTTTATAATTGTTACTGCTCAATTCATGTAAATCACATAATAATGAAGTTAAATGATTATATTCGAGATCAATATTTATTCTTGGATTGCCAGCAGTTCTATTATCAATAAGAGTAAATCTTAGTTTAGTTGTTGAGTAATTAAAATATTGATTCTCATCTTTCTCTGAAACATTAAGAGATGAAGCAAAACTTATATTTAATGATATAGATTGATTTGGATCTAAGTAGGTGTATGAAGGTTTACTTAGCCAATATGTTTCTCCATTTCTATTCATACGTATTAATCCCCTTTTTAATAATATGTAATAATAAATAAAATAAAATCATATAAGATTTAATAAAAGAATGAAATCTTTTAATCATAAATTTGTCCGCTATAAGTTTTTCAGTACCACACTTTAAAAAATTTAATAAATTATTAAACTTTTTAGATTTTATTTCTAAACCAGTTAACATGTTTAAATTTTGTCCTCCTCCAACCCATAAACAATACATAGGTCATTATGACTACCGTTTGTCCACATAGCAGCAGCTATTCCAATTTTCAAAATATCTTCTTAAAAGTACCGACTTGACCCAAAAATTGCTCGGACATATTCTTAGAATATGATTATGTCACATGTACAATCTACTAATTCCATGTTAACAACATATACAGTTCATTATTAATCTACTTAGATTATAGAATGAATCTATATAGATTAATTTAAAACATTTTAGAATCTTTCATATTAGATTTTAAAAATCTAATATTAATTCTTTCTTAGATACTAAGAAAAAAGAATCTATATTTATCTAATTAGATTCTTTTAAGATTCAAATGGAAAAACTATTTGAGGTCAAATATTATTACTCGTTTCATGAAGCCCAGGCGTAATGAAACGGACATATATTGATATATTCATGAATTATATATGAATGATTCAAAATTCCAAAAAATAATTGATAAATGAAAAATAAATAAAGATAAAGAAATCTAAATTAATTAATTTATATCTTATTAATAAAAGAAATTTAAATGATTAATAAAATATGAATAATTAAATTTAAAGTTGAATAAATGATTTATCAATAGATATATATTAAATTTATATATTTGATATATTAAACATTTGAATTGATAAATAAATTAGTCAAATTAGGGTAAGTAGAGGTTAACTGCAAAGTTAAAAACCTACCAAAAAACAGAAATAATGAATCATTGTGTTTCGGATTTTTATAAATAGAGAAGTGGTAGGGAGAAATGATTAGAATCTTAAAGAACTATAAAATTTGTTATTTAACCTTATTTAAGAGATAAATTGATCTTAATAGAAAGTTATTAAGAAATTAAGAGTTGGATGTAGATGTTGTATCAATTCACTATCAATATGAATCAACTTGATTTTATTTTAATAATTAATCTAATAAGTTAATGTTGCATCAATGTGTATCAATTTAGATAATCATAAATAAATAATCACCAGTTTTAATCATTCATGGCTCAATTTATAGAACATATAATCTTCTTAGATCAATTTGATTATTGATGACTCCCTATCGGTCGAGAACCGGCCCTCGAACGGTTTTAGAAACTGCAAAACAGACCGCAGTTTCTAAAACGCTTCAAGACCTATTATATGTTATAATAATTATATAGAATATACTTCGTATATTAATATGTAAAATAATAACTTAACATATGGAATCAGTACCGGTCGTGTGAATCTTCTACGGCTTAATCAAGAATCTTTTTATATAGTGTTTACTAAGTGATCTTAGTCCGTTCCGTCCTTGATCACTTAGTAAACAAATCCGCTCTCTCCATATATTCATAATTTTTTCTTATTAGAATCTTCTGTTAAGCGGAATAGCCCCGACGATTAAGATTCTGATGTGATTCTATTTAGATATGATCGCTAGTGGCTAGATTAAAAGTAGATAATCTATTTAGATGAAATGGTCGTGTGCGCGAGTGAAAACATCGCGTGAAACTGATGATGTTTTTGGTTGTTTGACGACATATTGTGCACATTCATTTGCTATTCTACATGATTTTTTTATATCTATATCTTGGGATAAACATATTGCCATAACTGATATAACAGTATCCCCTGCTCCACATACATTATAAACTGGAACTTTTTCTGATGGAATTTTATCTAAAACAAATTCCCTACTATCTAATAACTCCATGCCTTTATCACCTTTTGTATTGAGAATATACTTCACTTTTGGTGTACCATGTATTGTTCTAAATTCATGAAGTTCTGCATCATTTGGGGTAATTAGAAAAACACCATTATACATATGGGAATGAATTGGTTTTGGATCTACTAATATTTTTATATTCTTTTTTATACCTTTAATTGATTTTAATTTAATAAGATCCATTAGTGGTTTACTTATAAGCCCTTTATTATAATCACTAACAATTATGATATCATATCTATTAAAATCTAATTTTTCTATTATTGAATATTTAGTTTCATCTACTTCATCTATTATAACTTCATTGTCTACTCGCAAAAGTTGAATAAAATTATCTGAAACAAATCTTTGCTTAGTAGTAGTGATATAATTATCATATTTTAATACAATAGATTCAACATATAAGTTATTAAGTAAAGTTTTAACAACTTCACCATTATCATCTTCACCAATAGCAGTTATACATTCTACATTTGCTCCAATTTCACATAAGTTTCTTATAACATTTCCACATCCTCCAAGAAACAATTCTTCAGATTTAGTGTTTAAAATTGGAATCGGTGCTTCTGGAGATATTCTGTCGACACTACCAATGATATAATGATCTAACATTATATCGCCAACTACCAATATATTTAAATCACTTATTTTTTTCATATTAATATGTCTTTCTATCTCGGAATAATATTATAAATTTTTTGTGGAGTTTCTAAATATTCAACTCGTGTAAATGGAATACTTCTCCAATCTTGTTTATCTAAATCATAAACTCTAAGTAAACCATATTTCTTTATATCACTTAGAATTCTTGGAACATTAACATTTTTTGGTCGTTTATCTCTTGGTATTATCTCAAAATCAAGAGTACAATTCATAATTCTCATAGTATTATCTTTTTTAACAAATTTAACTGTAACTTTATTAGATGAATTTATTTTGTTAAAAAAATCTAATGCATCTGTTATAGTTGCTCTTTCTTCATTATCTGGCATTGTATTAAATCTCCTTCTTAAACATCATGATTGAATGGGGTTCTTTAGAAGAATTAAGTCCAGATTTAGCTACCAAGCTAAATTTTACATCTGATGAATTTACAAAAAGGTCTTCGTATTGCTGTTCTGAGCGAAATGTGATATATTTTGTTGGTTTATGTTCAAGAGTATTTTCTGTAATTAATACATATCCATCATCTTTTAACTCTTCATAAAATCTGTTAATATAATATTTTAATAAATCTTCATCCATTATGTGTTGAAGAGATACGCATGTCCAAACCAAATCAAATTTATACTCTGAATCTTGTAATTCAAAAGTTCCATCATCATTTATTTGTGTAAAAAATACATCATTATACCACGGGAGATTTGTCATGATACGATCATTATTTGGCATAATATCTACACCATGATAATCATCAAAATAATCTGAAAGAAATGGTGCCCATCTTCCTATACCACATCCAAAATCTAAAACTTTTTTCTTCTGACGTGGTTTATCTGGTTTGAGTTGTTTAAGTTTATTAAATCGTTTTTCTAATACTTTACGAATTATATTTCCCCATCTTGTAGTTTCTCGCTTATATCTTTTTTCATCCCAATCGTATCTACCAACTACATTTATTTCTTCCATTTCAGCATATCGTTTTTCCCAATATTCTTTATTTGTCTTAAACATAATACTCTCCTTTTATATATTTTTATTTAGTTTTTTAATTCTTCTCCAAATACATAATTATGTTTACCAATTGAATTATTATCATATAATATACATTCGCCATTATCATTACATATTATATCTAATAATTCATTAGCAACATGATGCCATGTTCTATTATTTTTTACAAACTCTCTACCCTTTTCTCCTATCGCTAATCGCTCAACATAATTATCATCATTTAAATATTTTATTAATTTCTGTTTTAAATCAAATAATGATTCAAATACTATAAGTTGTTCTTCGTTTTCTATTCCAAGTCTTGCAGTCATATTTGGTATTGTTTTAGTAAATACCATAGATCCACATGCCAATATATTCCATAATCTCAACGATGAATATCCCTCATAGCATCCTCTACTTAAATTTAGAACAGCTTTACTTTTTGAACATATTTCCCTGAATTTATCTGGATATATAAATTGAGTATAACCTGGACCAAAAAATTTAACTTTGAATCCTTCATCTTTCAAATATTTATAAATTACATCACGCTCATTATCTCTGCCACCTATAAATGATACATCATATTCTTTTTCCATATCAACTGGTTTATAAGTGTTAATATCACTTCCATCAATTACATGATACACATTTAATTTTATTCTTTTTGCCCATCTTAATGCATTCCCATAACCAGTAGCTGTTCTATAATGAAAATATTTACTGAATTCAAACATACGATTACGTTTGAGTTGAGGATACCAATCAGGGAACCAATGAAGTGTTCTACAATTTCTTGATGCAAGTTGGATAGTTTGAAGTGGTATATTATTTCCTTTTTGTATAATTAATAAATCACATATATTTGATAATCTTATAATTTTACTAACAATAGTATTATAATTTTCAGCCATTTCTTTTCGATAATCGAATTTGATAACTTCTTCAACTATTTCATTATCTCTAAAACCTCTCTCAAAATAAATTGAACTAGAAGCTATACTATTAAATACTCCAACTATAGCAACTTTTATTTTCTTTTTACTAAGTGGTAAACTTTTTCTTGATTTGATCATATGTACATCTGGATTTATTTTTGAATACATAACTATGATGCCTTTTCCATTATTATTGGATTATAATTCATAAATTCATATCTATAAATCGCTGGCGAATGTTTGAAACTTTGATCTATACTTGATAAATATGAAATAACTTCTTCTGTTTTTCTTACAGTAATTCCATATATTTTTTGATTATTTTTTCTATATTTTGCTTTACTCCAATCACCTTTCATATCATTATGCCTATGAAACTGATGAATTAATTTCCAGTTAAATGGTTTACTTTTTGTAAAATATTCTGCTTGACGTATTAAACAATTATCTATACCACCAAGCTCTTGTAAAAATTCATTACATCCACCAATTTTCCAATAATAATCTTTATCAAAATATACAAGTCCACCTTCACACATTCCCCTTCTTGGTGTATCTTCTCTAACAACTCTACCAAATACATCATAATACGTTATACGATCCCAACAATGACACCATTTTAAATTATTATTCTTTATATAATTATACAATGGTTTAAAATATCTTAATGGTCTATATGGAATACAATCAGATTCACCTAATATAATATCATTGGATTCAGAAGCTTTAACTCCAATATTGTAACACCATGATTTATTAAAAATTGGATAATTTATCTGTATAAATTTCACATTATGATCTACATTTCCTATAGTATCTTTATAAGTTGGAAATTTATCATTAACAATTTGTTCTACTATGATTATTTTTAAAAGATCGTTTTTATACGGAGATAGTTGATTATGTATATTATCAACTCTATCTTCAAAATCTGGTCCATTTATATTACATACAGGAATAATCAAAGTGAACATATTATTATCTCTCCTTTACATATTTCCTTCTAAGTTCATGAAATTTTCTAAGTGCTGCAACCATTATTTTATTATAGCACCCAATACATAAATCTTTTGATTCTTCCCTTTCAGATATTCGATGTGTATTTCCATCACTATCGCCTTGTATATGTACTCCAATATTATCATCAAAATATGAATCAATATGACATAGATAATTGAATTTATTACTATATCTTTCATTTGTAATTTCTTTATTACAACAATCACATTTAACAATTTTAATAATAGCCACGATTAATTCTCCATATTCTTAAAATTAAATATTACTGATTTTTTCTTTTCTGGTTTACTTTTTGTTAATGCTAAAATCTTGTTAAATATTACCCGATAATCTGTTTTATATGACAATGTTTTTTCTTCATAAAAATCACATTGTGTTTTAAATGGATTTTCTAAAACTAAATGTCTATGTTTTTCATGACCCCACATTAATGTTGGTATTTTTAAATAATTTGATAATATTGGAATAGCTGATTGCTGGCCTATCGTTAATTTTGAAGCTTTTATTGCTTCTATGGTAAGACCAATTAAACTAGTTTCATGTTGTGGAAATAAATAATCTTCTAATATTATAAATGATTCAAGTGATTCATCTGGCTTTAATATTGATCCAGATAAACCAGGAATAAAACATATAAACTTTTCAGATTTCTCTATTAATTCAAACAAATCATTCCAATAATCTTCTCTCCAGTTTCTTTCTTTCCCTTTTTCTAAATCTATTCTATGTCTTGGAGATATTACAATTGGTATTTTATTTATATATTTTTTCTTATTTAATATATTATATATTATTCCTTTATTATTTGCTCTTGGTTTAAAATTAAAATCCATTTTATCAAAATCAAATATATTTCTATTTGGAGTATTAATAGTTTTAATTATATGTATATCATTATCAATTACATCAGTTATAATCTTAAATAAGTTTTTAAAATCAGAAGGAGAAAAATAATCCAATCTATACATATTTGGTCTATATTTATGATAATCTCCATCTATATCAAATGGTATTATATCATCTACATTATTAGAATAAAGATCTATTCTTTCAGATCTTGTAATTGCATATATTTTTTTATCATAATATGTATTTTTTACCCACCGTACAAAACCACACCATCTATATAGTTCCCAACCAAGTTCTCCTATAAATGGTCCAAATGCTATTTTATCATTCTCAGATATTTCTTTAATAAAATTTTCTTGTATACTATTCATACTTAAATCCTTTATATTAATTTTCCAACTATCATCTCTATATCTTCATAATCATTCAATTTAGAAAAATCTAACATTTTTATCCAGTTACTATTTGGTAAATCTTTATTATAATCAGAATGAGTATAAACTAATGAATTTTTCTTCGTTAAGTATGACAAATACATCATATTTGACATATTTGTCGTTATAGATAAATCACTGATACATATATATCCAGCTAATTTAATAAAATCTATATTATTTATAAATCTAACGTTTCTTTTTTGTGATATATGGGGAGGAAAATTTATTTTTTGTTCATCGATTAACGATATGATTAAAAAATTATAGAATTGATCATTTGATAATTTAGATATTGCGCCTATATAATTCTTTAAATATAAAGCATTAGTACCTTTTATATGAGATCCAGATAAAACTATCATATTTTTAAATACAGAAGATTTTGGAATAGTATATTTACAATATGGATTTGGAACAGATTCATCTATATCATATTTTGCTATCATACTATGATTTTGTTTAACAGGATGATTATTTGAATTGCCACTTGGATAGAAACAATTATAATCTCCAATATTTAAATTACAATTTAATGTTCTGAATATATTATCATAGCTGTTCAAATTTATTAGATTAGATTTTATATCTTTAACATCATATATATTTCTTATTCTACTATCATTTATAATATATAAACTTGGTCGCAATTTATCATCTGTTAATATATCAATTTTACCAATAGATAATCTATTTAAATCTTTTATAAATGGTACAGTATACGCAATATCTCTTAAATTAGAATTTACTAATATTAATGAATGTTTATCTGGATTAAATTTAGTTGAAGTTACTTTTATTGGGGTTACATTCTTTTGAACTCTTGGTTCGTTAAATGTATCTATTAACCCTTTCTGTTTATTATATCTATCTGATAAAATTTTATTTTGATATTCACTATTTGTATACCATGTTGGTATATTATCTGGAGTAACAATCATCTTAGATATTCTATGTGTATCTCCAAATTCATTATTAAGATTATTTGGTATAAATACGACATTCCTATCTTTTGTTTGTATTTTATTATATAGTATTAAATCTCTTCTTTGAATATCATTTAATATTAATTGATTATCATATCTAAAGCATAAGCTTGGTGTCTGCCTTGATGATTTTTCTTTAAGTCCAAATTTTTTAAGTTGATGAATTAAATGAATTCTTGACATCTCAGTGAACATTTCTTCTTCAAGACCATTAATCATATGCACAAGATATTTTAATTTGCATATGATTATAGGGACAAATTCTCCACTATCTTTAATTTTTTTAATAGCTCTTGCTCTTTCAATGATAGCTCTTCCTAAATTTTCATCTACTTCATCAATATCTCTATATCTATCAAAAGAAAATCTTTTATCATCATCTTGATAATCATAATATGTTCTTATAGTGGAAAAATGAGTATTAAAATTTGTCTCATGTTGCCCTTTTCCTTTCTTATGCTCATAATACAAAGCAGCAACGTTAACAGAACAATATCCATCAATTAATACCATAAATCTATCAAATAATTTATCATTATTAAGATTAGCCAAAACTATATTGATAGCAAGTGGATAATTAAATCCAACTGAATTGGTAATATAAGAAGATGTAAATAAAGGAATTACATCTTTTAATTCATTATTACTTAATTCTTTGGCATTTTTTCCCATAAGAGACAAATGAATATTTGTACGAGAATTAAATTTATGAATACTCTTTAACCAATCTATATTACAATTTTCAGAATCAGCACCAATTATTATATCTGTTTCTTGCTCTTTTATCATTTTATATAATATCTCCTACCATTCAGTTACAGCTTTAGAATTTTTAAATCTATTAAATATTTCTTTATGATTCATATCTTTTAATTCTTTTTCATAAGTATATAAACTATCACGATTTGATTCATAATAATTTTCTCCAAATTTTGGATTCATTAAAGTATTACATATTGATCCTATTCCTTTTAATCCACCAAGATGCATTACTAATGGATTATCTTCTTTATTTTTTGGCAAAACAGCCATCATATAATTATTTGGTCCAATAGTTTTTCTTATAAAACTCCATGTAGAAGTATCATGTCGTTTTCTAACATTATATGCATTATATATTATATCTTTATTTATGGTCCAAACTTTATATATATTTTCCATTTGATGTTGACCCATAAACCAAAAACCAGATCCACCACCACCATCTGCATATATAACATCTATAGATCCAGATTTTTTAATATGTGTCGCTGATCTTAATCTAAATGGTATACCTCCTGGATACTTAATGCAGAAATGTATGGTATTTTTTGGATTAAATGTATTTAAATTATCTACAGCTTCTACAAACTGAGAATCCCAATCTTCTCCAACTAACATATCATTATCTATAAGAAGATAATAATTTGATACACCAACTGGTTTAATCATTTTTTTATTCAGATCATTCATTTGATTCATCATAATCAGCCATCGATAAAATACTATTGATTTACCAAAGCAATTATGTAATGATTCATTTGTATCATATGAATAATAGTGAATTTTTTTATCTCTTAATAATTTATAAAATAAATCCAACCTACTTTTATTTAATTCTGATAAATTATCAAATACATATATGTATATATTATCAAATTTCGTAGAATTATCTAATATAGAACATATTGTATGAGTTGTTAATAAAGTTCTATCCCTTGTTGGGATCATCACGTATAAATTTCTTTTCATATATTTCCCCTCTATAAATTTCTCATTTTAGTATTTGTCCTTTTCAGAGTGTGGATTAATTTTACAAATAGCGGACAAACATTAAACTATTCTATTTTAATTTACATATACTAATAGAAAGGGGCAATTTATGAACAAGGGTGCAATGCGTAGATTGGGTATAAGTGTAAGAGAAAATGGTCATGTCGATACTCTGAAAGAAGTATTGGATGAACCACCGTTTATGGTATTAGCTAAAGTATTACATAATGGATATTTTAATATCCAAGATAAATCAATACAGATTAAAAAGGGATCTGTATTAGCTATGCCATTAAATTTTTATAATAATTGTCATAGAGCAAGAGAATCTGGAAGAAGAAAACTTCTTAAACCAAACAGAAGACCATTTAATTATTATTTTAAAAGATACAGGGGAGAAGATTTAACAAATAAAAAGTTACTAATATGGCGAACTGGTGGAATAGGAGACTTACTTTTCATACAACCCATAGTAAAATATATTAAACGAACATATGAAAATGTTCACATAACGATTGCGTCATCTCCAAGATTTACTGATATTTTAGAATGTTGGCCTGATGGATTAGTAGATGATATAAAATCTATACCATTTAGTTATAAGTTATTAATGAATCATAATTATCATATTACATTTGAAGGGGTTATTGAAAGATGTAAAGAAGCTCAAGTTAAAAATTGTTATGATCTATTTTCTGAAACTGCTGGATTAGATCTCGATCATACTTCCGATGATAATAAAATAGAACTTGTTTCAGATGATTCATTAATACATAATAATATATTACCAGAAAGTGACTATGTTGTTGCTCAAATGAGAGCAAGTAATCCATGTAGAATAATGTCAACAAGAAAATGGTCACAATTAATAAATGGTATAACTAATTATGGATTGAAAGTTGTAATAATCGATTCTCCAAAATTTCAACAATTTTATGATGACTTGTTTAAAAATTATACTATAAATAAAGATGATGTATTTAATCTATCAGAACATTCTAAATCAATAAAACATGCTGTATCCGTTATAAATAGAGCAAAAGGAGTTATTGGAATAGATTCTTCATTTATACATATTGGAGAAGCACTAAATAAACCAGTGTATGGTTTATATGGTCCATTCACTGCTGATGTAAGAATGAGATATTATAGAAATTATGATTTCAGTGAACCAGAAAAAGTAGTATGCAAGTATCAACCATGTTTTTTTCATCAGAATGAAACTAAAAAATGTCCATTTATAGCACAAAGAAAAAATCCTGGCTGTCTTGAAGAAATAGATATAGAAGTATCAGTAAAGAAATTTATGAATCTTCTTGGAATTACCGATGGAGAATAAAATGGAAGAAAAAGAAAGAACATATAATGAACTGCTTGAAGATATAAAAATAGAAGCCGGTTCATTTTTTAGATTGGCTGAAGCAGGAAAAGTAACGCGATCCACTGCATTAAAAGCAAGAAAACAATCAATTGTGTTAAGAGATATGCTAAAATTATTCAGAAAAAAATCATTAGAAAATGATAAACGAATTAAATCTATAATGGCTGAAGCAAAGCAAAAAGTGTTAGAAGAAACAATGGAGTAAAAAATGGAAAAAGAAACAGTTATTCAGTTATTTACTCCGGGATTAGATAGTTATCTTGGTTATCACTATTTATCAAAAAAATACAATGTTAAAAGAATATATTTTAAATTGAAATCAAGATATACTGATAATGAGATAAAAATACTCAATAATTTTTATAATGATATTTATATATATGAAAATTTAAATTTATCTGATATAGAACATGACGATGCATATATACCAAATAGAAATTTATTAATGGCAACATTAGCATCATCATTGTATCCAAATATATCTAAAATATTTATAAATGGTATGAAAGATGATAGAGTTAATGATAATAGAGAAGATGTATTTAATAGATTATCTATAGTAGTATCTATGAGTATGGATAAACCGATAATGATAACTAGTGAATTCTGGAATAAAGAAAAATCTGAAATGGTATCAACATTTGTAATAAAAAATGAGCCAATAATAGAACATTTAGCAACCAGAACATATAGTTGTTTTAGTAAGTTTTTTATATACAATAAAACAAGAATATATAATGGTAATCCAATAGATGGTAAATTTAATAAAAATGGAAGATTAAAAATTTATGGATGTTGTTCATGTCCAGCTTGTTTTCGTAGATTTGCGGCATTATCGAATGCAAATATATTTATACCATTTAGAAATGATAATATAGTAGATGGTTATAGAGGAGATGCTATAAATAAAAATATTCATCCATTCAGATATTTTTCAACACTTGAATATATTAGATTTTTAGATTTTATGAAAGGAGTGAGATAAATGGATGGAATATACTTTCCGGAATTTCCAACTAAAACAAAAAAGAAAAAAACAAAAATAAAAACAAAATCGCCTTATATGGAATTTAAAGAATGGTTATTTAATCCATATCCAAATGCTAAATTACCAGATCATGTTTTAAAAATTGTAAACGCAAGAACTGTATTGTGTATGTTTGGTAATCTTGGAAAACTGACAATCTTTCTCAATAAATACTTTAATAAGTTTAATATAACGTATTTAAATAAAGAAGAATTCTTTATATATATTAAATATATAATACAGAAGTTTCGTATCGATAAACGTCAATTCAGTTTTTATAAAAGTGAACAACGTGATACTTCGTATGTTGATATTCATTCTAAATTTTTTCCACATTTGAAAAAATATGAGTTAAATTTACTTATGGAACTTATAAAAACTGATGATGATTATGATAGAATTATGGAATCATTTGGATTAACTAAATATAAAGTTACAAAAAATAAATCTAAAAAATCCAAAACTAAAAAAGAATCAAAAAATGATGATAATAATACCATAAATAATAATAACGAAGTAACAACGTTTGAAGAACTAAAATCTTTATTTTTAGTTAACTGATTTAAAAAAGGGGGGTGATCTGAATTGGCAAAATATGATGAAAATTTTATAAGTAATAGATCTTTATATCTTATGGAATTTATAGAGAAAAAAAATATAAAAATTGATCAAATGAAACGATCAGATATTTTATTCGAAATGAGAAATGTATTCAAACAATGTATAGATAGACATATAAAAAGAGAAAATAGACGAAGAGAAGATTAACATTATAATCACTATATTATAAATTTAAATAATGAAAGAGAGGACTAAACTAAAATGATAGAAAATAATGGCGATAATATAAATGAAAATGAAATATCATTCGATGATAGAACTATGATAATAATGGTTGGTAATATCGGAACTGGTAAAACATCAAAAATAAAACAAATAATTCATAAATTTGGTAAATATATAATTGTATGTTTGGATGATTTACTCACATGTTTTCATGGTAAATATAAATACATAAAAGATTTTTCACTAATGTACAATATTATAGAAGATAGTATTATATACGAAGCAATGAAAAATAATTCAATAGTTATAATAGATAGAACATGCATAAATGAACGTGTAAGAAAAAGATTCATACAAATGGCAAAAGATAATAATTATAATGTTGCATGTTATAATTTTGGATCTGGAACTGATGTATCTCTAAAAAGACGGTTAGTAAATCCAAAAGGAAATAGTGAAGATACATGGATAACAGTACATAATAATATGAATAAAATATACGAAGCTCCACTTCTATCTGAGGGGATAGATGAAATATTCACCGTCAATGAAGACGGTATCGTTACACGGAGAGAGAAGTTAGTCAAAAACAACAATCATAATTAAAAAACTGAGAGGCAATTAATCATGTTAGAAATTAATGGTAAAAAAGAAATTAATGGTAAAATGATTACTCCCGCCAGGGCAGTAAAATATGCTTTAACTCAACATCTTAAGAGTTTAAACAATGATGTAACGGTTATTGTTGAAACTCCCGTGGAAGAAGAAACTGTTGTTACTGAAGAAGTCCCTGCTCCTGAACGAGTAGAAGGAGAAGTGACTGAAACTGCCGCTGAACCAGTTGCAGTTGAAGAAGAACAACCACAAGAGCAAACTGTTGGCGAAGCAATGGAAACTGTATCCGATGCAGTTAGTGAATCACTTGGGGCAGAAGAAGTTGCTGAACATGATCTTCCAGTAAATGATGAAGAAACAGTTCACGAAGAAGTTGATCAAATCGTTGAAGATGTTGAAACGGAAAAGAATGAATACGTTCCATCTGAAGACGATGGTCTATTTAATACGGTGTCGGAGTCAGTAACTGTTGAAACAACCACGATGACAGGGTATGAAAAACTCATCAAAGAAACATATCCGAAAATGACCGACAAAGAGTTCGAAAGAACGATGGAACAACTTGGAAAGATTGTTCCTCGTGTTCTTAAGTTTCTCGAAGTATAATACTTATTACACTATAAATTAATTAAGAATATGAGCTATGGGAATAATTTATACCCATAGCTCATATTTTAATATAATAGGAATATAAATATGAAAACAATTGTATATGATGTAGAAATTATAAATGTTCCAGATGAAACGGAAAAGGGTTGGGATGATCCATTTGGTCTTGGCTTTGCATCAGCAGTAATTTACTATGTAGAAGATGATCGATATGATTTTTTTCTACATGAAGAAAGTAAATCAAGATTGATAGAAACATTAAATGGAAATAGAACAATATCATTTAATGGTATTGGTTTTGATACCATGAATATTCTTGGTAATGATAGAGTTATAAAACCAACTGAATCTCCATTATCATTTCATGTTGAAAAGGAAATAGATGATAAAATAGTATCATGGAGAGAATTTGATATATTCATGCTTGCCAAACGATCTGAATTTGGAAAAGATGATGTGATGTCTGCATTTTTAAGTAATGAGAGAACCGAACCAGGCGTTCTAAAATTAATGACTATATCGAAGATGACACTTGGTGGTAATTATTTTAAAACTGGAGAAAGTGCGCTGGCACCAAAGTTATATCAGAATAAAGATTATGCTAATCTGCTTCAATATAATCTTCAAGATGTAAGATTAACATATAAATTATATGATTTTATTATGAAAAATGGATATATTATGAATGGTAGGGATGAGCAGCTATGGATTAAAAAATAAAAGGAGAAAGATATGTCTGTCATTGGGATACGAGAAGTCATAAAGATGATAAAAGATGGAGTAGATTTATCTTTAGGTACATTTAAATCAAAATCAGTTAAGAATGTTAAACCATTAATTGAAAATTTTGATAAAGACGCGATAGTTAAACCAGAAGGAACAACATTCGATGTACGATTAGATAAATTGTTTGAATTAAAAAATGTTGATAATCTCGGAAATACATATACTCCTGAATTATTAGTTTCTGGTAGAATTACAGCAAATTCTACAGAAATTAGCCCTGATGGAAAACAAATATACTCTATATATCCAAATAAACCATATCTTGTAACAACATTAGAAAGATTAAATACTCCAAATAATATCTTTCCAATGTGTAATAGAAGAACTACTATGTTCAGAAGTGGCCTGATTATGCAAATGACAAATGTATCTCCGGGGTATAGGGGTTATCTGTCATTTATGATATATAATGTACTTAATCACATAGTTCGAATTCAACGTGGTTTTGGAATTGCTTCTATTGCATTTTTTACAATAGATGGTCGCGCTGTTCCATACGATGGTGTTTGGCAAGAAAATAAACGAATCACAACAACTGAAGAAATAAGACCAAAATGAAGAATAAATTATATGTAGATTATGATGAATTACATAAATTATTTTCAGATAGATTCAATTCTGAAGATACTGAATATATAATAGATAAATTAAAAGATCTTCCATTAATAATAAATCTAAATAAATTATCAATAAATATAAGTGGTGGTACTATAACCATATTAGATCCACAATCGTTTGAGTCGTCTACAACTAAGTCAAAACTAAATTGTGGATATTTTGATGTAGATATAGATGGTCTTGATTCAGATAGAATAACATCTATATCTATTCCAAAATTGGATATAAGGAAGAATGAGGAGTTAATTATTAATGTGTCTTACTATCCATTGAAAAGGGGAAAGAAATGAAAAAGAGATGTTCCAAAGAGTTAGCATGTGTTGTTCTTAAGTATATTCCAGATTATGAAAACGCTTTATCATTTTTAGAAGAGTTTAAATGCGTTGAAGGAACAACTCCAAGATTCAAAACTACTTTGGAACTGACAATTGGTCGGCTTGAGCATTTGATAAAAAAGAGAGAGAAAAAACAAGCGAGTAAAGCAGAAGCAGCATAACCAATTTCAATGAAAAATGGGAAACTGGACTCTATTCCAATTTCCCATTTTTTGTTGTCAGAGAGTGTGGTCTTTTTTTCTTATTCACCGGACATACTAAAAATCTTATAAAAACAGTATATTGGAGGTATTAGTGGATAAAAATAAGAAAGAAGTCATCATAAAAAAGATATTGGAACATTGTTCTATATTGGAAGAAGTATTAAATAACGAATTATTAATTGAATTTGGTAAATTAAGAAATATAAAAACAAAATATAATAGATTTAGTGCAAAACAAGAAGTTATAGCACAGAGAGGATTCTTTTTAGATGTAAAAAAGAAATATGCATTATGGATTATAAATAATGAAGGAGTGGATACGGAAGAGTTTGATATAAAAGGGCTAATAACAAAAAGATCTGACTATCCAACATTAACTAAAGAAAAAATAATGGATATCATAAGTTTTCTTGTAAAAGATGATGTAGTATCTTTTAAGAAAATAAAAAAACATATAGATGAACAAGATAATAATATACGATCATTATGTATAAAAGGTGATAAATCTATAGCAAGACCTGTATCATTCTCTAAACCACTCAAAGAATATAAAAGAGTACCATCTCATGTGGAGGGTATGTTACTGTGGAATAAATTAGAATATGATTATTTTGTTCCAGGTACAAAGGGATATCAATTTAAGATAATTGGAATAGATCCAGTAATATCTACTGGAAGAGTACAATCATCATTACCATATATAAATTTTAAAAAGAATAATAATGTGGTTTTACCATACGAAGCAGATCGTCTTCCTAAATATTATAATATCGATGTTGAATCAATGATTCAATTTGCATGGGTTAATAGATATAAAGAATTATTACATCCAATATGGGATAGATTACAATCATCTGGAAAAAACAAAAGTGGTAGATCTATGGCACAATTTGCATTTCAATTTTAAATCTTTCTTGCTAATTTTTTCATATCATCTGATGTTAATAAGTTATCTTTTTTATATTCATATTTTGAAATCGCTTCTGAAATGTTTGATTTACATTTATCAGGATTACTTGTTTTATCACATAATTCTTTTTGTTTCTCCAATTGAGTAATAGTATCGTGCATTACTTTTATTTTACATGTTGTTAATCTATCACCTCTTAATTGCCAGCATTCGCCATGTAGTCGCTTTCTATAATAAGTTACAATCATTGAACCGATTGCTAAACCAAGAGCAATGCTTGCCAAAACAGATAATATTCGAGTAGCTTTCATTGATTTATTTGCATTTTTTGAAGCTTTTTCTGCCATATCTGCAACATCATTCAATCTTTTTTTAGTATCTTTATAATCTCTTTTTAATTTTCCAATTATACTTCTTGGTCTTCTTTCTGTTGATGAGCTACTACGTTCACTTCTATTTGACGAAGATCTAGAAGAAAAAGATGCTATATAACTTTTTAGTTTACTCAAACCAGACGATTCAGACGATTCAGATAATTCAATCATATTATCTATATTATTTATCATTTCTTGTCTAATATTATTATTTATATCCAAATCTTCAATAGCTAATATCATTGATTCAATGCAATTAAAACTTAATTCCTCACCAATATATTTTTCAGATATATACATTATTAAATCCTCTTTTATTTATACAATTAAACATTTAGAATTTGTCCTTCTATTACATTAAAAAAAGGAGAAAGTTTATTTATGAATAAGAAATTAAAAACTAAATTTGGAGATTGTCTCAAATGTGATTTAAACACAAAAGATAATAAGACAATGACAAAACTGGTATTTGGTGAGACAAATTGTCAAAACGACTTAGATTCTATTAAATTGTTAATATTAGGAGAAGCACCAGCTTATCAAGAAACTCTTGATAATAGACCATTCGTTGGAAAAGCAGGAAGAGTATTTAGAGCAGAATTTGCAAATTCTGGACTTATTAATATTCCACATTATATAACGAATATAGTAATGTGTTCAAATCTAAGTTATAATCCTATAACAAAAAATATAAAAACAAATAATCCGTCGCAACTTGCTATAGATTGTTGTAGTAGAAATTGGAAAGAATTAATAAATATATTATGTCCAGAATATATTCTTGCACTCGGATCATCTGTTCAAAAAGCACTTGATATAAAAGGAAGTGCAAGTCAATGTAGGGGAAAATTCTATTATTATGATGATCCAACATTTACTGGCTTTGTTCCACCACAAATATTTGCAACATATCATCCATCATATATTGCACGGGGAACAACACCAAAACATGTACGTAAACAATTTATATCTGATTTTTCAACTTTAAATAAAGAAATAACTAAAGAACCAAGTTTTATGACAGGAGAAATAGAAGAAGAGAAAAAGAATGATAAAGTTCAAAAATTTGATTTAAAGCTTAATAGTCCATATTCATTTGATATTCCAGATAAATTTAAAACTCAAAATATTGTATTAATAGATATTCAAAAAGACAATTTCAATTCACAAATAATATATGTTTTTAGAGATGCAAATAGAAATAAATTTTATCATTATGCATCTGCAAGAGATAATTATTATTATGAATCAACTAAACTTAGTGATAATTGTGATATTCTTGAAAATGTAGAAAACGTGCATATTAAATTCGGACATCCCCCGAGGTATGGATCACGTAGGGGATTATATGAAAGTGATTTATCAATAGAATACAAACACTCTATTGATTATTATCTACATAGAAAAAAAGATGAACTTCATTATGATTTACAAATATTCTATTATGATATCGAAGTATATAATTATGGATCAAGAGAATTTCCAGATCCAAAAATTGCAGCAAGTCCGATAAATGCTATATCATTTAAAAATCATAATGATGAAATAAATTGTTATGTAGTCAATCCAAAATTTTTCAATTTAAATACTAATATAGATATCAATATAGAAAGTAAATCAAAATTTGATTTTAAGCTCACTATATTTGAGAGTGAAAAAGAATTATTAGAAACTTTTATGAAAAAATTAAGAGAAGACAGTCCAGATATAATGATAGGATGGGCTAATCATAATTTTGATATAATATATATATTTAACAGAATAAGAAAAAATAATTTAAAAGCAAGTGATTTATCTCCGATAGGAAGATGTAATATAAATCCAAAAAAATACGGAGATATATTTATAGGCGGCATATCATCTGTAGATATGCTTGAATTATATAAGAAATTTACATTTTCAGTAGAAGAATCTTATAAACTCGAAGCAGTTGCTCAAAAACAACTTGGTGAAGGAAAAATTAATTATTCTGGACCACTCGATGAAGTATACCAAAATGATTTTATAACTTTTGTTAATTATAGTGTTCAAGATTCAAGATTATTATATGAATTAAATGATAAACTTGGACATATAAAACTTGCTAATGAACTACGCAAGATTTGTAGTAGTACATGGAAAGGAGTAGAATCTACAATTGGCCTTATAGATCCATTATGTATATCATACGCAAAAAAGATGAATATTGTATGTAAAGATTCAGATATGGGTATAAATGAAAAATTTAAAGGAGCATATGTAAGAGATCCAGTACCAGGTCTTCATAGTTGGGTAGTTGATATGGATTTTGCATCAATGTATCCAAATATAATTATATCATGCAATATTGGTCCAGACACATACATTGCAAAAATAGATGAGCAAATTGCTTATGATTATGTCTATAAAAAAGATAATGTTCCAAAATCATTTACAATAACATATAACCCAATAACTAATTTCGACTCTACAACAATATCTTTAAATGATTTTGATAAATTTATGAGTAAAAATGAAGCGATTATTACAAGTGCTGGAACTATATTTATTGGTCATGATAAAAAGCTATCATTTTTCAATAAGTTACTTACAATGCTTCTTGATTCACGAGTTAATTATAAAAACTTAATGAAAGATGCTAAACGAGAAGATAGAGAAGAAGACAGAGCAAGATTCTTTAATATTCAGATGGCGTATAAAATTCTTGCTAATTCAATTTATGGCGCTCTTGGCGCGTCTGTATTTAGATTATATCGATTAGATCTTGCTAAATCGGTAACTTTAACGGGAAGAGAACTTACTCAATTTGCTGGTTATCATATGTCAAAATTTATGACTACTGATAATAAAGAAATAGATCCAGATTTTAAAGTTAAATCAAAAGAACATCAAAAGTATTGGATATATGCTGATACAGATAGCATATTTTTAGAAATTGGAGATTATATGATAGATAAAGGTATTGCTGTAAGAGAGGAATTATCATGACAATTTATTTAGCAGAAGAACCATTTTATAGTATACAGGGTGAAGGTCCAATTGTAGGAAAACCATGTATATTTTTTAGATTCACTGGATGCGTATTATCTTGTGATTTTTGTGATACAAAATATGCATGGTGGAATAAACATAAATATAAACTTGAAGATTATAGTAGAGATAATCATAAAATACATAGATTATCTGATAGATATATAATAACTGGTGGTGAACCATTAATGCATGTTCATACAATAGAATTTAAAGAGTTTATAAAATCATTATTATCCATTGGAAGAGTATCTTTTGAAACAGTAATGCTGCCATCTACAGGAGATATAAAATCTCAATTATCTATGGGAGTAATTCATTATATGAATAAAGTAGATGAAATATTTGATACTCATCCAGAAGATAGAAGATATATCATATCTCCAAAATTAGATTTATCATGCTATGATCGAAGTTATCAATATTTCAATAATATAGATGAAGTAATAAACTATTACTCATTTGAAGAACATCAAACATGGTATAATACAATGTTCTTTTATAAATTAGTGTACAAAAAAGAATACGAAGAAAACATTCTTAAATTATTTAGAAGTACGAATATGGATTTTGACAGATTTTATATTATGCCATTCACACAATTACCATTTGATAGAAAAGAGTATATAAAATCTTGCAAAGAAACAATTGAATTTTGTAAAAAGCATGGGTTTATTTATTCACCACGATTACAATTTGATGTTTATGGAGATAAGAAAGGAGTATAAAAAATGTCAATATCTTTTATTGAATATACAGACCAAATAATAGGTGAATTTTCAGATGGAACTAATAGAATATTAGTAATTGGTCCTGGATACACATGTACTGACTCATCATTAAATCATAATATTGTATGGGAATCAGTAGATGATAAATATATAGACCCAAAACCAATGATTGATATACCAAGAGATACAATGATAATACAAAATAATTTAAATATGGATATAATTGAATGGTTTGAAGCATACAAGCATTCATATGAACGAAAGTTTAACTTATTTGATGTAGTAATAATGTGTAGGGTATTTGAACATATAGAAATGAGAAGAGTTGATTATTTCTTATATAGTTTATACTCAATGTTATCTGTTAATAGTACTGTGATATGTACTGTTCCAGATATGGTAAATTCTGCATTACAGCTTGAAGAAGAATATAGAAAAGATAAACCAGATGCATTTAAAATACAACGATTAACATTTGAATTGTTTAATGAAGGTCCAAGTGTGAGAGACAGACATGCGTTATGGTCAAGTAAATCATCTATAAAATATTTATTTGAAAGAGAGAATTTATTTAAATTTAATTCTGTTAATAAAATTGAACTTGATACTAATCTTGTACCAAATCAATTGGAATTCAGATTTTTTAGAAATTAAGAGAGTAATGAAATGAATAAATTTATATGTGCGGCTATACCTTCTATTAGAAGACACTGTAATGTTGTATTTAAACATTATGATGAATATGCAGATAGAGAGGGATTAAATAAATTTTTATTGGATAATTGTAATAAATTTTTATCTTCTGTGGGAATATCTTTAGATATTAAAAGATATGGTGGTGTAGATAATAATCTATTCAAACGATATAATACTATATTCAGAAATATAAAAAATGAAGAATATATGAAAAATATAGAATTGGTATTAGATAGTGCTGGATACCAATTCCAATGTGGTTTATTTTCTAAATCACAAATACCAAAATTCATTAAAATGTACCATAACTTTTTAATAAAAAATTATACTGAATATAATAATGCTTTCTTATTTGATCCTCTTCTTGGTGATATAGATGGTTATGATGAAATGAAAAAATATAATATATACTCGTATGCAAAAGCTTCACAACTTCCAGTATATGTAAGAGATAAATTAATGTTTATATATCACTTTAGAACTCCACTTATCAATAGATTATATAAGGAATTATTATTTGATTATAAACTTGGTGATCATTTTAATAATTTTGCAACTGGTGGATTGGTAGCATTTAATAGAACATCACGAAAAGGAATACCATGTATACTTTATACAATACCATTAATTTATATATTGAATCATGCAAAGCGTGTTGGATTAAGAAAATTTAGATTCCATATATTAGGAAATGCAGAGTTTAAAGATATAATATTCCATAGATTAATCGAAAAACACGTAAAAGAAATTCATAATATTGATTTAGATATAACTTATGATAGTTCAACTATATTTAAATCATTTATGATGGGTAGATATTTCATATATAGTGATGACTCTGATCAATCATTATATAAATTATTTATTCGATCAGATACACTACATAAGAGATTTAAAAATCACGGAACAAATGAAGATTGTTTCTATAAACTAATAAATGAAATTTCGAATACATACGGCTTCAAAGCAATAACAAAATCAGACGTTCCAGTGTACAATGAGCATAATCGAATCTCTCCACTATTGGCGTTTTATGGAATTCTTTTAATTTTGAGATTGTATGAAATATGTGACAAGTGGGCTATGGGTTCCATAGATCATCTGTACAGGCTTTACACACGCGGACATAATATTGAATTTAATAATAAACTAATAAATACTTTAACGAATTTAAATAATGGGGTTTTGTCACGAACTATAAGATATAGATCAAATGCATTTATAAATAGTATGAATGCAATTGAAGAATTAGATATAGAATATAGTGATTATATTATAAAAACTTATTTATCATTCGATGAAGATAAAAATCTGGCAAGAAATAGAGAATATATAATGAGGTAATTATATGAAAAAGAGAAAAAAAAGAGAATTAATTCTATCGTTAACAAAAAAAGACTTTGTTATACAAGCATACAAAGGAAGTGGACCAGGAGGGCAACATAGAAATAAAACCTCTACTGCTATTCGTATAAAACATCCTGAATCCGGTGCTGTTGGTGAATGTCAATCTCATAAATCTCAATTTCAGAACAAAAAAGAAGCATTTAGAAGAATGGCAGATTCAAAGAAGTTTAGAACATGGTTAAATATAGAATGTTCACGAATAATGTCTGGAAAATCAATAGAACAAAAAGTTGAAGAACAGATAAATGAACAATTCTTAAAATTCGAAGTGAAGGATGACAATGATAAATGGATAAACGTTAATCTAAAACATTTTGGAGAATAGCGAATGCTTGGAGAATATTTTATTGATCGTTGTATTGAGTTATGTTGTTCTGAACAAGAAGATATAAATAGAACATTTTTTGATAATATAAATTATATAATAAAATGGTACATAAAAGAAATTAAAGAGAACGATATAGCAATAGAATTCATGACTAAGATAGAACTAACAAAATATCTATCTGAATATCGAATACTAAATAAGAAATTTAAATTCAATAAAATGATAAATAATCTCCATAATGGAAAAGCTAAGAAATTTGTAGATGTATTGAAATTACATAAAGATAAAGAATTCACAGAAGAAGATTTTGAAGAACTTAATATTTTAATACTTAGTAAAAAGAAACTATGCAATAGATTAACTGGAAAATCAAAACTTCAAGTATTATTAGACGATATGGAAACCGGAAACTTTATAGATGATGATGAAGTTTCCGATAGATGGGATCATTTAATATCACGAGCATGGTCCCAATTAAATGAAATAAGACGAGTAGAATCAATTGGAAAAGTAGCAACTTTAGATTTATTAAATGATAATTATGATTCTGTAATGGAAAGTATTAGAGAATCATATAATAGAAAAAATACAATATCTACTGGATATAAGAGTGTTGATCGATTATTTCCTGCTGGTGGATTTGAACAGAGTAGATTGTATATAATTGGTGGGACATCGGGTGTTGGTAAATCAAATTTCTTGGTAAATCTTCCATGTAATGCCATAGACAATGTAGAAAATAATAGAATAATAAAATCTGGAGAAGAAGATATTTACTTATATGTAACCGGAGAAAATTTAATACGAGAATCACTTGAAAGATATTATTGTTGTCTTACCAAAACTCCACACGTTAAGATGGTAAAACGAGTACTTGAAGATAAAGAATTTTCTCTGAGAGATGAAATTGTAAATCATCTTAGTCATAAAAAATCAACGATAGTAATGAAATATATAAAACCAAATTCTTCATCGACTGAAGATTTGAGAATAATGATTGATGATTTGGCCCAAACGGGTCGATTAAAAGCTGTCTATTTTGATTACTTAGATCTGATAAGATCAAGATTAATGCTTCCAGATTTAAGACTTGATCTTGGTCAAGTATGTATTGACTTTAAAGATTTTGCAGTAGAATATAAACTCCCATTTATAACAGCAACTCAACTTAACAAATCTGGATATGATCAAGAATGTATACCAACATTGACATCTGTTAGTGAAAGTATGAAAAAAGTTGATAATTCAGACTTTGTTTTATTCTTGCAACCAGCAAAAGATTCCCAATTCCAAATGCCATATTCTGGTGGTACAAGAGATTGTATTAAAATGAAAATGACTGTATTGAAAAATAGAAATGGTGAAACTGGAGATTCAACTTATGTAATGACTGTAAAACGATTCAATAATATGAAAGCATTTAATTATAAAATATACGAATTACCAAAACAATCTGATGATAATGGTTTAGTAATACCAGATTATAATGCTTCAACTGAATGCACAATAACAAATGGTGATGATTGGTGTAATAGATATTAAACTGAATCAGTTAAATATATTAGGACAAATTGTAAAAATATAACATTAATTTTTAATAGATAATACAAACCCACAATGGGAGGATTGGGAAAATGAGTAACAACGATTATATAAACTTTCTTGAAGAATCTGTATCAAGTATGCCCCGGCATAAAACACCAGCAGATGGCGTACTTAGCAGCAGAGGGAAAGATAGAGTAAATACAAAATTGGATGATCCAGAAATAGATAACATAATTAAACTCGTCACAAATCCAGATAAAAATCCAAAAATGACGGCAGAAAATGATGATGGAGAATCTACCAACGATAAATCTCCATTAAATATGCTTGAAGACGATAATTCAAATGCTTCAGATAAAGACTGCAACGTAAAAAATCTGGTCGATGAGATGACGTTGGACGAAGAAGAGAACTATATAGTAAATACTCTTCTTGATGAGATGGATTCACTTAACATGGATGACGATGTTTCTGATTCAGATTTCGAAGGCGTCGATGTAGATTCATATGAATCTTTAGATGATGACGACGATATGGATGATGATGAACTTGATGATACAGACATTGATGACATTCTTGATTCTGATATTTAATAAGAATCGTAATTGAAACATCTGTAATGGGGTCTTCTTTTATAGAAGATCCCATTACTTTTTATATGAAAGGCTATAATAGAAATGTCGAAAAAGTATATGATACAAATAAAAAATGGAAGCAGGCCAATTGTAATTACAGACAAAGCATGTAAGAAAACTTTACAAGAATTAGAAAAAATAATAACATCACATTTATCAAAAAAGAGTATATGTTCATTTAGAACTGCTTCTGATTTATTATTATCAAGATCAACCGATATTTTATCAATCCATATAAATGATGAAGATTATGATGAAAACATTGTTGTAGAAAATATGATTAGTAAAGATGATATCGAGTTTGATCTAAGTGGTGTAGATGAAAAACCTAAAAAAATAAAAGAAAATAATAAATCACAAAATGATGAAGATGAATTAATAATTGAAAAAGATGAAACATATAATTCAAAAGATGATAATTTATTAAATAAGATAGATGAATTAGATTTTTCTGATATCAGATCAGAAGAAACAGATATATCTGAAATTATGAATGAATCTGAAGAGCTATTAGACGAAGATGATGAGGAAGATAATGTTTCTTAATATATTTTTAATATCGGCAGCAACCATTTTATTTTTTTTATCAATTTATGTAATAATTGAATTATTAAATAGATGGAAAAATATAAAATTAGATCGAAGATTAAAATTATTTGATCATTATGAATATATCTATTTTATATTAGATGAGTCTGAAAAAACAGTATATGAAAAAATATTTAAAACCGATATAATTGTAAATTCATCGAGTGGATATAGATTAAACAAAGAAGACATTGAAGCTATACAAAAGAAGTATATTAGAGAAATAATGCAATGTTGTGGTGATAGCATAATAAATGACTTAATTGAAGTACACGGTGATTTAGAATCTATATCAATTATGCTCTTAAATAAGTTTATCAATAGAATCCAAGAAGATGAACTTTCCATACTTAATAAAGTAATGGATGATGACACTGATAAACTTACCTCTAAAGAGGAGAACTTAAATGGCTAAGAAGAAGAAAACTAATACAAATCCAAAATCGCCTTCAATGAAGCCTTTAAAAGATAAACTTTTAAAGACTAAAAATATAGATAAAATAGATGGAATATTAGATACTATATCAAGCGCTATAATTGATAAAGATTCAATGAATTACGCTGAATTAGTAAGACGAACATTCTCATCTGCAATTGATAATGATATGTTTTCTAATACAAGTGCAAATATATTATTATCTTCCGATAATGTTGATAGATTTGTACGATATGCAAATTCAGATGAAATATGTGATGCTATACCATATTGTGCAAGAGCATTAAAAGTATTATCTGATGAAATTGTATCACCAGACCATATAACAAAAGAAGTAGTTCAATTTTTAGAAGTAGATAAATTAGCAGATGAAGACAAATCTAAAAAAACTAAATTAAGAGCATTAAATAATATTCTAAGAATAGAAGATAACTTACATGACTTAGTAAATGGTACTTTAAAATATGGCGATCAGATGTTAGAAATATGTGATTATACATCTGAAGAAGTACCAATAACACAATCTTTATTGAGCGAACAAAATGGAGGGGAAATACCATACTATGATACATTAAAAGAAGAATATGAAATAAGCGTCATAGTAGAAAATGTTAAAGATCCAATCAATATAAAAATAAAACCAATATTGGTTGAAGATAAATCATCTAAACCACCAACATCATCAAAAAATAAAAATGATAAATATTTAGATGATGAAAAAATGGAAATAAATAATGTAAGACTCATATTACATGATCCAAGACATGTAATAAAATTACAATCTGAACGATTCAAAATGAATCTTGGATATTTAATACTTCCAAAAACAACATCAACATCAGCAGAATATGGTGGTCATTCATCAGCCATACGCAAAGCACCAATATCAAGTTCATTATTTCAAGGGTATAATGATTACTTGGGAATCGATAAAATATATAAAGATGTAATGAGTACAGTTAAAAGAAGAGTTAACAATGATAAAATATCAGTAGATAAAAAAGAAGCTCTAAATATGATATCAAGAGCTATAAAAGAATTCGAACAAGATACTGTAAACAATTTTAAAATAAGATTTGTTCCACCTCAAAGAATGCAACATTTTACCATAAATGATAAACGATTCTTTCCATATGGTGAAAGTATATTCTTTAAATCAACATTTGCCGGTAAATTATTAGTAGCATTTCAAGTTGCTCTTGCTATAAAACGTATATCTGATTCATCTGATAAACGAATAATATCAGTTGAGAGTACATTACCAAGAACTGTAAGAAATCTGTTTTCAGATATCAAAACTAAGATGAAGAAAAAACAGTTCAGTCTTGACACAATGGGTAATATATCCTCAATTCCATGTTTACATCTTGATACAAAAATACCATTAACAAATGGTTTAATATTATCTATATCTGATATAATTGAAAATGTAAAAATGGGCAAAGAAATTGAAGTATTTGCTTATGATCATAAATCTGGACATATTGTTCCAGATAAAATTGTTGGTGCTAAAATAACTGGTCGTAATGCAAAAGTTATGAAAATTACTCTTGATAATAACGAATCAATAATTTGTACACCAGAACATTTATGGATGCTTAGAGATGGATCTTATGTACATGCGAGTGATCTTAAAATTAATGATTCATTAATGCCTCATTATATGAGAAATACAAAATATTGTAATAATAAATGGTTAACGTATAAAGAAGTATATCATCCAGGTATAAATAAATGGGAACTTGTACATAGAACATTTGGTAAATATCTTGGATTAGTTAAAGATGGTGATGGCAAAGTTATACATCATATAAATAAAAATCCTCAAGATAATTCAACAAGTAATTTAGATGGTCTTACTCATTCTGAACATATGTCGATTCATGCAAATGATAAAGAAAATCCAGCGTTACAATCTAATAAAACTAAAGTTTTAAAGATTGAACGTTGTGAAATGTGTGGAAAGACATATGGTAAAGATCATAGAATTCATTCATTTTCATGTTCAAAACGATGTTCTTTATTATTAATGTCTGAAAATAATAACGCATGGGAACATAGAAAGAATGAAAATCAATATAAAGAAGTAGATTACTATTGTGATATATGTGGTAAATTAATAAAAATCACAAAAGCTACATTAAAAAGACAAATTAATAAATTCATAGCATGTGATGATAAAGAATGTAGAAAACATATGTCATTTGCTAATAGAGCAATGGGTAGATCTGGAAGATATATAGAAATAGAATTTAATAAATGTCCAATATGTAATAAATTAATAACAAATAGAAAAGATGGCGTTAATAAAAAGTTTTACTGTAATATCCAATGTGCAAATACTGCAATGGGAAGACGCAGATGGGCTGGAAAGTCTGAAAAAATAAAAGAAAAATGCTTTAATTGTGGGGATATTTTTGAAACAACTAAAACAATTAAGAATAGCAGAACATATCAATCATGTAATAAACTTGAATGTATAAGAAATATAAAAAAATATAATTCAACTGTAGTATTTAATAATTATCAAGATGTATGCTATATCGAACACGGAAGATGTATTGTATGTAATAAACCAACAGTATTCAATATAAGAAAAACTGGTTATACATATTATACATGTGGAAATAAATCATGTAGTCAAGCGGCAATGCAAAATAATATTTCAAGATTTAAAAATGTTATAAATCATAAAATTAAATCAATTGAATATCTTGATGAAAGAATAACTGTTGGAGATATAGAAACTGAAAAGTTTCATAATTTTGCAACAGATGCTGGTGTAATTATACATAATTCTATGGTCACATCATTTGAAAATTTTTTTCTCCCTATGAATAAAGGCCAGAAATATATCGAATTTGATAATCTTCCTGCTGCCATTAATCTTCGTGATTTATCAGATGAATTGAAGTTGTATCGTGATATGCTGGTTGCTTCGCTTGAGGTACCGCCAGCATATATCAGTCTCGAAGAGAATTTATGCTTGACTTTACAAGAGATATTACCACTTGTTGATAATAGAAATATAACGCTTAAACAATTAATAAAAGAACATGAATCTGGAATTGAACACGAAGTATATTCTTATGATCATAATACTGGAGAAGTATTTCCAAATAAAGTTGTTTGGGCAGGCATTACCAAACAGAATACTCAATGTGTAAAAGTATGGTTAGATAATAATAAATCTATAATTTGTACTCCTGATCACCCATTCATGTTACGCAATGGAAAATATATAGAAGCACAATATTTAAATGATGGTGACTCATTAATGCCTCTTTATCAAAGAGATAGAAAAAATAGCAATGGTCGAATTTATAATGAGATTTATCATCCAGGTAAAGACAAATGGCAATTAGAACATCAAACATTTGCCAGATATACAGGAATATTGAAACAAATAACCACTGATGAACCACTCCACCATATTAACGGAAACACTAAAGATAATCGTTCATGTAATATTATACAAATTACACTAAATGAACATTTAGCAATTCATTCACGTACAAAAAAATTCACTAAGGAACAATTAGATGAATTAATGTATGATAGAGAAAAATTAAAAGAATTAATGAAACCTGGACATACTTACGTTAATAAAAAATGTAAAATTTGTGAAAAAATATTTACCAGACTTAAAACAGATAATACAGTTACATGTTCACCAGAATGTAAATCAGAATACCATAAACGCACTGGTTATTTATCTTGGAAATCGAGAGAGAAGAAACTAAGAAAACGATGCCCAATTATAACCAAAGAATGTGGATGGTGTGGTAAACAGTTTGAGATGACAAAGACTGCTAAATATAATCCTGATAAACTCTACTCTTGTGGTGATAAAGAATGTAGTAAGAGATTGAAAGCGTTGAATATCTCCATTGGAAAGTTTAAAGGCGTAACTCAATATGAGATAGAATTTAAAGTATGTGAAGTGTGTGGTGAACCATTCTGTTGTAGCAAACAAGATAAATCTAAGAAATTAGATTATGTGTGTAGAAAGATTAAATGTATAAATGAAGCGACTGCAAAAAGTAAAGGTAAAAAAAGAAGAGAGAATAAACAAACAAGAGTTGACTTGACATGTAAAATTTGCGGTAAGAAATTCTGGCGATATAAATGGTATCTTGATGCTGTTAAAAATGAACCATCTTGTGGATCACCAGATTGTTATTCTAAACATTTTAAAGAAATTAGAAAGAAGAAAGCTGTTGGATTGAATCATAAAGTTAAGAAAGTAGAATGGTTAAAAGAACGATACGATACTGGTGATATCACAGTTGAGAAGCATAGTAACTTCGCAGTCGATGGTTATATTTTTGTACATAATTCAAACAAATCCGCACTATCTTTCGAGAATAATTTGTTTGCAAGAACGGTAGTATCTTATCAAAAAATGCTTGGTAAACATCTGTATGGACTTTTTAATAAACTTTATAGATTAATATACGGAGAAAATATACCTATCGGTATAAACATTATTCTTCCTCCACCACGTATGCTTCAAATAGAACGTGAAACGGAACATATTGAAACAGTTACAAGAATGATTCAATCATTGAAAGAAGTTGGTATAAATCAGGATTATCTTAAGCGTAAATATCTATCAATAGATTGGGATGAACACGATAAATTTTCTGTTAATAAGGATCTGGATGAACGAGCAGGAAAGAAGAATGAAGAGGAAGAACAATATGGTCAATTTTAAGTAGTCATATTTTAAATTCCAATGCATCTTTTTACATATCATGCATTGGAATTTTTTTTCGTGTAATTTTAATATATAAAGGACAAACTGTAAATCTAAAAAATATAGGGGATTTACAGATATGAAATATAATTCATTATTTAAAGATGTATTATATGTACTTGAGCAAGAGGAAGAAGAAGCTCAAGATACTGAAGAGACTCCACCTGCTACCGCAGATGAACAGCAGCAAGGTGGTGAGGGTGAAGAAGAAACTCCGCCCGATGAAGAATATAGTGAAGGGGAAGAAGAGACACCTGCTGAACAACTTGAAAATATAGGGAAAGTATATCAATTAAAGAAAATATATTCAAGATTATTAGCAATATCTAAATTCTTGGATTATTACAGTGATGAAAAATATGATGAAATAAAAAATAATGTTTATGATTCTATAGATACTTTTCATATAATAGTAAATAATTATGATTCATTTGAAGATAAAATGGATGAGATAATAAAACAATATAATAATTTTTTAAGTAAACTTGCTAATATATTAGATAAACTTGTAAAAAAGGATAAATAAAAATGTATTTATTTGTTGAAGGAAGTGGATTAAGATCTCAAGCAAAAGTTGTTAAAAATACAAACAATAGAATGTATTGTGAAGTTTGTATTCAGACAGTTGGTGACTTTAATAAAAATAAAAGAAAATATAATAAATCATTAATGGAGAGTGGTATACAGAGTATATCTCATCGGTTAATGGAAGGATCATTATTGGGTGAATTAGATCATCCGGTTGATAAAAATCCAATTCGTCAGCTTACAGTTCTATATAAAGAATCTTCACATAAGTTTAGAGAAATTGGAATTGATGGTAATAAAGTAATGAGCACTATTGAAATACTGAATGTTCCGAATGGGAATATAATGAAAGGATTGATCGAAAGTAAAGTTCCGATTGGATTTTCATTTCGTGGTGCTTCAGATGGTCTTGAGAATATAACAGAAAATGGAAGACTTGTTGGATATGAAGTTAAACCACCTCTCCATGTTGTTACATGGGATTCTGTTTCTGATCCATCTCATACACAAGCAAGAATGATAAAAGTTACAGAACAAGTTAATCGACAGTTAATGGAATCTGTTAATTTTTCATCTTATAGAGAATTAGATAATGGATTAATTGAAACAAATACTGGTTTGATGTATTTTCCAAATGACTTCGATAGAGTATTACAGAAACGAATTGAGCTTCTCAAGAATAAGTTTTCTGTTGGGAATTCTTGTTTAAAATAAGAAAGTTATGTAAGGGGGTTTAATATATTATGGCTATCAGTGCACCTACACAAGAAAGATCTGTTGATCCATATAGTGATAATAGATTCTCTTCGGTTATAAATAGATTAAGTAGATTGATGACAGGGGGTGTTGATTGCATAATATATCCCGAAGTAAGTTTCCCCCTAACAAAAAATGATTACCATACTGTTAAAATTGGTTCTGGTTTAGCATCAAAAGATGATGTTTTAATTCATACTACTGCTGATTTTTATTTAGATTTTAGTGATTCTGATTATTATGTAGATCCAATTGGTGGAATGGATACAACTGGTACATATTATATTGTATTCTCATATACTTACACTAGATCGTTTCCAGCGCCGAAGGGATATTTTAAAATAATAAAAGATGTAGCTTCATACTATACGCCATTCACAAGTGATTATATTTATATCGGATATGCTGATATTACATTTAATTCTGGAGAATTGAGATATGAAGTTAATTCTGTCGGACTAGATGATCCAGGTGGTTCAAGTAGAGAATTACCAACACTAAATCAATATGTGCCACTGGTGATAGATGGAGGGGAGGTTACGTAAAAAATGTTAAGATTCCCTGATCAAACACAACATCTCGATACATTTTCAGATAATAATTATGAGAATATAAATAAAGTTACTTTGAATTTTTTATGTAGTCATGAAGCATTACGAAAAAAAGCAGTATTTATTCAAGATTCTGCTGGTACTGATAGTACTGGTGGAGACACTACGGGGGGAGATAGTACTGCGAGTATAACAACATCATCAACATTATCAGCATTAGATTATAGAAATGCAGTTGTTCCAGGATTAAATAATTTTGAATTAATTGAAGTTGAAGTAGCACCAAATTATACTGTAAGTGTAAATACTGGATATTGTATTATACAAGGTGTATTAATAAAATTCTCATCAAGTATTAATTTAAATTATAATTCAAATGATTCATATATATTTGGAACAACTACAAGTTGGTTGGGAATAACTGAAGATGATGTTATTCCAGATGTTGACTCATTAACAACATGTACTGTTTATGTATGCATATTTTATGATAAAGATCTTGCAGATGATGCTTATATCGGCCTTATAGCTAATAATCAATTTATAACAGATCATATCGATAATATTATAATATTGGGTTTAGCAAATCTTGTGAGAACAAATTATCTTGGAACTAATTACTGGAATAGTAGTTCAATAACTTATAGATGTGATGATTTTATTATAAGACCAAATGTATATGCATATATTGATGGTAATCATAGTTTATACGATTAGAAATTATTATTTATATATAGGGGGTAAATATAAATGTCTCAAGATGGAACAATAATAAAATTAATGCGTAGAACTGCACCTGCTATCGGCACACTTGTATTATCATCTGGTGAACCAGCATTTACAACTGATACTCATCAGTTGTATATTGGTGATGGTACTAAATATGGTGGTCATTTGATCGGTGGATTTCAAAAATTCTTTAGACGATTTATAAGTTCTGATGATAATATATATCCGGAGCATCTTATTTGCTGTGATACTTCAAGTAATACTGTTACTCTGTCACTCCCTGATGATCCAGCTATTGGAAATCAGATACGTCTTGTTGATTGTCAGAAAACATTTGATGTAAATAATTGTATTCTTGAACGTGGCGATTCATCTCATAGAATAAATGGAACACAAGCAGATCTTACATTATCTACAGTTGGTCAATATGTTCTGTATTATGGAACTGATGGAACAAATGATACTTGGTTTGTATTTTCTGTTAGTGGTGAAAAATGGTTTGATGATTCTGTGGAAGGTGTATATTCTGTGGTGTATAAAGATGATTCATACACAGCAGTGAAGAATCAATTAATTCTTGCCGATGTATCTTCTGGACCAGTAACAATAACATGCCCAGATGGTCCAACTCTTGGAGATAAATTTAAGATTGAAGATTATTCAAATTCATTTGATTCAACTGCTTTAGTTATTACATCAGTAAGTGAAACTATAAATGGATTAAGTGAAAATTTAGAATCAGCTACAGAGGGGGAAGTAATAACATTAATATATGATATTATATCTGATGGTACTTTTTCATGGGTTCCAAAATATGGACGAGATGACGAATTCAGTGTCGAAGAAGTTGGAAGTATGGTCTATAATGGGGCAAGTGATCCAACTGGATCTGCTCAAGTTGGATCATATTATATAAATACTACTTCATTTACAATATTTCAATACCAATTAAGTGGTGGTACTGGAAGTTGGGTCGAGTTATGTGGAGGCATTGTTGTCTCAGAAGATCTTGATTTATATGTTTCAACATCTGGAAATGATACAACTGGAACTGGAGCATCTGGATATCCTTGGGCAACACCAAATAAAGCAATGGAATATTTAGCTGGAAAAACTATTGCTTCTGATGCAACTGTAACAATTCATATTGCAGATGGTGATTATGAATTACCATCAACTCTCAATTTAAGTAGTCCAAGTGGAAAAAATATTCAGATTATTGGAAATGAAGATACACAAACATCATTAACATATGTAACTAATGGTATAGATTCTGGAGATCATTACATTGATGTATCTGGAGATCATGCATCTAAATTTCCAGATAATAGTCTTATTGAACTTGTTGGTGGTATAAATGCTGGTTATTATGTTGTAGATAGTGCAACATATTCTGCACCAAATACAAGAATAAAATTAACAACTAATTTTCCAGATTATACTGTTACAACTGGAACAAGCGTAAAAGATGTACCTTGGTCACATAAAGTAAGATTTTATTTTGATTTCAATACTGATAATGGGATAGATTTAGATAATGCAGATATTGGGTTAATAAAAGGAATAACTATAGACAAAAAGACATCTGGAAATAGTGGTGGTCGTTCATTTAACATAATAAATAATAGTTATGCATATTTACAAAATGTATATTTTGGTAATAAGAATAGTGGTGCATGGACTACCGGATTAAGAATAGATAATAATAGTTATGTTAGAGGATCATCTATTTGTTCAGCATATAGTGGTGGAATATCTATACTCGCAGAAAGTGTATTACGATCTATAGATATGAATTGTATAGTTGGAAATATTAGTATAAGTGGATCATCTGAATTAACAGGTAGCGGTCAATATGGTAATATAACATTATATAATTCAAATGCGGACATTGGTAGTAGTGTATTTGTAATGGGTAGGATTACAGTATCTGGAAATTGTAGCGTAGAAGTCGGATATAGTAAATTCTACAATTCAGAATCTTCTGGCGCACATACATTAGATTGTGATGGTATAAATGCAAGAATTAATGCTGTTAGTTCAGAATTTATCGGAAATTCTTCTGATTATTGCATTGATGTTTCTAATGGTGGTATGGTATCGGCAATTGATGCTGAAATAAGCGGATATAGTATAGGTGCGCATATAAGAGAAAATGATGGCTGGATTAATATCGTTGGTGGAACTATTGATGAGTGTTCCACTGCTATTGAAGCAAACTCAGGAAGAATATATGCAAAAAATGCAACCATAAACGATTGTACTACAACTGGTGTTAATGTAGCAGAAGGTGGATATGTCGATGTTACTGGAATATCATTTACTGGAACAACACCATCAACCAGATATAACATATTACCAGATACAGAAGGTTCTGTAGAATTTGTTTCTTCATTTATGGTTAAAGGCGCAACTTTATCAAGCGATTTAACTCTTACAGTTGATGGATCATCGGGTAGTGATACTGAAGGTGATGGATCTGTTGGATCACCTTTTGCAACTATACAGTATGCATTATCATATGCTAAAAAATACAGAATTAAAAGTGATAAATGGCTAACCATAAGTATTAAAGATGGAACATATAATGGTCCAATAAATATTGATCATTCTGATGCCGATAGAATAAAATTAATAGGCGAATCTGAAGCTGGAGTTATAATTAATTGTACTGCTAATGGAATAGATATTAGTCCAGGGAAAAGATTATATGAAATAAATAGAATGACACTTAATCATACTGGTGGTAGTTCAAATTCAAGAGCTATAAATCTTGAAGGAAGATGTGTTGTTGATTATATTCACTATGTTATAATGAATGATTTCGGTTTTGGTTTATATGTAAGACAAGATAGTCGTATTGTTCATGTAGATAATATACATATAAATGATACTTTAAATGATGCAATTGCTCTTGATTATGGTTCTTATTTATATGGATTTAATGTAGAAATAAGTGGAACTGGTGCATCTGGATGTAAAGGTATTGCTGTAGAACATGGAAGTGGTCTTGATCTAACTACGGGTGTAGATATAGATACAACAAGTACTGATTTTGCTTATGGTATATGGTGTATTGGTGGATCATATGCATTTGTTGGAGGATCAAATAGTGGCGTTGCGAATTGCACGGTTGGAGCATATGGTCATACTGGTGCTACACTAATATTAAATGATTTAGATTTTGCTAATAATGGTACACATTGTGATCCAGCAGCCACTACAACTGAAGATGCTTCTCCAACATATGGGAATTGGGGAGGTACAATATTTGCATACAATGGATGTACATTTGATTAATTAATTAAACAATTTATTATGAGAATAAACTAATGAAAGATGAAAAAACAGTGAATATATTAATAGTTGATGATAAAGAAGATATATGTAAAACATATAAGGAGATATTAGAAGATTCATTGAAATCTTCTAATATCTTCACTGCAAACACATATGAAGAAGCTGTAAATATAGTGGAAAAAAATAGCATAGATTTGATAATCGCAGATATATTTTTGAAAGATGACATTAAATCATTAAAAGATTCTGGTATAGATGTATCATATGAAGCTAAAAAGAAAGATTTAAATACTCAGATAATTATATTTACAGGGATTCCTGCCGTCAATACTGCAACTGAAGCAATTCATCTTGAAGCGTTTGATTATTTAACAAAGCCAGTTAAACCAGAAGCATTAATAAGATCAACAATTAATGCATTGGATAAAAAAAGGTTATTAGATGACAGGAATACAATCGAACAAGAAAAAAATATATTACAATCTAAATTAGAAGATGTGTTAAGTGAGAAATATATAACAGATAAACAATTTCAAAAACTTATGAGCAACTTCAAGAACAAACGAAAGAAACTAGAATCTCATTCTGATACAGTCCAGAAAAAACTGATCGATGCGATTTCAAGAGTTAAACTTGGAGATACAAAATATGAATAATGGTAATAAAGATATTCAAGATAGCAATTTTGTTTCAGAAAAAATGGTGGCAATGATTTTTGATCAAGTTAATGCTGTTATTGATAAAATGGCTGGAAGTGTTTCAACTAACACATCTGTAATAACTGATTTGATTAATACAATTGGTAATGCTCCGAAAGAAACTCTTGAGTTATTAAAATCACAAGAAGGGTTAGCAAAAGATATCTTACATGATCTGGACAATATAAAAAATGTACTAAAAACAATTGATTCATGCAGTCATACTTTGGAATCAAAACTTGATCCATTAGACAGTATAAAATCTCAAATAGATAAATTATATGATAAAATAGAAAAATTAAGAGATATAGAAACATCAATAAATAATATAGTAGATTCTAAAATAGCACCAATCATGCCGATAAAAGATTTACCAAAAGATATTAAATCTTTAAATGAGAATATGATAAAGAATACTACTAATATAGAAAATCTGGACAAAAAAGCATTTAAATTATCTGTTATATTAGGGGTAGTATGTAGTGCTGCTGTCGTAATAGGCGGAATGATGTGGAAGATATTATCAATATTACAATCTCCAGAATTTGCTAAATTATTAGATACGCTACACCAAATACATCACACATTGCCACCTGGAGGTCCTGGTCCATAATTTATTTTTTTATAAAGGAAATCTATAAAATGAAACTAACATCATATCCAGAACAAGAATTTAACACGAAAATTGATACAGAATTTTTAAATCAAGCGATATCAAAATATGTAGAAACAGCAAAGATACCAAAATCAGTACCTTTGTCTCAACTTACAAAAAACATTAAAAGATATACAGAAGAATCATCTAAGATATTGCAACTTATAGAAAAATCTGAGAAACTTACAAATGAAATAATGTCTAAAAATACACAAATGAATTATGAATGTGAAAGAATGATAAATAAAATAAGATCAACTATTTAATTATAGCGTTATAAGTTAAAGTGAGGTATTCTCTAAAGGACAAACTGTAAATTAATATATAGATAGATTATATATGAATATTTAAATGGAGATTAAATTGGAAATATCATCTACTGAAAAAATTAATGGAGAATATTTAAATACTGAAGAACTTTTATCTTACTTATCTCAAATAGTTATGGTAAAAAAAGATGAAGATTTAAGAAAGAAATCTGAACAAATAAAAACCATAAAATCGAAGATAAGAAATGATAAAGATAAATTAAACCAATTAAAAATTCGTCTGAAACATGTTCATAATGAAAATAATAGATTATCCAAACTTCATGATGTCTTATCCAATATACAATCCTTAATGAGAGAAGGTTTGATGGGAAATAATCGACTGAAAGTTATTAATCTATTAGATAATATAAAAGATGATGATATCAAAACTCTTGATAGAATCAATTTAAAATTATCTCAATTTAATAGACAATCATTTGGTATGATTTCCACATAAAACCCAATATTACTAATACATTAAGGAGATATGAAAAATGATGAAACATCTGTTGAATGAAGCATATGCTACAACCAAGCGTATGACTGGCATCAATCCGCAATCACCCAATGGCTTCAAGCAAATGCTGGCTGACCAACATGCTTGGGGCATTTATATGAGGGGTCTGAATGAGGGACTGGATAATCCGGAAGATATCGAGTTCATGAATATGATGGGTGAAAATACTCGTGTGGCACTAATGGAAAATTCCATGTTCCAACTGAATCCATACGAAACTCTCACCATGCCTATTCTTCGTGTATTCGTTCCCAAATTTATCGCCAAAGAACTTGTAAATGTTATGCCGATTGATAAACCCGATGTTATTAAGGGCTTTATTCGTGCATCATTTAAGAAACACGGCGAATCAACATTTGGTCATTCATTCCCATCAACAACTGACATCTCTCGCGGTCCAGATGTCGGTATTACGGTTACTAAGAGTGCGAATGAAGGAACGACTGATGTTCTGGCTGAAGCATCACTGACTTCAACGAATTCCCATATCGAGAAAGATGTTGTCATTACGACAGTTGTTGATTCAACGGGTAATACTGCCACCGTATCAATTACTCCGAGTGTTGATGGTAACTTCTCTGAAGCTGTCACTGTTGCAGGACAATCAGATGTTATCTCTGGTCATTGGGATTTCTTGAATGGTACGCTTACTTGGTCATCCGCTGCAAGCGTGGTTACATCTGTTCGTTATCAAGCTATCTGTTCTCTCGAAGAAAATACGATTAATCCGACTGCTAAATTCGAAATCGACAAGATTCGATTTACAGTGATTGATCGTAGGATCTCTGCTGAATGGACGATTAATATGGAGCAAGACATCAAAGCTCTGTATGATATCCAGATTCAGAGTGAATTCGTAAATCTGATTGGTGAGCAGATTGCACTCGATATCGACAACGAAATTATCACCGCTCTATTTGCAACCAACGCTGCTTTGAATCCAGCTACTCATACCAAGACTTTCGATCTGAATCCACCTACGGATTTCCATTTTGGTCGGAAACAATGGTATGAAAACATTCTGGTTACATTGGGTCAACTGTCAGCACAGATTTATAATAGCTGTCTGATGGGTGCCGCCAATACTCTGGCTTGTAACCCGCTGGATGCAAGTATCTTCGAAGCACTGAATGGCTTCGCTTATACTGGTGATTCTGTTGCTGGTGGAGATGTTGGTTATCGAACTGCAACCGTGGCTGGTGGAAAATGGAAGATTCTGGTAAGCTCAATTGTTCCTTCAGGTTCGATTCTTGCTAAGTATAGAAGTGATGATCTTGCCCGTGCTGCATACGTTTATGCCCCATACGTTCCAGCGCTTTTGTCGCCCTACCCTCTTGGTTCGATTCCATCATTGACAGTAATGAGTCGCTATGCCACCAAAGTCATTCGTAACGAAGCTATTGGTAAACTGACCATTACTGACACTGCTTAATACCATTTTTACACTTTGATAGTGATCCAACCGCCATTATCGCTGTCATGCTCCATGCTCCATTCGTTCCACACCATTGGTTCTAATAGATGCCCGATCCAGGTTCTTGCCATTGTCTCCTGGTGAGGGCATCTATTAGCGTGTCTATAAATAATTATATATATTAAATAGTAGAAGCAATTGTTGTATCATTTTTTCATAAATGATATTTTATATTTTTAATTATTTTTTATTTGAAAGGGTATAATTATGTCTGGAGAATGGAAATGTGAAATGTGTGGCAAGAGTTATAAGAAGTATGGTGGATTATCAAAACATTTAAAATATTGTAAAAGCAATATTGAACATTTATTACATACTGATTATTATAAAAAATATATTAATCCAGATGCAAGATCAACTTGTCCAGTTTGTGAAGAAGAAGGAGTAACTACTGAACTTCATTTTAAAAACTTAAAAGATGGATACACAAATTATTGTAGAAAACATCTTGGACATGATAAAGAAAGAATGAAGAATATTAAGAAAACTTACGAAGAAAGATTTGAAGGTGGTCATCCATCAAAAGATCCAAACGTAAAAAATTTTAAATTTGGTGGTATTCAGAATCCTGCTAAAAATCCAGAATCAATAAAAAAACGCACTATTACAAGAGCAAAAAATATGGGTAAAATATCAACAAATATTTCAACATCATTAAAAAATAGTGATAAATTAAAAGAAGCACATAAACGAATGAAGAAAATATTATTAGAAAAATATGGTGTTGAAAATATAGGTCAACTACCACATGTAAAAGAAAAAATAAAAAAGACATTTGAAGAGAAATATGGGTGTCATGCATTTAGTCACTCAGATATAATAGAAAAAAGAAAACAAACTAATATAGAACGTTATGGTGTTGAACATCCGATGCAAAATGAGAAAATAAAACAGAAAGTTGAAGATATAAATATAAAACGCTATGGTGTCAAATCAACATTAATGGTTCCAGAAATTCAAGAAAAATGTAAAGAAACAATGATTGAAAGATATGGAGTAGATCATTATTCAAAAACAGATGAATTTAAAGATTGGTTTTCACAACATTATATCGATTTATTCAAAGATAAAACAATATCAACATTAGATGAACTTGGATTTGAAGTCGTTGATTATACTAAGACAACAGGATTATGTAAATTAAAATGCAAAAAGTGTGGAAATGAATTGGAAGAAAAACCAACTGAAATTATATATGGTGGTCGTATACATATATGCAAAATTTGTTATCCTAATCGTTTTGGACATATGCAATCAGAATTAACTGATTTTTGTAAAGAATATTTTGATGACGTAATTGAAAATGATAGATCGATACTTCCTGGTCGATATGAACTCGACATAGTAATTCCATCTATTAAATTAGCAATAGAATTTAATGGTTTATATTGGCATAGTGAATCAATGGGAAAAGATAAGAATTATCATGTTAATAAAACAAAAGAAGCAGAAGAAGTTGGATATCAACTGATTCATGTTTTTGAAGATGAGTGGACAAATAATAAAAATATTATTAAATCTATATTACTTAATAAGTTTGGTAAAACACCAAATAGATATTTCGCTCGTAAATTAGATATTAAAAATATTGATAAAAATAATGCTAAACGATTTTTGAATGGAAATCATTTACAACGGTATCATTATGGTGAACATTATGCATTATGTAATGATGATAAAATATTATGCATGTTAACAATGAGTAAACCAAGATTTAATAAAAAATATGAATGGGAAATTATAAGATTTTGTAATAAAATAAATTGTACTGTTGTCGGTGGTTTATCAAGATTATTAAAACATTTTAGTAAGTTAAATACTGGTTCTATTATAACATATGTAGATGCTCGATTTGGGAATGGTAGTGGTTACTTGAATGCTGGTTTTAAATTAAAAGGGAAAAGCGATCCAAATTATTTTTATATTAATAATTTTCAACGTGAATCAAGAATAAAATATCAAAAACATAAATTAAAAAATAAACTATTATTTTTTGATGAATCATTTACAGAATGGGAAAATATGCAGATTAATGGGTTTGATAGAGTATGGGATTGTGGAAACTTTATTTATTCAAGAACTTAATATAAAAAAGGAGGTACTCAGTGAAAACATTAATTTTTGCATTCATTATCTTTTTAATGTCATCTGTTCCACCAGTAGCTCAAACTGTTACATCGGTAACTCTCGAATGGGATAAAGTTGATGCTCCCGATTTAGAAGGTTATAAGATATATTATAATACAAGAGGTTCGGGTGAACCATATAATGGTAGTAATCTATTTGGAATGGTTTCACCAACTGGTTTAAAACAAGCTATAAATACTCAGTCACCATTAGATATAAAATTAACCAATCTTCAAAATCCAAATTTACCACAAATAAAACTTGGTGGACTTGAATCTGGAAAAACATATTGGTTTGTTGCAACAGCTTATGATGAACTTAATCTTGAAAGTAATTATTCAAATGAAGTTGATTTTCTTGCAAGTGTTACAATAACATCACCAGATAATATACAAATCGAAATTAACCCTATTACTGCTCCACAAGGAAATAATTAAAAATGGCAGACATTATATCTATTAAACCAGACTACGATATATCTATAATTATTCACAAAGATAGTGGTGGACAAAGAGTTAAAGGTCCATTAAGTAGAATATCAATTGGAAAATTGGTAAGAGATACATTGGCAGAAGAACAAGATATGGAGATAACAATAATTAAAAAATATAAAGAAAAAAATAAGGAGTAGTATGAGTGGAATTAAAATAATTAATAAGATTAGAATTATGAAGAAGTTTGGAACGATTGATGCTTCATTATCTGAAAGATATAAAATAATAGATGTAACATCAAATACACATCATCCATTTATAAAATTTTCTCCATTTTATCCGGATGATGGCCCAATTCCTGTTCCATTCTGGCCTGGAAAATTCTCAAAAACAGTAGAGGGAGTATGGCAGGGATTAAAAGTATTCAAAGACGATGGTGTAGATGAAAGCAAATTCAAAATATCTAATATGAAAAATTTAAAGAGGAAGGGTATACCTCTTGGTCATTTTCGAAATGATACACAATCGTTACTCAATTTATATTTAGCAAGAAAACTTATATATCTTCCATCATATAGATATAAGCTTGAACATTATTTATCTGAAGAAATAAAAATGTTAAAAGATATTGTATTTAATACACCAGTGATACTTCTCGATTTTTCAGTTAATGCAAGTCTAACTAATCACAAAGAACCATTATCTCATGCTCAATTAATAAAACATTATTTAGAAAACGAGTGGGAGAGTTTAAGATGACTGAACCAAGAATTATAAAAACAATGGGTCATTGTTACAATGGTACTGGTTGGGAAAAATGTTCATTTTATAAATTCAGTGAAGTTAAAAAAGTAGGAATGTGTAAACTATTTGGTGGAGTAAATGGTGTTGAAAAAAATTCTTCCGAATCATTAGTTTTATGCAATAAATTGTATGGCGAGCATTATGAAGGTAAACCTTAATAATCAAAATGGAGAAATGCATTATGAATGATGATTTTAATCGTCAAATGTGTGCCGCAAAAATGTGTGTATCATTATTAATTTTTATCACTATAATGCTTATGTGCAAATTTGCATTTGGTGGTACATACGCAATTGTTTGGAATAAAGAATCACGATCTATAAGCGATACTGTATTTCAGACAATTGATGGTAAACACACAATCGCTATTATTGGTAAAAAAACAACACAAAAAATGTTATTCGAATCATTGGGAACAGAAGAAGTCACCTTCATTCATAAAACAGATGATCAAGCAACTGTTCCCATAAAAAATCAAGAGTTTCATATTGTAGTATATAGTGATAGAATTGACATATTGAAAGGGTCATTTATATTAATTCTATCACTTGAATAAAGTCGATTTAAAACCGGGGGATATACGGATAATATCCCCCAGTTTTTTTGTTAGAATCGATATGATTTACCGTTAAGTATTCTTTTATAATGCTTAATTTGTTCTTCATCTATATCATATCGTCTATCAATTATAAACATAGCAATTAATTCATTAAATAATATAACTCCAACACATACAGCTATAGTTATAAACATTGGTCTGACAAGCATAAGAGATATGATATACAAGAACAAATGAGTATGAAATCTATTTGAAATATCTATGAATTTATCAATAGATATTTTAAATACTTTTTTCAACCGAATTCCCCATTTTAACGATCTGAAGACCGTAATCGCTTGAAAAATTGAAATGATAAATAACGCTTTAAGTATTTCCATAGCGATAACCATATTGATAATTTCTCCTTATATTTTTCTATTGGTATGGTTAATGCAATATCTCCAGTTTTTGAATTAATATACATTCTCACTTTTGGCAATACTATTTTATGATATATCACCCCTTTACTATCAATATATGATTCGTATACATATATATGCTTACAATGTTGACATTTATATATATATTCTCATCATTATTTCCTTTATACTTATATTTATAAGTTTTTCCATCAAAATACGTAATAGTCATATCTGCACTAAATAGACAATATAATAGTTTATTATCTTTGTCAAATAAACTATTGCAGCTAACACATCTTCTCATATTTTTTATAATATTTGCTTTTCTACGATCTATTAGAGAAAACAATATCACAAACAAAGGCATCATAAATATACCACAAGTAACATAGATTGAAGGAACATCAAGAAATCTCAGAAAATTTGGAATAATTATTGATGAAATTATCAATAAGCACAATATAATCATCTTGAATTCTTTACGATATAGATATTGCATAGCAAGCATTGCCATTATCATTCCATAAATAATCATATAAACACTATTTATAATCATCTGACTTATCATATCTTGTCTTCTCCTCATATCTCAATTCAAGATTACTGCTTATATCGCTACTAATCACAAATTCAGTCTTTGAAGATCTTGTAGACAATTGAACAGTATATCTATCAAATCGACGATTATAATCATATGGTATATCTTTTCCACATACATTACATGAAAATGACATATCAGAAGATTCTAAGAAATGCAATCTATTTACTTTTCCAGATCTTAAATTAATAATTCTGACAACATTCAATTTATATGAGTTTATTATTTCATGTAATGGTTTTCCGCATTTATTGCATACAGCATGAACTCTATCTTTACTTTTATGCTTTATACTAACATAAACTAAAAATACCATAACTATACAAAATCCAATAGATCCAATTAAATAATTGAAAAATAGTTTATAATTATTAGAACCAAACAGAAATATAATTATAAATATCCCAATTGTAAATAATACACATACATATGTTAACATTATATATTTTCTTGATCTAATATTATCGTATATATAATACACCATTAAGGAGGCATTATAAACCGATGCAATTATTCCGATCATCAATAATAATCCAATGACATTATACATAATATGATTCATAATTATCTACTCCTTATTAAGTTTTCTCCATCCAATACTGCAACATATAAAATATTCATCCATATTTTGGTCATAAATTACATCACCACATGATGTAGATCTCGATTCTTTATACCATTTAATTGATCTGTTCTTCCACCATTCTTGTTCAATATGATTAGTATCTGCAAATATTTTAGTAAATGTATATGGTGAAGATAATTTATCAGAGAGTTCTAATGTGGCAACATGTTCGTAATCATCTGGATTAAATTTTTTTATATCTTCAAATTCTCCAATCATTATCCGACTATCTGTAGCATGATATACTTTAAATTCTCTCATTATAATTCTTCCTCCTCATTATCATCATTCTCTTCAATTTCTTCGATATAATTTTTAATGGCTTCACCAAGACTACGATTAGAATCGGGTTCCATTTCTTCTTCATCATCTTCCATAAATTCATTACTCTCATCTATAGCCATTTCTATTTCCATACTTTTATCTTCACGATTTTCAATAATATCATCGAGACAATCAACCAACTCTTCTACAGTTTCTACAAACACATCATCATTATCATCATGATCATACATCTCAGATTCTTCAAGATTATCTGTATCTGATTCTACACTCATACGCTCATTTGCAGCACGAGCAAGAGAATCGTTAATTGGTACAAATTGATTGTCATAAGTTGGCTCAATATCAAATTCAGTTTCATATTCATTTGATTCTTTCATTTTTTTGTTAATAATATAACAAAAAATAAATGAACACACCAATAAAGAAATAAAAATCACACCAATAAACATATCAATTTCCATGATTCATCTCCTTTTCAAATAATTAATTTTTTATTTTTTTCTATCCCGATTAGTTATTATTTTAAATAATTCTACTGAACTGCCATACTCTTTATATCTAATAGATAATTCTAATAAATCATCATATGGATTATTTCCATCTATTATTATTCTTTTCTCACTTATATCTCCTTCTTCTTTTATTCTTATCTCCATATGAAATCCACCATCATGACTAACTGGTCCAAAACCAACATCTGTTTTACGACCATCTACAATAGCATCTACCCAAAAATTTCTTACACCACGACTCCATCCCATAATACTCTCCTATTTTAAATCATTGATAATATATCTTCTTCTGAAGCTGGATAGTAATCCCATACATCAACACCGACATTTAAAAAGTTTTTATTTGCTACAAATTGATCATGAATATGACCACATAAAAATTGTGTTTTTATATTTTTTACTGGATATTTGTATATATAAGCTGGATCATGTATTAATGTAACATTTAAACCATTCATTAATTTAAGATCTAATGATGTATGTACTGATTCGAATCCAAGATCAAGATAAAATTGTGGGTCTTTTACATCATGATTTCCAAGTATTAAATGAAATCGTCCATTCAGTTTATTGATTATTCTTTCATAAAATGGTCTATGTGATTTTGGTTTTAAAGAAAAATCACCAAGCATATAAACTTCAGTATCATTATTCATTATTCTTTTATTATGACAAGTTATAATATGCTTATCCATCTTATCAGTTGTTGGAAAATCTCTTAATCCTATATTTACTAAATGCTGATGACCAAAATGTTGATCTGCTGTAAAAAAACGCATTTGATTCTCCTTTCGTGTGGATGGATATTTAATTATACCCATCCACACATTGTGTTAAAATTTGAAGTTTATTTTAACTTCCCCGTGCTCGTCGATTGTAACACCTTTTTCTTCGAGAGCACGGAATGATGCCACCATGTCGATTGTATTTTGCTCGAATGGCTTCAGCCGCTCAATTTCCTCATTGAGCATATCGATTTCAGCATCTTTATTCTCAAGCTCTTCTATTTTCGGCTTAAGTTTTTCAAACGCTTCGAGTTTAGATTCGAGACTACGAACTTGATCTCTATACTTTGTGATGACTGTATTTAACTGAGCAAGTTCATCGATATATTCAGCATTCTTTTTACGAATGCTTTTTAAACTATTCAACTCTTGCCGAACTTTGATCAGTTCGCTTTCCATCTTTTCGGCATGGGCCACTTTTCCAAGAAGTCCAATCCCTATAAGTTCAGCAAGCTTGAGATTTTCATTCGATATAAATTTCCCATCTTCTTCCGATGATTCTTTGACATCATCTTCAGAAATGATGTCAATTTGCTCTTTTGGAATAGATGGTTCGGGTTTAAATTTTTCAAACCCATTATTTTCAAGCTTCCCAACCATTTTCTCATTATAGAATTTAATCGCTTCTTCGGTTAACACATAGTTGAAAGCTCTACCACTTTGAGTGGTGTCTCCAACTTCAATCATCCCTTTCTTTCGATAGGTATAAATGACGTTACCGACATGTTTTGAGTTATTAAACCCATCAATATTATGTAACACGTCGATCACGTCGAATTTATCTTCGATATCATACGTCTTACATATACGAAAAAACAACTCTTCGTATGTAAGATTCGGTTGAGATTCAGAATCAGAAGAAATTGATTCTTCATCAGTTTCTGAGCTAATGAAGACGCTTGGATTAGGGCCTTTACCTTGTTTAATCATTTTAATTTTCCCCGACATTTCTGCTTGTCGAAGAAAACCAAAAATGTTATCCGATTTCTTAAACCCCCTATTCATACCGATTTCATTTATCACAGGCTTTGTTATTTTTTTGTTTGATTGAATTAGTTCAGCCAAAATTTCTTCGAACTGTTTCTTGTTCATGCTTCTCTCCATTTTAACTCCTTTTTTGGTGGTGTGGTTGGTGGTGTAAAAATATAATAAACAATACTACTTAGAATTTAATATATATAATAAATAAATTATGTAACAATTGTCATAGTATTAAGATCTAAATAATTTATTTCTTTTTTACATACTAATATATATTTAATACAATTAAATGTTCCACCATTCCGCTTACCATTCCAAACAGCAAGAGCGATATCTGAATTATTAACCATCCATCTATTTCGTTTGTCCATCTTATAATGTTCATATCCTGGAGAAGAGACATATACAATTTTATCACATTGTTTTAATATAGAAAAATATTCTAACTGATGTCTATGTGACCATTTTATTTCTTGACCTTTAAATGGAACAGCAGCTATTAGTTCACAATTATATCCATTTTGTTTTAATTTTATAACAGCATTAGCAAACAATTGATCTGCTCCAATTGCCATTCCTGTTATAAAAGATACATCATTATATTTATCACACTTATCTTTACACCACTCAATCATCAATTCAAGAATCTTATATTCTATAGAAATATCTTTTTTATTTGTTAAGGACAAACTAAATGGATATAGTTCTCTATGTCCAGTAACCATACAATTCATATCAACCTCCATTAACGTCTTTAATTATATTAAGCACTTAGACGTTGTGCTTTAAAAGGAGAAACATTATGGTACACTCAATTCAATTTGTTGCATCAGTAAAATGTGGTAATCGATTTTTACAAGAAATGAAAAATGAAGATGGTCTTCATAATGTCTTCTTACCATTTGGTTCAGAATATCAGATATTTCTGAAAAATTTAAATACAAAAAAGGCAAATGTAAGAATTAATATTGATGGAGAAGATGTTCTTGATGGTAACTCTTTATTGGTTTATCCTAATGATCACTTTATCTTAGATGGATTCTTAAAAAGAAACATTGTAAAGAATAGATTTAAATTTATAGAAAAGACTGAAAAGATAAGTGATTATCGTGGAGACAAAATCGATGATGGGATAATTAGAATTGAATTTGCATATGAAGCTGAAGAGAAGAAAGAAATAGTACAAAAAGATCCCAATATTAAGATCAGTGTAGAACCACAGAAAATTGTAGAAGAGCATCATCATTATCATTATGATAATATACAGTTCTATCATGACCCTATATCATCCACAAATGCATCTGTTGGATTCGATTCAGTTCAAGCTACATACTCGGCAGATCAAACTAAAAGTGGAACGCTACAAGGAAATATTGTACTTGATTCTCTTCCAGAAAGTACTGTTGTAGCTGATTCACTTGATCAAAATCAGAATGGTATAACTACATATGGTTCATTGGTGAATAAAGAATTACAATATGGATATATTGGGAAATTAGAAGAACCACAAGTTATATTGATTAAATTAAAAGGAGATCTTGGTGTAAATACTGATGATAAAGAAATATTGGTTGAAGAACCAATTACCAAGAAAACAAAACTTAATTGTAATACTTGTGGTACGATATATAAACTTGGTGCAAAATATTGCTCTGAATGTGGAACTTATTTGCAAACTTGATTATATATATGAAATTATGAATCTGTTCGAAGAACAGTAGACTCAACTTGAGATAGTAAAAATATTTACAAGCTCAGAGTAGAGAGGACTGTCCTTTATAAATCAACAAAAAAATAATCGGGTCATTATCTCGTAATTGAGACATATGACCCGATTATTTTTACCCTCTATATGGAAAACGATTTGGAAGCATGAAACTTCCCATCTTTCTGCCAATCTTTCGTTGTGAATATCGAAGTATAGAGAATACGGGATCTGATGAATACTGCTTGACCCCGAAACTGCTTATTTTCGATTGTTCTTACTTCGAATTCTTCTCCATCATGAGTAACAGAATCATCTTTGCTCATGGTGAAATTGTCTTTGATGAATTCACGAACAACCCCTTTCGTTTGATCATCTTCAAACTTGGATGCAGAAATGTATTCTCGTTTTAGATCATTAAGAGAATTGATCTTTCGAATATTCAGAGATTTCCGATTGGCGGGTGCTTTCGGAGTTTCACCAAACTTCTTTCTATACTCCAACACCAATGATCCATATGCTTCACGTATCAACGGTTTCCAAATTGCTTTGAAATATGCAAAATTTGGTGAACGCTCTATGCCGACAACTGAACCATCCACGAGAATAATAGCACCGATTTGATTGTGAACCAATTCGAACTCTGCAACGAATTTATCCAATTCTTCTTCAAATTGGTCCATGTAATCTTCAAGATGCCCTCTTGCTCTTAACCCAAGTTTGGAATTGAACTTTTCGATTGGTTCCCATAATCGATTATATCCTCGTATATCACGGGTATTTAATGCTGGTTCAAACAGAGATTGTGGGAGTATCGAAAGCTTATGTTGTTCGCTTTTAAGATATCCCCCCGTAGATGACTGAATGCAACAAGCAGTCATAACATCTTTCGTTTCTTTTTTGTTCACCAAAGTAACGTGGGGAATTGCATGATCTTGACCCTGCCTCTTTTCCATATATGCAGAACCAAACGGGACGATTTGGACTTTATCTGATTTGTTCGTGAATTGAACAAATCCATAGTCCCTCGTTCCTACATATACATCAGTTGGAATAGCGAGATCTCCAAATTGAAGACTTGGATCATCAAGAATTAATGGGATAATTTGCATATATCCTACCGATTGAATGCGTCCAGGTCTTAATCCTTTCAGAATGTCTTTTATATTCACATTAACTGTCGTCATATCTATTCACCTCCTTCAATCATCCCTGAAATATATTTATCATAGATACCAATCAATCCAGCGCATACATCATGTTTCAAAACATCAATAAGTTGACGTTTCACCACATTGGCTGGATCAAATACGGGTACAGGTACGAGATCATCCGACATTTGACGTACCGATGTCGAGTCATTTGAAGCAACCGGATTCATATGTGAAATCGGAGTTTTATATCCGATCTTCTTCAATGCGCGTATGACTTCATTAACTCTTCCAGCGGGAGCATTTTCATATCCATCAGAAATGATGAATATTCCATCATATTCTTCATCTGATGTAACAATATTCACCAGTGGAGTTGCTATATCCGTATAACCTGTCGGTTTGTTATCGAATCGATACATGTTTCGACCAGATGTCAGAGCAATTGACTGCTTATTTGATGCTCTCCGTAATACTTCAATCATCGATTGACCAATACAATATGGTTTGAGTGCATTGGTGTCATCACCATATGATGATCGACTATCATCGAAAACAATTGCGATATTTTCATATGGAACAGATATAGATTCAGCGATTTTTTTCGCTTTTGTTCCAATCGCATTTTTGAGTTCATGGTCAAATCCCATTTCATGACCATATATGAATAAATCGACAATACCTTGAGCATATGGGTTGAATGAAACAGTCGTACCTGCTTTTGCAGCCGATTTCTGAGTTAACCGTCTCTCAGTATTTGTCATTGACCGTTTATCTGACGCAACGAGATTCAAGAAATCTTTTCGATTCACTGATTCATGATGATATGTTGCCCATATACCTTCAAGAGTGGTTTTAGGTAAACCTTTTCCGGCAGCGATATCGTCTTTCGCATCATGGAATTTTTTATGAATCGGTAACTTTCTCCGATCATTACCCAATGAGAAAGAAATCGATTCATATAATTTCGGTCTATCTATACCATTAGCAACATGCCTGCCAATAGCAGATTTCAGAATTTCTTTTTCTTTTTGCTCAAGTGTTCTGAAATCATCTTTATTGAGTATACCACGAAGCGCATTTGCCATCGATGATCCAACACCATGAGTTATTACTTCACTCATTTTTTTTCGATATTTCACAGATAGAAAATCAATACCTTTTTGATTCAGTAACCATCTCAACATATACGAATGCGTTCTTGCGTTATTGATTCTTCTTCCTTTTAAATCATTGACCATGAATCGAAAAATTCTTGCCGTATTCTGAATAGACATGGTTGCACGATCAATAATTTTAGTTTCTGTCTTTTGATCCAGAATTGATTCGGGGAATGCTGTCCAATTATTAGACAAACATACAAAGATCATTTTCTGAATTGCAAAATCAGTGCATCCACCCATCAAATGAAGCATAGCATAAACACCTCGATCCATGGCGAATACGTCTTTATGCACTCTCATAATTTGAGCTTCCATATCTTCTTTATCAAGATAATGGGTTGCTCTCCCGGTAGACACGGCGATAAGATTCATCAAAGAGTTAACCTTGATCTGTAGATCAGCCATATCAGTTCTCTCTTTCAACTGATCAAGTCTGCGTTGGAATGCAATTCGTTGTGGTGTTGCCGGAACTGTTTGTTCACGCAGTACAATCTCATTCATAATAACACTCCTATAAGTATAATGTGGTTAAATTGGTGGCAGGGGAAGGATTTGAACCTTCAATCTCCAGAATATGAATCTGACGAGTTACCTTTAACTGTAATGATTTAAAAGTCTCAAATTAAATCTGAGTAAATACTAAATCATAGTTGTTATTTTTTTCAACCCTGCCACAAAATATGTAAAATAAATTTAAGAATTATATATTCCAGCTACTAATAATGGAATCATTATTTCATGGTGTCCAATAAAAGAATACCCTCTTCCATTACCATTAGCAACTGGTCTTTCTACAACATTTTTTATTTGACGATAATGTTCGATCATATCGAAATTTGCAACTGTAAAATTACTTAATTCCCCTATATTTCTTGATATGGATACTGCTTTTAGAAAAACTTCTGGCAATATTACAGCACTTCCGAAATTAATTAATACTCCACCGTCATGTAATTTTGATACAGAATTTACAAATATTCTAAAATCTCTCATACTTGCATCACCAATTGCAGATCCATCACATTTTGGATACTGATGAACAATATCTGTACCAATAGCGACATGTATAGTATATGGTACATCACGCCTATAACATTCACGTACAAGACTATCAAATTTTAATCTACGTTGATTAAGTAAATCACCAACACTTTCCCCATAACCAGTATCAGTTACTTTAGCTATAGATGCTGATGTATTTAAAAACTCTGATGTTTGTCTGTTCATTCCAAATGTACCATCGCATATATTATCATCAACACATTCTGATGTTCTACCATAAACTGATAGTTCATAATCATGAATGACAGCAGATGTAGTTGATGCAATATGTGTTACATATCCATCTTTAACTAACTGACACAATAGTCTACTACAACCAGATTTTATTACATGTCCACCAATCATCAGTATTATTTGTTTTCTGAACGTTTTAGCATTCTTTATAAAATGTATCAAATCTAATAAATTTTTAGATTTTAATAATTGTGGTAATCCTTTCATGAATTGATACATTGACTGATCTCTATATGTATTCAATGCTGAATCTACATAATCCATTTTATATTTTATATCTTCAGTCTCTTTTAATTTTAATTTACTCAAATCAATTTCTTCATATTTGCTCATAGAATTCTCCATAAAAGTGTAAAAAAATTTATAGGGAAATGGGCGGTTACTATTCAACCGCCCGAAGTCACCACCGATTATAGCATCAACTGGAACATAATTGTTCCATCAGCTACGGTGCTGGCAGGAACTAAGCCCAACACGATTTCATTAGCCAGTCTTTAATGAATCGTTTTAACAGGCTTGGAAATTTGGCGGGGGAGATCGGAATCGAACCGATTAAGCACCTTTACATGGCGTTGAGGGACCAACCCTCTTTTTCATTTTCTGTAATGAATCATGAGTCTTCCCGTAGGAAGTAGAGAACAATTCATTTTTTTATGATTTTGCTCTCCCCCGAAAAAGATTGATGGAGTAATCGAAATATCATGGTTTATGTAACTGATTTCAAGTCAGTCGCCTCATCCATTTGGGCTATATTCCAGTTTGGGCGGAATAGTGGGAGTCGAACCCACAATACTACTGTAATGATATTTCAGTCTCCATCAAAGATGGATTGGGTGTAAATATGAAATAATATTTTTATGAATAATGGGAGTTGAACCCATGACTCTCGGCGTTTCAGGCCAATGCTCTTCCCAACTGAGCTATATTCTGTAATTATTTCAAAGTTCACCCAAAAAAGAAAGGAACAGTAATTAAAAAATCATTTTGGTAATGTAATATGATATAAAACCATATCAACGATTTTCATGTTTCGTTTTCACTGTAATGATTTTTAAGTCTGTTCCGAAAATGGAATGGGTAGTAATCTTAAAATCATGGTATATAAAAGAATCGGAATTGAACCGATGACTTTCTGCTTAAAAGGCAGAAGCTCTATCGACTGAGCTATCTTAATACTGTAATGATTTTAAAGTCTACCCAAAAAAACGTATTTTTTAATTTCTACGAATTTGTCCTATTCATAAAAATTTAAATTTGAAAAAATTAATGGTGCGTTATCACTATATAACAATGGGTTAATTCCCATAACAGTAATCCACTAAATGGATTCTACTGTCGTCGCATCGCGACTGTTGCAATAGCAATAACGCACCACATGTAACTATAAAATCATCAAATGATTCTTATAGTTACTATTTAATATATATAATGAATTGCTAAATTCAGGACAAATCTTAAATTAAATGGAGAATATCGTATGACTTATATATCACAAGAGTATATTGCTGAATCTTTTCTTGATGATTTAATATTTAACGATATTTATATTGAATCATCTTCATCAATGAATGAATTTAAAAATTTTATTCAATCTATATTTGATATGGGTAAAAGAGTCGGTGTTAATATAAAAGAATTCTATATTAAAGTAAAGCAGATTGCATATAAAACTGCAAAAACAGTAATAAAATATGTAAATATAAATAAGCTTGAAAATGCAGTTAATGAAATAAATAATAGATTTATGGAAATAATTAATAATTTATCTATAACTGAAAAAGTAGTTTATTCTATCGTGTTTATATTATTTTTATCAATAATACTATTTTATATAATATTTTATACCAATTTATTGGGTCTAACTATTATATTATCAATATTATTATATCCTTTATTCAAACTTATAAAAAAATTATATAGATTTATGAAACCTTTAAATAATAAAGACGATGAATTATTCAATGAATTAAGTGAAGAATTAGATATAAACAAAAACAAAGTTGTAAATCATCTAAAAAATAATAAATTAAAAAAATTAAGTTCAGAAATAAGAAAACCTGAATCTGAAAATTCAAAAGAATCTTCGTTTGTAACCGTATTTTTAAAATCAACATTTGATTTTATAAAACAATGATAAGGTACTTGTTGTAGGACAAACTATAAATTTTTATATTACATGGATATATCAACTCATATTTAAACACTTTGGAGGATATTAATTATGTCATTCGAGCTTATTAATCAAATACTTGAATCTGAGGGCGAGAGGCGTGTTTATACAGAAAATACTGATGCTTTCATCGTTCATGATCATGCTTTCACTGAAGATTCAGAAATATTCGCGGATATCGATGAATTGATAGAAAATGCAATGTATGAATCTATTCGAGATATTATCTACTCTACTGAAAACATCGAAGCAGATGAAAAAATCAGACATTTACAATTAGTTGAAAATACAGTATTCGAAGAAGATCAAGTTAGATTTTATATGGATGAAACAATTTCTCCGATTTTATCCATTCTCGAAGATACATTAATCGATGGTTCAATGGAAAATAAATTTCCTGTAAGCATGGTAACTTACGAAACAGCGCTTACCATGTATTTACATAATAACGGAGAACTTGAACCATTAGATGAAGATGATGATTACGTAACGACTACAGGATTATATGAAGAGATTATAGGAAATGCAAATAAAGAATATGATAAAAAAGATAATATTCTTGCAAGTTATATTAATGAAATCTTTGAAAGATATGATATCTATGACGAAGATGTAAAACGAGTTATTGTTGATGAAGCATCCTATTGTCTTGAACATGCTGGAATAGAATATTTAATGGGTGATATAAACGAAATCGCCCATATTATTTCAAGTTACAATAAATATGCTGAAAATAATAACGAGCCTCTTGCTGGTACTCTATTTTTAGAAATTGATACTTTAATCACGGAAAAAAAGGAAAAAGATAAAAAAGTATCTATTAAAAAACGAATGGCTCATGCGTATACTTCTGCAAAAGAAGCTGGTAACACTAAACTAAGTGATATGAAGAAAAAACTTGGCAAAACGAGAATTGGTGCTAATGTAAAATATATGATCAATAAAAATAAACAAGAAAGACTTGCCAAAAAAGCTGCAAAATCACAACGAGCAGCAAGCAAAGCAGCAAAAAAACAAGGAGAAAAAGGATTTAAAGCAGTTGCCAGGAATCTCTATAAAAAACCAATGGGAGTAAAATCTAAAATTGCTGCTGGTGTTGTTAGTGTTGCTGCTTTAGCAACTGCTGGAGGAATGGCGTATAAAAAATACAAAAACAAACAATGCGGTGGCTTATCTGGTGATGAACTTAAGAAATGTAAGAAATCTGCGTCTGGCAAAGCAATCGGCGTACTCAATTCCCAAAAGTCAGCATGTTCAAAAGCTAAAAATCCAGATAAATGTCGTGCTTCATTGGATAAAGAAATTAATAAATGGAAAGCGAGAGCTGCTTCTTATTAATTTATAGATTCAGATCCATTATCCCGAAATAACATATCTCTGCATTAATCTCCTTTCAACATAGGGAGTTGGGCTTTATTGCTCAACTCCCTATTTTTTAGGATTAAAAATAGTTATATTATATCAAATATAAGGAAAAATAACAATGAAGTTTGTATCAGAACAATATATAACTGAAAAATTAGAAGTTGTAGATCAAAGTAAGCAACATGATCTTATTAGATATACAGCTTTACCATATAAATATAATCCAGAAGAAAATCAAATTAAGAAAGCTCTGAAAAATGATCATGATCATATAAGTTATATGTATGGTTCAATGTTACCAGATAAAATGAGAGCAACAAGTAATGATGATTTTTATGTAAAAAGCAGAAGACAAGATGTAAGTGCTACAATAAATAAAGGAATGATATCTCCAGAGTTCACATCTGGTATAAAAGATGCAGCAAGACCAGAAGGAAAAAATAAACAATTTCAAAAAATATATAATAAACAACAACATAAGCAACGGGAGAATATTGATTAATGCCATATCCCGAACATCCAAATACAAAAATTATAAGAAATGAATATTATAAAAGTGGTTTAACTGAATTAAAGATATGGAATCATTATCAAAGAAATAAAAATAAAATAATAGAATATATAAATAATAAATATGTGATGCTATTTATAATTCCAGAAATGAATAAATATATAATAAGAAGAAAGATAGATGGTAAACCATTTACACTCAATAAAAACAATTTTGATTTAGTAATGACAGGTAGAACTATATCTATAGCAGTTGAACAAAGTAATAGAACTGATAGATTAATAATAGATATAGATCCTCCAAAAAGTAATATAAACGAAAACAGTCTTAAAGAAGCAATTGGAGATATATTATCATCTTCATCAATTCATAATGTTTTATTTAATAAAGTTTATTGTACTGGAAGAGGATACCATATACACTTTGTATTAAAAAATAAAATAAATATATCTGATGGTAAAGAATTATTATTATCTGAACTAAGAAAATTTGAAGACAAATATGATATAAATAAAAAATCATCATCGAGAATAAATTTAGATTTATCTGTAATGAATAATAAATCGGTATACGTAGTACCTTATTCTTTAAATAGAAATGGTTTAATATGTATGGATATAACTAATAGATGGTTAACATTTAAACGTGTTGATTCCAGATTAATCTGAAGGGATTATAAAAATGTCTCATAAAATTTATTGCTCTGAATTAAATCACTTCTTCAATTCTTATTGGAAAACTAATTCAGAATTCGCTGCAACCATTATAAATATGCCTGAAGTAGAAGACGATAGTGAAATAGTAAGTGGATCATTTATAGAAATGTTATTCTCTACAACATTTAATTATGATGATTATGAATATATGTTTAAGAATGTGGAAGCAAGCACTTTCCAAAAAAATATAAGAGATCGATTATTATTATCATCATCATTAATAAAATGCTATATATGTGCGAGTGAACAAGATTATACAGATAATTTAATATTATACAATATATTCAATATATCAGATGATGATTTATTGTTATTAGATAAATTATATGAATATAGAACTGATTCTACATGTGATATATCTGAAATAACATATACATTGTTATCAACAAAACTATCCAAACTTATTTATATATATTTAGATCTTGTTTTAAATAATAACTATACGTATTTAAATGCAGAGACAATAATTAGTTCTAATGAAAATAATTTAGAAAATCTATTTGAATTATATGTAATAAATGAAGCACATAAAATAATATCAGTATGGGAAACAATAATAGATACTGGTGTTCTTGAATTAAGACCAATATCTACTATTGTAACCGTAACTGATGAAATGATAACTGATAGTGAGATACAATTAGAAAACGAAGTATATCAAAATGAATTAGATCTATTTATAAATGGTAATTTAATCAATGATTCAGACTTCAATATAGAAAATCAAAATACAATAACTTGGTCAGATCTATCTATAAGCGAAAATGATATAGCAGTTATAAAATATTTGACAAGAGTTAATGTTGACGATACTGGAATATTACCATCTGAAATTAATATAGAACCAATTGGTGATGATTTGGAATGGTTAGATGGCGGAGGGGGTGTTTATTAATGGCTGATCATGAGAGGATAGATCTATTTCTAAACATATTAAATCTATTAAAAGATGGATCTGGAACTTACTCAAATATAGACAGTAATTTTAAACAAGTATGTTTGGCTGAAAAAGATAAAGTTACAGATTTTTTTAAAGCAATAATAGATCAACCCGCGTTTATGTCGAATGATCATAAACGATTAAGAAAGTTTTTAATAGATTGGTATGCTTCAAATAGAGCACTGGTAACTCAAGGTAGTGGATGTACAGATCCATATAATTTATCATCTGAAGAATTGAATGAACTTATAAGAAGTTTTGGTTTCCCTTATCCAGAAAAAATATTATATGATATAGATCAAAATAATAATAGAAAAGCACAATTCATATTAGATTGTGTTGATTTATATCATAAAAAAGGAACACCAGAATCTATAGTTACATCGTTGCAAACATATTTTGGTGTTTCGAGTATAGTTCTTAATGAGTGGTGGATACATCGAAATGCATTGGGTTTATTTGTAGCAAGATCTAAACCTATTTATCCAAGAAATTCAGCAGCAAGTACAATTGATATACCATATTCATCATTTGTATCAAATGATCCATTATGGCAATTATCAGAAACTGAATTAGATACAGCATACGAAAACAATATAATATCTCTACCTTCAATAACACCATATATATCTCTACAATCATTAGATGATACCACTAACCCAACTTTAACAGCATCATTAGCAATAATCGCAAGAGAATGTCAAGAGGCATATTATTATTGGTTATCGGAAGGAACTTTAGATAGACAAATTGGTCTTACCGGATTTACAAATGATTACTCTATATTAGAAATATTTTTAGCATTTGCATATCTATTCAACTCGGATGCTTCTTCAAGTGATGAAAATTTTGTATTTTATAATGGTGATTATGCACCATTAGATAGTACAGCATCTTATGATAACATAGTTGATGTCGAATATAGTTTAATAATAGATGAGTATAATAATTTATCTGGAAGACCAACATCTAAAACACAAAGAGATTATTTCTACGAAGAAAGAAGATCAAAATTTACTGGATCAACTGATCCAAATGTAAATTTTATAATAACATTATTGTCAGATCCAGGTACATATCTTGAAAATATAAATTCCAGTTTCAAAGATCTTATAGATTCAAAAATACTTATAGATTCACGAGAAACTGTATTGGAACGAATGCTATTAAATATAGAATACCATTTAATGGAAAACTTAAGTATATTAACAAACCCAATAACTTATAAGCTTCTCGGTTATCCATTAAGAGCATCTTTAAAAGAAGTATTAAATTTCTTTAAACCATATAGAGTTAGAATTAAAGATTTCTCTGGTATGTTAATATTCGATGATCCTGTGGACGATTCAGCAATAGCTGAAGATCTTTTATATACGGCACTTACTTTAACATTTTTTGATAAAGGTACATATGCTTTTGATGATGCATTAGTTACAGATAATTGTGATGCACCCGTACTTAGTGTTGGATTTAATGAATATATAACAAATGGACCATTGGACTCAATACAGTTACATGATAATTTCGAAATAGAAGAAGTTGTTTAATTATAGTCTGAGTTAATAGAAGAGGGGGTATTTTAAATGGGCGTTATTCCGATAACAATAAAAGATTATCAGAGAAAATCTCTTGGCGATAAAGTAAATATGCAACCACGATTAAATAGAGTTACAATTCATGAAAAAAAAGTTGGAGATAATAAATTATATCTTGTAACAAAATCAAATAACTTAATTATATATCGAGGAAGAAGTTGGCTTGCTCAAAGGGCTATAAATAAAGATATTGGAAATAGATCGTGGAAAGATAGATATATCAGTTGGTTAGGTCTTGGAACAGGTGGTGCTGTAGTTGGAGATCCACTTACACCAACATCACCAGATCTATCAGATGTATGGTTGGATACTCAAGTAGATGTTGGTGCTGGTTCTAATTATGTATCTGTTAATTGTAATGGTGGAGTTAGACAATTTAGAGCATTCGATGCGAATTATCCCCAATTCGTAGCTGATCCAGATATTAATAATTCGACAATCGATCAAACATGTACTGCTGTAGATCCAATTGATACAAATACATATGGATGTGACAAATTTCTTCTTGTAAAAATTGTTACTACTATCGGTGTTACTGAATATAATGGAGGTAATGACGTTGGGGATTATTTAGATCTATCTGAGGCAGGACTCTTCGTATCACCAAGTAATAGTCTTGCATATGGATTTAGTCAAGATGATATGAGTTTATTTGCAAGAGTATGTTTTTCTAGCGTGCGTAAAGACTCCAGCCGCAGCCTCATTATAACCTGGAATATTTACTTCTAATATAAGATTATCATAATACAACTGTAGTTATTTTATTTGAATAAATTATCATAGGACATATTCTTATATAATAAATCAAAATAGGAGAATGTTACTATGATAATTTGTCAAATCTGCAACAAAAAATTTGAACGTTTAATTTCTTTAAGTTATCACCTAATTACCCATAAAGATATATCTGTAAAAGAGTATTATGATAAATATCTAAAAGAAGATGGTGGTGATTTATGTAAATATTGTAAAAAAGAAAAAACACGATTTAAAAGTATTATTGTAGGTTATACACCATATTGTAGTAGTGAATGTTGGAGTATGGATAATCATGGTGTGGAATATTATGGATTAACAAAATCTAAAAAGATGTTTGCAGAAGCATATAAAGGTAAAATTGAATTAAGAGTATTTACTAAAGATGAAAAAACTTGTCAATTATGTGGTAAGCACTTCAATAAAATAATTGGTATATCCAAACATTTAAGGGCGTGTGTAAAAAATATTGATCATATAAATACACAACAATATTATGATAAATATTTAAGAAAATCTAAAGATGAAGGTATATGTTTAAATTGTAAAATAAATAAGACTAAGTTTAGAGGATTACAAATAGGATATGCATCTTTTTGTGGGAAAAAATGTGGAACTGAAGGGAGATTAAAAGGATTTAAATCAAAAAACACACAACATTGTACAACAAAGATTGATCCAATTAATTGTAAACTATGCGAAAAAGAACTTAGAAATTTAAAATCAATAATAGCACACTTACGATTCTGCAAACAAAATAATGAAAATTTAAATGCAATAAAATATTATGAAAGATATTTAAGAAAACAAGATGAAGGATATTGTATTATTTGTAATAGACCAACAAAACTTAAAAGTATAACAGATGGATACAATAGATACTGTTCACCAAGATGTGGTAATGTAAAAACAGTTGATTATTATAAAGAAAAATATCCATTATTTTGTAAAGTAGAAAAAATAAGAAATAATAATAAATATAAAGGACATTGTGGAATACAAGTAAGATGTAAACAATGTAAAAAATGGTTTGTTCCAAATAAACACGCTTTAAGTGAACGAATTGGAACCATAGAAGGGTTATCAGAAAAAACTGGATTAATGTCAGAAAATAATTTTTATTGTTCAGATGAATGTAAACAATCTTGCTCAGTATTTGGATTAAGATCAGATTCAATGATTTTATCTGATATTCCATATACAGATAACGAACTTTATATATGGCGAAAAGAAGTATTTAAAAGACAAATAGAAGAAGATAGATATAATAGTTGTGAAATATGTGGAGAAACAACTGATCTACATTGTCATCACGAAAAACCAATTAAAACACACCCCCATCTATCATTAGATCCAGATAATGGAATTATTTTATGTAAAGATTGTCATTATAAAAATGGTCATACTGGAAAATGTTCTACTAAACATATAGCACATAAAATATGCTATTAATAAGGAGAATTTATGAAGTCAAGTCAATTTGGATCAACTGGAGAAGAAGTAACTATGCTCCAATTAAATCTTAAGAGATTAGGATATGATATAGTTATTGATGGTATATTTGGACCTCGTACCGAAGAAACAGTTAAATTATTTCAAAAAGAAAATCATTTAACTATAGATGGTATAGTTGGAGATATAACTAATAATCTCTTATTGCATAAAGTAAATCAAATAAACATTAAGAAAAATATAACTGAAATATGGGATAAAATGACAGAAGAAAAAATAAATAAATTGCATCCAAAAATAAAAAATGATGTAAAGTTATTTATAGTAAATATGGATAGAGAGCACGATATAAAATTAAGAATAACTTCTGGATTCAGATCTATTCAAGAACAAGATATTCTATACAGTTATGGTCGAACACGACCTGGAGATATAATCACCTATTTATCCGGTGGAAACAGTTATCATAATTATGGTCTTGCATTTGATGTTGTAGAAATAAAAGACAATGATGCACTTTGGGAAAATGAAAATTGGGATAAAATAGGTAGAATTGGTAAACTTTTTGATTTTAAATGGGGAGGTGATTTCGCACAATTTAAAGATAGACCACATTTCCATAAATCTTACAATTATAATACTAAATCATTAAAAGGATTAGTTGATAATGGTAAAATAGACGATGATGGGTATGTAATAATTTAAACAAAAAAAGAAAGAGAGAAAATGAAAAGAGTATTATTATTTTCAACATTAGCATTAATTTTATTATTAACATACAACGTTTGTATAGCATTAACGGGCGGTGAATATATCAGAATTGAAAAAGGTTTCTTCTTTGAAATGGATGGTAGATATTACTATTTTCCACAAGAAATAGAAATTGATCAAACTGCATTTTGGGAAACTGGTGGGTATGAAGGCGAAGATCCTAATGGAGATGATACAGATCCACCCCCTCCGCCACCTCCGCCTCCACAACCAACACCATCTAAAGATAATGCATTTAATTCATGTATGACGTGTCATAGCGATAAAGACGAAGCTAAATTCAAATTCGAAAATTGGAAAACTACACTTCATACAAAACATCGTGAGAAAAAAATAGAATGCATTAAATGTCATAAGCTTGATTAATTTATTTTAATTTGGCTGTAAGCTATTATGGATTTTTCAAACAAAAAAGTCCCATCCAGCTTACAGCCAATTATTTAATAATTAATATATATAGTCAATTACAAAATTGTATTGGAACCATGAACTACTCTCAACATATTATTTTGCTTTAAAAATTCACTACAATCATTATTTTCAATATCTAAAACCAAACCATAAATATCATATATATATTTAAATGTTGTATCTATATAATTGAATGGATCAATTATAAAAACTTTACAATCTTTTAATGCATATAATGCAGTTTCAATATCTGGATAAATTCTATCCAAACCCATACTACTGAATAAAGATACTATTTCGATTTCATCATTAAACATATTTATATATTTTTCATATATAACTTCTATTATATCTTTATCGGTAAGTATATGTATACACTTATCATTAACCCCATTGACATGTTGTATTAAATCAACTGGATCAAGATATATATCATAATCATGTAATCCATACAATATTTGTATTATTCTTTCAAACTGTTCACTTATAATATTATTTATAAACTTTAATGATTTATTATCTTTTGGAGACAATACAAGTAATTCAATTGTATGATCATCATCTTTAACAATAATAGTTATACCTTTAATTAATTTAACTCCTAATCTTTTTGCATAATTTATTATATTTATTTTTAGATAACTTTTATCATATATAATCAACCAGTTCGGAGGATTGCATGGGATTCAAAAAGATGGGCCGCAGCCTGGATTTCGCCGATTTCGCACTCTCCAGCTCCCTGGAAGCCAACCGCAGCGTTAAACTGATGGAAAAAATCTTGGCT